GTGTTTAACTGGAAAGTAGAGAGTCTGGTTTTCTACTTCAGTAAATTTTATTCCAGCTTCTGCTAAAGAATCTTTGATGCTGGAAAAAACATGATCACAGTCAATAAACTGCCTTTGTCTACGATTGAAAAAACATCGATAGATCACTGGTTCGTCACTCATTTGTTTTCGTACTACCCTTCTCGTGCCGCGGCACGTATGGACAATTGGAACATTGATTTCCGCAGCAAGATCCGCGGGAAAGTAAAAATTCCTTACTTAATTTCACAGCCTTGTGGTCCACAAGCAATCTCTCCAGCTAGGTTGGTGTTATCCTGAGTTTCCCTGATCTTGGTTAGATCAATAGCTGTGAGAGACTTGGATAGCTTTTCAAAGGTCTTTTTGTCGCAATCTTCGAATGGAGCTTGTACGTAGGTACCACCATCGTAAGGAAGAACAGCAATTCCATTGTAATGCTCTCGATTCTTCCACATCCAGGATCCAACAGAGTCCCATTCATCGTCCTTGACACTAATGGTGCAACTTACGTTGTGTCCATTAACTCCAGTTCTGTGACCAGGCTTAACCCAGGAAGTGGCAAAGTGTTTGACCCGTGCCAATGTTTCAAGGGCAGCTTCATGTCGCAGAATAGCCCCTTCTGGAGCCTTCTGAGGAATAGTGATTACCGCGGTGTTCAGTGGATCGAACGACTCATCTTCTACAAGCTCTGGATGATGCCTCAACAAGTACTTATAGATGGCTTCGTTCTTGTTAACACGAATTCGTCGAAGGTAGAAATAATTGTGCCAAGCGTGAATTCCAGATGACGTTCCCAATGTCAAACTAGTGGTACCGGCTGGCTTAACACAACAGCATCGAGCAGCTGGGTTAATTCCAATTAGCTTGGCTACTCGTGCATTTTCTTGAGTTACTACATTGGCTGCCTCTGTGGTATCCAAGCTCAAGACATTGCCAGAGCAAATGCCTGTCATTGACACACCAATCAACGCATCTTTCTCACAGGTTTCTTGCCATTCATCACGCAAGTAGTGGAAATCAGTGTAGCCGGCCTGCAGTGTACCAATGAACGAAGCTGCCCGAGCAGCATTGTTTAGGTCTTCCTGAGTTTCAATACACCCTGCGTTGATCTCAGTCAGGTTGCACATTTGGAATGGACGGAGACCAATTTCTACGCAGGGATTAGTTCCCCAGCTCGCATCATTGGTAAAATAGATTCCTGGTTCCCCGGATCCAGAGTTCTTGACGACTTCCCAAAAGTCATCGAAGTCCTCTTTCTTGGCCCGAGACCGAACAAAAACAGCAGAATTGTTGGCACGTCCTCGCCATGGTGCTTTTTCCCACCAAGCTCCTGACTTACAAAACAGCATTTCCTTATCGTCTTTGGAGAACAGGGAGATCAAAGCGGCTCGTCGAATACCACCAGCCAGAACAGCATCTGCGATTAGGCAGATAATGTCATGTACTTCAATTGGCTTCAGCTTTGTTCCAGGACCACGCTCCTGGATAGCATTTTCAAGAATACTCTTGATATGCGTGAGGCATAATCGTAGAGGTTCGGGACCAGGAGCCTTACCACCACTTGTGACAAGCTGCGTACCCTTAGAGCGAATGTCGCTGAAGTCGAAATCGATTTCTGGTTTGGAGTAGAAATATGATTCTACCAGTACCTTTACAGCGTCAGCCCAACCCTCAATAGAATCGCCTACAAGATACCTCTTAGCCCGTTTACGTCCTTCAGGTCGTAGAGGACCCATGACAGGAGGAAGACGGCGTACGTGGGCTTTCTGGACCGAGAAACCTACACCAGTGCCACCTAGCAAGAGAAACATAATCTCGGCAAAAGCATCTGGTGAGTCCGCGGGTAAGAATGAGCAGTTATAGATCCGAGCAGGATTAACCTCAATCGGCTTACCAGCAAACTGCATGGATCGCATCGACGGAAGAACTTTCTTCTCGTAGACAAACTTGTATGCTTCCTCAATCTCATCGGAGATCTCAGGGTATTTTCGCTGGTGCATCTCTTTGTTGCTAGTTACCAGCTCTTCCCAAGTTTCACGCCTACGCTTGTTTGGAAGATACCGAGAATATTTCATCCAGACTGTGATATCGGAGAGAATCTGATTTGATACGTCAGACATTTAAGCAATTTTCTTTACGTGGGAAATGATGGAAGAAACTTTTCGTGAATCGATATTCAATTCTTTGGCTATTTGGGTGCGTGTCCACTCGTGAACAAAGAAATACATAGCCACCTTGTACTCAGTAGGGTTTAGTTTAGCTTCCAGCTCTTCAATCTTGGCGTGGTAGCTTCTAACTTGGTGTACATCAGCGGTGTGGTAATTCAACTCATCCCGGGAGGTTTGTCGAAAGCGGTGACGGTTTTCCCTGGATCGCTCAGCATTATGACCACCAATAACCATGCGGGCGAATTGCTCGTGAATTTCCATAGATACATCTGGATCTTGTGAGCAACAGCGAATGTACCCCTCAGCTAAAGCGGTATCATAAGCATCGCCTGTTTTTGGCGACCTGGTAGTCTCGGAGAACTTTTGACGAATGAAGGACTCATGTATTTCGTAGAAAGAGTCCCAATTGCCGAATTGTTTGTTAATTTCCTGCAGAAGAGTCACAAAATAGCACCCAAAGCTAGAGTTTAGAGAAAAATGGAGAAAATACAGAAATTTCTCGGTTTCTTGTAGATTTGCTCGTCTAAGGGCGTACTAACAAGTAGAGGCCCGGCTTTTATGGCATTTTGTGGGATTTTCCTACATTATACCGAACTGCGGAAAATAAGTCAACTAGTTTTCAAGAAAATTCCCAAAATTGGTCAAACCGACCCGAACTCTACGCTCTGGGAATTATTCACAGCCTGGCACTTATGTTACGAGCAGCTAAACCCTCAGGGGATCATCCTTTGAGGGTTTTTTCTTTAAAATTCTCTAATATTCCGTTTTCTGCTTGACCTAATATCTACCGATTGGTATAATGTTAGCGTCCATCTCTACTTTGGACAGTCACAAGTATCTTACCAGTGACTATCTGCCCGCTCAAAAGGGTCGTGAGTAAGATTGAGGAAAACAGTGCTGGTGGTAATCAGAACCCAGCCAACCCCTACGGGAGTAACCCGGTGACACCTGTTGATATGGTGTTTTCCAAGAGAGTTTTACGGTGCTCTAACACCTTTTTTATGACCATGGGACGAACGTCTTATCTAATGGTCATCCGGTATTGCTTTGCAATCGTAAGGTTGCCTGGCAAGCCTAGCTTTTAACAAAAGCCTGGCTACGCCTAGTAATACTAACTGGAACGAAGTGTAAGTGAAAAAACCGACAGGTTCTCCAATATAGGATCCACTACCTACAGAGATAAAGCAGGCGGGAGCCGCTTTCGCGTAGCCTAAGATAATACAGAGCTACGTATCGTAGCCCGGTGTATCACCTGGGATGTAGTGAACGCCCAACAGGTTCCCAATCAGAGTATGTAGTGACAGCTCGACGCTTGTCACACCATGTTCTTTTCCTTGATACCCTATTGGTAAAAACCAAGTCGGATTTCTCATTCGCTTCGCTCTTTTTCTGCCTAGCATACTCAGTTGTAATCAAATCTGGGTTGCCCACCTTTGTATACCTGCAGCACGAGGCATTCTTTTTGTCCTAACAGTAAATAAGTTACGCCCCTCGCCGGCCCAATATAGGTCATCACCATGTTTGAACTACTAGCCCAAACCGAAATCCCATTACAAGCAAATCCGGACGGATCAATTCCATGGGTAACTATTGGGGGAATTATTCTCAGTAGTATAATCACAGGAGTCGGTTTTTGGTACAAGGAACGGCAGGAAGCCAAAAAGAAAAAAGCAGAGTATGAAAATGAGCTCCTTCAGAAAGAAGTAGATAAGGCTCGTGAAATTGAGAAGGTAAAGGCAGAAATGCAGGCCGAGCTCAAGAAATCAGAACATCAGGTAATGATTGATTATTACCGAGAGCTCAAAGAGCAAAACAAATCTACCTTTGAGCAAATGGCAGAGCAAATTAAGGTATTGATCCAGGCGAACGCTGATCTCAATACCGCGGTAGCTGGGTGCAGAGATGATCTAGAAGAATGCAAGAACCTAATTCGGTTCTATGAGGAAAACCCAGCCATCACCGATAGTAAGACATTACTTGAGCAAGTTTTCAATAATGTCTTCTCAGGTCCTGCCTGGATTCATGATATGTCCGCTGATCGATGGTACCTAAACGATGAATATTGCAGGTTCTTCAGTGTTCAACGTTCATCGTTCTGGCAAGGGATTAACATCCTTGGAATGTACTCGTTTGAGCAAGCCTCCGAGTTTATTGAGCAGGACGAGAGAGTATTAAAAGTCGGAGCACCTATTGTCTTTACTGATGAGGTGCGAAAAGAAATTGCTAATCCTCAATGTACCCAGTTCATAAAGGGTACCTTCAAGAAAACACCAATCATTATTGGGGAAAAGCCTTACGTCATTGGAAAAATGCTTGAGGAGCTTCCTCAGGACGAATAAGGAACCTTTACATGCCAAGTACCATCGGCAAATTGCTGGGAATCCCCGGCTCAAACAAGCTGCTGACCGTAGATAATAGCGAAGGTGCATGGCTTGTAAACCAAGGAATACAGTCCGACAATACTCTGAAAGACGAGCGTGTAGGTCTGGGTACAGATCGTGACCTAGTTCCGAAGTATGCGATTGAACTGAACGGATCGAGCCAATATGGAACGATTGACAATCTTGGAATCAGTGGTTCGCAGAACCGAACTGTTTGGGGATGGGCGAAGCGTGACGCTTCAACGAATAACAGCTTTTTCAACATGGGGCACCCAAGCACAGCAAGCCAAAGATGGGCTGTCCGGGCTGTTTCTGTTTCAGATGTTCTTCGTGTTGAGATAAACAGCAACTTCTACGAATCGTCACTTGTTTGCACTGTTGGTGAATGGTTCTTTTGGGCAGTGGTGTTAGACGGGGACAATCTTCAGGACCACATTATGTACGTCAATGGAGATTCAGAATCGACCTCATCTGCAACGTCAGCAACGGTTGCCACGACAGATGAAAATTATGGTTTCGGGTGTTCCAATATTGGTGGCGGCGGTCTGTCGAATTATCACAACGGAAAACTGTTCGATTGTGGCATCGTCAACCGTGCATTGTCGGCATCCGAACTAGAGTTTATTCGAACGTTTGGTTTATCTGGAACAAACCCCAATTTCGATCCTGATTCTGAAATCTATCATCGTTGGCACCTTGACGATAATTCGCAAGTGATCGGGATCGACTGTTCAGGAAACGAAAACTACATCATCTGGCAAAACTCGCCAACTGTCTACAGCGATCAAGACATCCCATACAGCTACCACAACACTGTTGGGTTTTCGACAGTTCGAAATCAAATCCCTTTAACACTTGGGGATTATCCAACAGGTGCTGGGCTTTGGATAACGTCAGGAAACTCTGAATTTACTGGAGGGCAAACCGACCGGCATGGAGGCAACACGGCTGTTCTACTTAACCAACCAACGTCCGGCTTGTCAGATCATGTCTACATTTCAGTAAACACGTCACTTGGATGGGGCAGTAACTCGACATCTCCTGATTCGATTTATACCGCCTCGGTGTGGGTTAAGCAGGGAACAAAAAACACATCGACATTCGAGATTGACACAAATGGATTTGCCGGAGACAGATTCCAGCTCGCGTACAACTGGACAAGTAACACAACAAGCACAAGTGGAATTAAGAATAAAGGAGGAGTAACCCTCGCTCACGGTGTCGCTGCAACTGACGGTGACTGGGTTCAATTGTTCATTACCTTCAGAACTGGGACTATCTCTGGCGCTTGGGGCAGTACAATCTTTATGAACCGATACGGAGACATTGGAACCGACTATCGTGCTGAATTCCAATTCGAAGCCGGTTCAATAATCACCGAATTCCAAGCTATTGATGACCAACCAATCGGAACGCTACTTCCAGTCTTGTCAACTGATCTGACGAAAGACATCAATGAGAACGATGCTGACAATACCGGCATCTGTCCGTGGAAGCCGGAAGTGGTTGAACATAGTGCGTTGGTGTTGGCAAGTGCGAGTTCTCAGTATGTCACTGGGAACGTGATTAGCGGCGACGTTACCGACTATGAAATCAGCTTCGTTGTGAACACGACAGGGGCTGCTGCAAATTATGTAATTTTCGGTTGGCGAGACAGCGGAACGGATGGATTCCGAATTCTGACAAACAGTTCTGGGAATCTGTCATTTCAACACAACAGTTCGTCACCAACGGTTTCGTATTCGATTAACGACGGTGCTGATCACACGGTTCGGCTTGTTGTTTCTGGTGGGGATCGGACTCTATATGTCGATGAAGTTGAACGGTATTCAGACACCGTTTCTGGCGTGTTGAATGTTTCGACCGCATGGCGTTTGGGTGCAAACTCGGAAGCCACAAATGCACCGTTTGAAGGTAAGTTGTCGAATTTCGAATTCTGGACTGACGGAACGAAAGTCGTTGATGTCCCATGTGCCGAAGGTGCTGGAACCCGTGTTCGTGAACGTGTTTCGCAAACGTGGCTCGACATCACCAATGCGGCATCGAACTGGGGCACGATGACGCTTGGGGAAAACGTCAACTGGGATGAGGGTTTCAGTTTGGCGTGGAACGAAGCACTTTATTCGGATGAGTTTGGCGACCCGACGAATGGCGACTGGCAAACCTTAGATATGACCGTAACGACTTCCGGCGACTGGCAAGTTGCTACCGAAGATGAAACAACGGGGCAACACAGGGTACGGCATCCAATTCTCGCTAGTACATCATGGGCTGTTCGGTTTGTTGTTTACACAACAACGGCAACCAATCTCCACGTTGCTTCTGACGGTGTTGGGTCGGTTGAGTTTGACTTTGAAAATGTCACCGCTTCGCTTAGCGGAAGTTATGTTAATGCGTCCATCGTCGAAATAGCTCCTAACACCTACCGGTGCGAAGTCGGCGGAACGATGGGTGGGACAAATAACTTTATCAACTGGCGACATCGGGCAAACGGAAGCTACACAGGGGACGCGTCTGTTTCGTACTGGTACAGGGAAATGCAGATCGTTAAGGGAGTGACAGATTTTCCTTCGGACTATCCATACTACCCAACCACCGACACGCCACTAGAAAACGTCCGAATCCCAGCATCACTCGCAGCCGATGGCACCGACGATCTCGGCAACACACTGACCAATCCTGCTGGACCTTGGTATAACTATGCTGAGTCAAAGGTAAACTTTGCTCCAGTGGTAGAGGCTCTGCCTCCTAACATCTCTGTTCCCGGCGACTTAGTTCTAGACCCTTATACCGAAGGCGAACCCACAGGTGACGTAGTAATTGGTACTGTCAAACCTAAATACGAAGCTCGCTTCAGTATCCAGAAGTTTCGCTCAGCCACTAATGATTACCTTACTAGGTTCTCTGACGCTGGCGGTACTTTCTCGGACTACGAAGCAGACACCAAAGCCATCGATGAGTTTGTGCAAGGTATGCAAGATGACGGACTATGGAGCACTGTTCTAGAGGCTTACTTGTTCCTCGGCGGCAGCTTTGACGGAGTTACTGAGAAGCTTAAGTATTATGGTCCTGCGGGCAGTTCGTTGACAAACAACGGATTTGCAGCAGGTGACTACAATGCCACCGGCACTTTACTTGGCCTTAAAGGCGACAGCAGCTCGTATCTTGAGACTGGGCTTTTAGACGATGCCATTCCTGTCGATGCTGGGTACTTTGCATCAGTGCTTACCGAAATTGATGAACGCACTTACAAAGTGTTAGTAGGTGTTGAAAAGAACGTCAATGACTCTGTTTATAGAGTAGGAACTACAGGCACTGCCACTGAGCTAGCTGTTGCCAATAACTCTACTGGAGGAGGCAATGGAGGTAGGGTAGAAAACTACCCTGATTACTTCCCTAATGTTCTCATCGGAGATATGTCTGACTGGTCTGACCAATCAGTGTACTCCAACACCACAGCAGTAGATACCATTCAATCTGGGACAAACATTCGTGTACCCGGAGGAGTAAACGACCTTTGGTTATTTACCCTCAACAGAAGCGGCTCTCCGGCTGGAACAGGTGCCTTCAGAACTCCACTTATCATTATCGGTAAAGAGACTCTGAGTAAAGAGCAGAGAGCCAAGCTTTATGTACGCATTAAGAACTTGTGTAACCACTTTGGTGCTGGTTTAACTTTCTAACTAGGAGGGCAGAGAATGCCTACGTATAAGGACATTGAAATTCATGTCCCTGAATATCTAGTCATGCCTGTCACTCCTGATGCGGAATCAGGTGCAGTTGACTTCCTTAACGGTACGGAGAATGAGTTCTATAAAAAGCTCGTTCTCTATATGAACGATAACGTGCCAAAGCGGCCTGACCAAAAGAAAAAGCTTAACCGCTTCTCAACTTCTGATGGCATGTATCACTACTACGCCAATGTAGCACTGGAGTTCTTTACGATTCCGATGCTACAAGTAGTAGTGGGGCTTGGTGGGACAATTGAGAATGTTCCCCTGTATTGGCAAATCACTTTGACCGATGCAGTTCCAGATGATCTGAGGCTGCAGGACGAAGATGGTAATCCGGTAGCCACTACGTGGCAGGAATACTTCGATGCCAACAGCAACCGGCAGCCTATCATCGACCAAGATGGAAACACTTGGGCAGCAAGTAGCTTCTACAAAGGCAGGTACGAGGAAGTCTCGGCAGCGTTTGCCCGTGGGTTTACCTATATCACTGCACCAGAGATGGTAGCTATTCAAGCAACGGGTGAATAATGACTCTCAAACAGTATGGATTGAACCTACTAGAAGCATTTAGTCAAGGCCTCAACGTCATACTGGCTGGTAACCCAAATGAAACCTTTTCTTCCAGAACCGGAAGAATAAAGTATGGCAACCACGACATTTTATTTCCTTTACCCTTAGACGTTTGGATGGCAATTATTTGGTGCTTCGATACGTTCTGGACTGGCCATTTAGAATGGGCTATGGGTGACGACTAGAAAGTGATTAGATATGGCTTTTCAAAAACTCAAGCCAGAAAATTTCAAATCACTTCCTTTGGAGCGTAAAGCAGAATACTGTCTTCAATGGAAGTACGACGGTATTTCTGTACCACAACTTGCAAAGTTCTTTGACGTCTCTGAGAGAACAATTTACCTATGGCTTCAGAAAGCCAGGGAATCAGCTCTTGAGCACCTAGAAGATCAGCGGCCTGTTGATATCCTAATTGATCACATGTATTCGCTTCAAAAATACATAGATATGTGCCTCTACCAGGCATCTAAGTATTCTGAAGCAAAACCAGTGTACGATCCAATTAAGGATGAGATTACTAAGAAAGCACCTGATCACAAAGCTTTCAATGAGTCAATGAGAACTTTACATCAGTTTCAGAAGACTCTCATCGATCTTCAACAATCTGTTGGAATTCTTCCTAAGAAAGCAACCGAAATCTATCATCGAATTGCTGATAGTAAGGACACCGGAACTGAGGATGAATTTGCACAACTTACCAGTGAGCAACAACAACAAAGGGTCATTGAGCAATTACAATCTATTAGGACCTTAAGGGCGATTACAGATGTCGAGCAACTTGACGAACGCAGTGTTGGATCTGAGCGAAGTGGAGCTGAAGAAGTTATCACGATTGATCGAGATCCGAAACACAAGGATTAGGTTCGCAACTGAGTACCACAAGACAACTCGTAACGAACCAATGGATTTCCAGAAGTTCAAGCATTGCATTGCATGGTACGAATCATTAAGCCCTCACATGGTCTTGATGGGAGCTGCTCAGATTTGTAAGTCTGAATTCATGGTCATCAACATGTTAGCAACTGCATATTGTGGGTGCAATGTGTTCTGTATTTTGCCTAAGTACGAAATGAAAGAATCATACGTACTTTCACGGGTAAAAAGGCCAATCAACCAATCTACTGAATACCAGTCGATTGTTCGCGATGGTAACATGAACTCGACTGTCACTCTGTCCTTTGGTAAGGGAATGCTTCGCTTTGTTGGAGCTAATGTAGAGTCTGATTTCGTTGAATTTGCCGGCGATCTCTACTGCGTTGACGAAACTGACCAGGTACAAACCTGGGAAAATGTTGAGTTAGGAATGTCACGCCTGGCGTCCAGCCAGTACAAGTTTCAGATCTACCTATCGAACCCATCCACTCCAGATGGTAAGATCCACCAGATGTTTCTGAAGTCGGATCAGAGAAGATGGATGGCTCCATGTGATTCGTGCGGTAAGTTCTGTAATATGGACTGGTTTGAAACTGTAGTTGATCCTATTAAGGATAGTGCTGGCAGCATTGTCAGTTATCAACTGCGGGATAAAGAGTGGACGCCAGGTTGTGGGAGAGATATTTATATCAAATGTCCTCACTGCTCAGAAGGAATCGTTCAACGTTTTGACGATGACTGTCATTGGCTACCACATGCCCACAGTCCCGAGAACATTGAAGGGTATCATGTTCCTTCTATCGTCTCTCCCCTGGTTACCGTTGCTGAACTTTATGCAGAGTTTCAGGCTGGGTTAACCAACCCCTCCAAGATGCGTTATTTTTACAATATGCGTCTTGGTTTGCCATTCTCAGCCCAAGGTAACTCTGTTACTGGCGATCTCCTTAAGCAATGTGCTACAGGTATCGAGATGGTACATCTTCCTGAGATGTCCTACATACCATCCGATAGTGTTGAGGAACCTTGCTCAATGGGTATTGACGTCGCTCCTAGTAGGTTAGACGTTCGTATTAGTAGATCAGTAAAGGGTAAGCGACAAGCAGTATTCTTTGGAAAACTGGATACAACTACTGGCTGGGCTGACCTTCACAATCTCATCGAGAGATACAATGTCAAGGTAGCAGTCATTGACTCAGGCCCTGAGTCGAAGTTAGCTCAAGACTTCCAAAAGGAAGCCAATTGTGTCGTTTGGCGTTGTAAATACTTGGGTGAGGGTACTGACCGTACTCAGAAGTACAATTACAACGACATGATCATTTCCATTGATCGTACTGAAGCATTAGACCGCGGATATGCACAACTAAGGTCTAAGAGAAATCAACTACCCCAAGGTGTTGAGTTTGTCTACGGTGGTGATTACTTAAAGGAAATGAAGGCCTTGGTAAGAAATTATACTGAGGACAAAAAAGGCAACCCAAAGAATGAATGGGTTGGATCCAACCAGGATCACTCTCGTCATGCTGACGTATATGACATCCTAGCTCACAACGAAATGAACCAAGATACTTTATCGGCAGATTGCCTAACCATTGGATAAAAGAATGAAGCAAACAACTGAATTCGAAGAGCCTGTAGTCACTGGCTTCATTACTGAAGGCTCTGACGGAGAAGTTCACTTCACCTTATCTGCTGACCTAGCAAAGGGAATCTCTGAAATTTGGAGTGGTCTTTCCACCAGAAAGGTGGATACCTACACCGAAATTGATATCCCTGGCTTTAAAAGAACAGAAGTTCTTAAAGGTATCGAAGGGTTAAATCAGAGTGCAGATGAGATTAATCAGTCAGACATTTACCATTATGCTCTGCAAGGTAAATGGCACGTTATTGATCCTCCATACTGCCCACGAAAAGTAGCTGATCTTTTACACACTAATGAAGTTCACTACCGAGCAGTACGAACCAAAGTCACAGATGCTGTAAATCGAAACTACACGATTGACTCCTTCAAAAAGGTCATCGAGGACGACGAGATTGAACAGCTAGCTGAGGGTCAGGAAGTAATTCCAAAGTCGTTGTTCAATTCCGAACTGGAAGAGATTAGAACCTTTATCCATGACTGCAATCCGCGGTTGGGATTTGAAGAAGTTCTCCGAAATGCAGCCCAAGATTGGGAAGCTATTGGATGGGCTGCTATCGAGGTTACTCGTAACCCCATCACGAAAAAGATCGAGCACATCCAACACATTCCGGCTGCTAGGATAAAAGTCCTTCGTAACTGGGAAGGTTTTGTAGAGGAGAGCGATGTCAATGGTACAACGCAATATACCTACTATCAGAATTTCGGTGAGAAGGTTCGTGTACGAAAATCAATTAAAGTCGGATCCAAGAAACGTGATTATTATGAACCGTACGACCCAGTCAAGCACGGGCCGTTGGATAAGGCTAAAGCCGAGTGGAACCTCGTAGATCCAAAAACTGGAGAAACTACTGATAATGTCTTGGAATCAGCAAATGAAGTTTTGTGGTTAGTTAACTCACACCCTAATACTATCTACTATGGCTTCTGTGATGCAATACCAGCTCTCTCAGCGATTCAAACGAACACCCGAATCAAAGACTATACTAGTCAATTCTTCGACAACAATACAGTACCACGATATGCTGTTATTGTTGAGGGTGCCAATGTCGATGCAGAGTTCCGCAAGACGATTACGGAATACTTTTCGAAGGAAGTACGTGGTCAATACCATAAGACAATGGTATTGGCGATTCCACATAGAGCCGGAAAGACTGTCTCTGTAAAGTTCGAACGAGTTGAGGCTGATCGAAAGGAAGCAGACTTCCTTGAGACTTACAAAGCAAACTCACAAGCTATTCAGGTAGCTCATGGAACAAGCCCAGCAATTCTTGGTATCGCTGAGTCCGCAGAGCTTGGCTCAGGTAAAGGATTGTCTCAAGCTGAACTGTACAAAGATCGTATCGTAACACCTCGCCAGAAATACTGGCAAAACCAAATCTACAGGCTACTCTCTAAAGGCCTGGGAATTATTCACAGCTACATCAAGTTTGATCCTTACGATGTTCGCGATATGCGAATGCAGGCTGAAGTTGATCAAATGTACTTGTTGAATGGTGTTAAGGATATCAATGAAGTTCGTACTAACCTTGGAATGGAATCCATTCCTGGTGGTAATGTTAACTTCCTCCGCACATCTGGTGGACAGATTTTGAAGATTCAGGATTTAAATGATTTACCAACGACTGCTGTAGACCAAACAGCGACTCAAACGCAGGATACTCCTCCATCTACGGATGATAATGTTGATCCTGAAAGTGAGCAAACTTAATGTCTCTACCAACCTACGAAATGATTGAAGGTTCTTCAGCGTTAGCTGCGGACATTCAAGAATCGGATCAGTCGGTATTCGTTAAGGGTTTTGCTTCTGTTGAGTCTCCTGATCGACAAAATCACTTCGCTCCTGCTTCCGAGTTCAATGTTGACACATTTCTCAACACTGGTACTTTGCTGCGGGATCACAAGTTCATCAAAGACCCTCACGGGAATGATGTTTCTGCAGGTGTAGTCAGGGAGGCTGAAGCTGCCTTTATTTCCGACCAAGAGGACGATGAGTTTGTTATCTCTTCTGCTAGAAACATGGAAGTCATTAATCGACTTCCTGTAAAACGCTACCCCGATTTGAAAGTCGGTGACCGCGGACTCTTTGTTGTTGCAGAAGTAACAAATGATTTGGCCAAAGAGGAAGTACTGAAAGGGCATCTAGGTGCATTTTCCTGGCGTGGTCTTGTTCAGTTGGTTAAAGGTGTCGATATCGGACAACCTTATGACCTACTGAAGATGATTGACCTCAAGGAAATCAGTATCGTACACATGCCGCAGCACACTTCGTCTGCCCTGACTATTGGAAAATCTGTTGATTTTGAAACCTCTGAGGCTGTGCCTACTGAGATTATCAAATTCAAACTGTCCAAGAGTTACTACCCAACTGTTGATGTAGCGAAAGCTTATTTACAGGCTCGGGGAATTGAATATACATCCATCACTGAGAATGACACGGACTACTTTGCTGTGGTTCAAGACCAGGCTCAGTTTGACATCGAAAAGAGTTACCTAGTTAAGCTAGGTGATGTTTCGGTCGTCACTGCTGCACGATTAGATCATGATTCTTCTAATGCCGAGCAAGTCGGCGAACTTAATGATATTCCAGTAGAGGATAACACTGTGAGTGAAGAAACTCAAGTAGTTAAGTCCTTGCGAGTCTGCCTGGTTGATGAAGGTCTGATCGACAAGTACTTCCCAAATTGCAAAAAGGAAGTTCTGAAGTCGGAAGAAATCACCAATGAAGAAGGTGAAGCAGCAAAGCAAGAAGTTGTACACATTGATTTGCAAGAAGCTGATTTTGAAGCACTACAGGCTGCTCCTGCAGAACCTGCTAAGGCCACTGAACCAGCTGCTGAAGCAACTCAAGAACCAACACAAGAACCTTCTGCAAATGATGCCCTGGTAGCCCAGTTGGCTAAAATGCAGGATGACTTCAACAAGCGATTCGAAGCTTTTGAAGCTCGATTGCCCTCTCAAGAACAAGAACAAGATCCCCCTAAGCAAGAGTCAGCACCTGCTCAAGAATCCGCAGAAGAATTGGCAGAAGCCATCAAGAGTGAAATCTTGAATGATCTGTCTGGTCTCCTGAAGATCAACTTGACCAACCGTGAGGAACGCCGAGAAGTCGCTAAGGGCGACAGCGGCGAAGTGACTGACCAGGACTTGTTCGGCCAATTTTTCGTATAAGGAAAACACTTGATGAGTGGCAAACTTGAAATGGTTGATCTGATTAAGGGCTGTCAAATCCCGATCAGCGAAGCAACCAACCCTAACGCCATGTTGGATCGGACTCAGTCCGACCGTTTCTTCGACATGGTTCGCAACACCTCAAACCTGTTGCAAAATATTCGTACCATGCGAGTGGACAACCGTAAAGGTAAGATCCACCGTCTGGACCTCGGTGGTGTTGTTTCTCAGGGTGCTCATGCTACGAGCTGCCCTCAGGAATCTCGTCCTACCGACTCGATGCTGACCTACGACTTGGAAAAGTATGGAAGCTTCTTTTCGGTAAAGAGTGACTTCCTGCGTTACAACGTCGAACGGGAGCAAGTAACCCAAACGTTGCTGGGTCAATTCCAGAAGCGTATTGCTGTTGACATGGAACGTGCCGCTGTTATGGGCGACACCGCTATTCCTACTGGCGACAGTCAATCCGATCTGAACAACCTGTTGGGCGTTAACGACGGTTTCATCCGTCTGTTGAAGTCTTGCGTTCCCTCCACCCAAATTATCGACGCTGCTGGTGCTGGTATCTCTACCGAACTGTTGTTCGAAATCCAGAACCGCATCCCTGTTGAGTATTTGAGCGAATTGGATCAGTATCGATGGGTACTGGGTCCTCGCCTGTACAACCGATGGGTACAGCAGTTGACCAGCCGAGCTACCAACCTGGGTGATCAGATCATCCTGAGTGGCGGCCAAGGCGTCAACCCACTTGGTGAATCTGTCTTCCGCGTTAACAACTGGCCAGAAAACCTGGACAATGGTGGCGGGGAAACTGACGGTACTTACATGGTTTACACGCCATTGAGCAACCTGATCTACGTTACCGGTCGCGAATTGTCGATTGAGCGTGAACGTAAGCCTCGTTGTGACAGCTTCGAATACACCATGTGGTGGGAAGCTGACTTCATGGTTGAAAACCCTGACATGGTTGTCCTGGTTAAGAACCTGCGTCTGTGCGGAACGCCAGCTACTGGCATCTGCTCGGCTGGTACGGCTCCAGTTAATCACAACCCGACTGACCCTAGTTAGGTTTAAATACTTGATAATTTCAAGTAAGACGAAACTAAGAAGACTTACTGTCTTCTTAGTCGAGGCTATCGACCGAAAGCCTCCTGATGAGTCATAGGTTACAAAGGAAGTAAAATGAAAAAGTTACGTGGTGTATGGCCCAAAAAAGATGGGAAATTTGCCGCTGAAATTCAAGTAGACAAGAAACGCCATTATCTTGGCACATTTCCAACCCCTGAGGAAGCTGCCAGAGCCTACGATAAAAAGGCCAAAGATATTAGTCCTTATCTCCCTTTGAATTTTCCAGATCAAGAAGATAAATCTGTTATATACACTAAAGCAGGAGATAAGCTTTTGGTAGATCCCGAATATTGGGATACACTTTATAAGCAGAACTGGCACCTACAAAATGGGTACGGTTTTTCACATAGACCCAGACCGACGAAACTTCATAGATTGGTAATGGAGCTTTCTTTAGGAAGATCCCTTCTTCCCGATGAAATAGTGGATCATATTGATAGAAACCCACTAAACAATAGAAAGTCGAACTTGCGTTTATGCTCTTTGACTCAAAACGTTTTAAATTCAGGTCCGCAGAAAAACTGTAAATCTGGTTATAAAGGAGTAACTAAACGCCTAATGAAGAACAAAACCAAGTATCAATATATTGCTAGACTCCAGCATAAGGGAAAAATTCACCATCTTGGTAGGTTCAATACAGCACTGGAAGCTGCAAAGGCTTATGATGAAAAAGCAAAAGAGCTGTTTGGTGAATTTGCCTACCTAAATTTCCCTGAATAAAAGCCGAAAAGCAGGGCAGTCTTCGGACTGCCTTGTTTCGCACTGACCGTGGTGGGCAGTGCCTGATGATGGCAGCCATTTAACTTTGAAAGGTCCTTTACTATGCCAGTTTGGCCCGGTTTTGATGACGCCACTGCCCAAGCTACCTCGCCTACTACGTTCATGTCTGCAAATGGATATGCGTATGAAATGTTGGCTCTGTTCAACATGACAGACTCGGTAGACTCGGAAAACGGCAAAATTCTTTTGAACGAGAACTTTAAGCAGATCGCTGAGACGATGCTGAGCTTGTTCAAACTCACGATTCAATCTAAGACAGATGATTACACTACGGTATCCGCTGACTTTGGTACCTACATTCGACTGACTGCCGGTGCGAGCAAAACTTTGACTCTGCACAGCCCAGCTGCTGCTGATGTTGGCAAGATCCTGCGGATCAACAACGTATCCGGTAACTCGTGGACGGTCTCCACTGCTGCTACGATCAATGGAACTCTTGCTTCGTTGGCTGATAACGCTTCTGTTACTTTGGTAGCAGGTGCAACCGGCGAATGGGATATTTTGGCGTAAGTCACTGAGCCTCTGTAATAGAGGCTCTCTTTTTGTTTTTAGGAATTACTAATGTCAGACTGGACACGTTACCCAGACGCCTCCCCCGGAGCAACCTCTCCTACTCCTCTTATGCAGTCACATGGTATTGCGTATGAGATGTTGGGACTCTTTCGACAAGAGATGTCAATTGACTCTATGGAGGGAAAAATTCTCCTAAACGAGAACCTCAAGCAGATTGCAGAAACTCTTAGAGACTCCTCTTTCTTAGTAGATGCCAACGCACCTTTGAAGAATTTCAAACGTACTATGCGTAAACTGGACATTGTGAATACTACGCAATCTGCAGTTTCCGTATCGAGTATCACGCGATCCGGCACAACTATGACTGTCACGACCGCGACTGACCACCTGTTCATTGTTGGCGATTCGGTGCTGATCTCTGGTGCAAACGAAACTGACTACAACAACGGTTGGCGAATCTTGACGGTTCCAAGTAGCACGACTTTCACTTGCGAGATGGCCACCGACCAAACGCCAACCACACCGGCAACAGGGACAATCACTGCCACGCTAAAGGCACAGCTTGTAACTGGTTCAACCGGAGACAGTGTTGCCCCAAAAGTATACAACCAATTTCGAGCCAAGTGGGCGGCGACTTTTGAAAAAGATATTTACCTTCAAACTAAGTCGCTGTCTGGCGACGCATGGGATGCAGATGGCACCAGCGGCAAGGAATACGACTACGAAGTAAACTTCGCTGGAACCTATACTTCTATTGGTAGTGGAGGTGAAGCTGCCTATAGCGTAAATGGAAACAACCCAGAATGCGATTTCATCGTTGTCTATTACGTGAAGGAATCGGGAGCTGGAATCTTCAAGTTGCAGGAAAGCACCGACGAAGGATCGCCAAGTTCATGGTCTGACATCACAGGCTACACGTCGATTGACTGCGACAACCCAACCACGACATACGGTCGAATCCTTCTTAGGAGTGATTTCGGCTCACGAGGTATCAAGGCGGTCCACGTATCAGGCGGTCGTGTTAGGATAACTCGGGTAATCTTCAATGCTCTGTCGAAGAACGCTTTCGTTGAACACAGTATGCAACGCGGCGGCATGAATTTTGAGGATTATTTGGACTGGGATACTTCTACTCGTGATGCGATGTTGGCAGACGTGTGTCCAACGCTTTGGTTCTGCGAGAACAAGGAGAATGTTGCCCGCTATGAAACAGGCGGATTCATAAATTATCTAGATGCAGTTATTGCTGCGGCGAACACTGAATTTGTATTGATACTGACATCGCCTGACAGTTCAGACACAGGGGCCGAAACTGAGAACGACACATACGCAGAAAACGCACTTGTTCGCCAATATGCTGAGGATCGTGGGCTGTATTGGTTTGACGCCTACCGGCATTTTAAGACGTATTCGGCATTAACAGATTTGAGCTGGGAAGGTGACGGAACGCATTTGCCAGATACTGCAAATGACTACTTGTCCGCAATGATGCTTAGTGAGCTGTCTTGTCTTATGATTGGACCTAACCGCTATTCATTTTATGACATTGCCAACGCCGAAATTTTCACCGATAAACTTAACCTAGGAACGCGAGAAAAAGCGTTTACCGTAGAATACGATAAGGTTAATTCTGTTTTACAGTTTCTCCCGAATCCGAACACAGAAGGAAACGTCAACGCGTTCAAGTTCTTTGACATTAACGGGAATGAGCGATTCAGGATCAGTACGCACGATACATCTATCGCGTCGAACCCTAGCAGGCCCTACGAGTGGTTTAAGTTCCTTGGCGATGACCAAGACGGCAGCTATGGCGTGAAGTCCAGCGGAAACGTCCTGTCGCTGCAAAACTCCTACAACGATGTGTCTGGGCGAGTGTCTGGATTCTATCGAGGACTGTCGACGCCAAAGACTCAGGTTCGAAACGCTGACAAAACGACGCTGCCGGGTGAGTCGTACATTTCCGCCACTGGTACAACGACCTACACGTTGCCGACAACTGCAGAAGTTGGACAAAGACACCAATATATTTCAGCAGGCGGAACGGTGACGATTGCCCAGCCAGCAAGTGTTCAGGTAGTCGGTGGGGCTGATTCGACAACTGCCGGTACTGGCGGGTCAATCACGATGGCAGCTAATTCGGCCCTGACTCTGGAAGCGGTGACATCAACCTTGTGGGTCGTTGTAGCTGGAACTCCGGGCGTTTCCCATACTTGGGCATAGTCTCTTAATAACCAATCTATCCATAGGAGCCAGTAAATGGCATGTTGTTCATACGAAAGTTACACCCTTGATGGGTGTAACCTGATCTTCAATAACTCTGCGGGACACACCGTAGACATCGACCTCACACAAGCAGAAGTTCGTCTTGTTACGGACGGTAAATGGGTTGTACAGTCACTTCGAAGCGGAACTGAGGCAATTCACGACGACGATGCTTTAGCTAGTAGTGGGTCAGGTGATGCTCTAACCTACGCTCTGGTTAGGCAGTTTATCAGTAGCTGTAAGGCCTCTGGAACCGCAGGAAGCACAGATAGCCTTCAAGGTGGATCAGAGTTGATCTTCTCGATTGCATCTGGAGAGACTGATTCTGACGTACAGAACTTCGCACCATATCATGGTGGCAGCTTCTATGCTCCTGACGAGTTCAACGGAGATGTAATCACCGTCTATTTTGACGGCAGCTACAATGATCCTCAGGAACTGTTCAGCTTCACGACTACAAACAACCACTACGAGCCTACTGACGCAGAAATGCTGATGCTTTATAGCAAGGCAAACCTGTATCTGGTAACAGATACCGCTGTGTTGGCTGATGCCGAGATTGTGATGTTGGTGAAGGCATGATCCTAATTGAGATTCTGGCAGCTTGGTTACTGGCCGATCTCATTTCAGGTGCTGTTCATTGGTGGGAAGATCGTTACTTAGATGGGAATTATTCTCTAAGCTTCCTTGACTCAATAGCCGAGGACAACGATCTTCACCATCGTCAGCCAACAGCCATGCTGCTCGGAACACCCTGGACAAACATAAAATCATCGGTAATAGCCGCGGTACCCTTAGCGTCTATACTGTGGTTGGTTGGAGCACCAAGGATTCTCTGGTTAGGGGTTCTATTTACCAGTGTTGGTAATCTAATTCATCGCTGGTCTCATGTTCCTCAAAGACAGCTTCATTGGTCTATAAAGTTCATGCAACGAGTAGGATTATTTCAATCCGCCGAGGAACATGATCTTCACCACCGATCAATGAAAAAGCTGATCCCGAAACACTTAGCTGGCTACAAATTCTGTCCAATGACTAATTATCTTAATCCAGTAATAGATGGACTTAGAATTTGGTATGGGTTGGAATGGGTGCTTTATAAGTTAGGTTGGGAAACCACTAAAAAGATTAAGGAACGACATGAAAAAGCTGATCATTTGTGATGGTGGAATTGGCGATTCAATTATCTTAATTGGAGCTTGCCAGGACTTAGTAGATGTGGCTATCAGAGATGCACAACGTCCTCTGATTTCTCAACTGACTAATGTCAACAAAACGTTCGACGTACACAGTCCCGAGTTCAAGAACTTGGACCTGGATGAAGAGTACGACAAAGTAATTCGATCAGACATGTTTCTGGCGAACTACGATAAGTTGTACAAGTTTGACTACTACGAGTTGGCTGCAAAAAGGCTCAATCAGAATAAACCAAGTATTGGTAGTTTTAGAATTCAAGTAGATCCAATACAACAAACCCTAGCGATTCACACTACAGCTACTAATCCCAATCGGCACATTCCAAAGAATGTTTGGGACGAAGTGGCATATAGTGCCTCCAAAGCAGGATGGCATGTGTATTTCCTGGGTACCTCTGGTGACTATGGGTTCACAGATAAGGTAAATCATATCTACAAGGTGTCTGACTGGACCGAAGATTTACTTGAACAAACCCAGCTTTTGGCTACTTGTAGTAGATTTGTGGGGATAGATTCTGGATTTATTCATATTTCTGGAGTATTGGGGGTAGAAAGTTCTTGCATTTTAACCAATACAGGGTATAATGTAATACAAAGATACCCAACAGTTCTCGGGATTGAGAACTTCGACGAGCTCGGCCTACAACCAACACATAGTCTACAACCCTATTGTCCGGTTTCTAAGGCCCTGGCTGAATCTATTACAGCCGACCAAATCTGCGAGTTTCTCGGCATAAGTCACTGTCAGTCCTACACCAAAACGGATACGTCTAGAAAGATCAAAGTTAAGATCTCAAACGACGCTGACAACACATTGCCAGATTACTTAGACGGATTTCAGATAGTTGATGATGAAGAGGACGTTCATCTGATACTTGTGAAGGACCTGATGGTTGAGATCCACATCGGGGACTTCAAGGATCTCTTTATGTCCCATTATTTGAATCTGCCTAGAGGTATCAGGAATGCCTGGTATACGGCGGGGAAAGACAGCAATGCTTGATTTTTTGAAAGACTTGAAGCTCGACGAAGATTATCGTTGGGCGAAACTTCTGTTTGGTTTGTTCATTGGGTATATCGCCTTTCGAACACTCCTGTGGTTTACCCTCCCAGCCGTAATGCCTCCTGATGTCGAAACTGTCAACGCTGCCGGCGTCACTGTTTATCAGGAAGCACCTTCCGCGGCATTCGTTGAATGGACAACTGGATTCATCAACTTCATTATCACTGTCGGTGGAGTAGGTTGGTATTTTGTAAGCTATGTCTTCAACTGGGGACGTGAGCAGTTTGATAACTTCACTCAGCAAGATCCAATCGACACAGTAACTCCATCTGGAGGAAACTTCGCGGATCCAACAGCCCGGGATATCCTGGAGCAGGTAACTAAACCACAGCCACGATTGACTGCAGAACAACAACAGTTGCTGGAGATTGCTTTGATTAAAGCCAGCCATGAAAAAGACAGTGCTACATTGGCTGAAGTTTACGGAGCTCTGACCGGGCAACAACTAACTTGCGAGGAAGAATAATAATGAATGAACAGAACAGCATTTTGGCTCAGTTGCTAAAGCAACAACAGCAAGCTGTACAACCAGTTCAGCCAGTTCCTCAGAGTTCAGGCAGTTTTCCTACTTTTCTGATCATCCTTATTATTGCCTTGCTGGGTTATGGGTGGTACGCAGATAATAACGATCTGTGGCCATTTGACCAGAATCAAGATGACCAAGGTCAAATTGATGACAACGACAAGGACGATAAGCAGGACGAAGACCAGCAGGACGACCAGAAGGATGACCAACAGGACGAGCGAAAGGACGGTATCGACTTTGCAGATGCCACTTTGGTTCTGGTTGTTGACTCTGAAACTACGGTAACCCAGCAAGACTTGGTAGATGCCATGCGACCTCTTGAAGGACAGGGTATCTGGGAAAAGTACGGGTTTGCTGAGTACCGAAAGTGGGATGATGAACAGCCAGCAGCACAGCCCTATTTGGCTAAACAGCCAGCTCCTGGCGTATATGTTACTCGTGGTGGAGAGGTAGTTAAGTTCGCTCCTCTTCCCGACTCTGTGTCGAAACTTGAGGAGGTGATTAAGTCATGGCAGAAGTAGAACAGTTTAAGTTACCTGATGGCACGTTGGTGTCTACTGGTAACTTGGTTCCTGATGAATTGCCTCGTGTTTACGCGGAGTTTCCGCAAGCAGAATTGCTTGACGCATCAGAGGCAGAACGCCTAATCAAGGCAAAGGATTACAAGAAAATCCGAACTAAGTTTGCCAAATGGATGATCAACCAATCGTCTGTTGGTAAATGTAACACCTCGGCAGCAGCTGGTGCTATGTATCGAAACCGTGATATCACGGGACAGAAGCACGTAGCCTTGGCAGACAACTACATGTACTACCACATCAATGGTGGTCAAGATCGTGGTTCGATGCTGGATGACGGAATGGCATTTTTGAAGAACCAAGGATTTGCTCCTCGCGTTCTTCCATCTGGTGAAATTGGCCACCTGGTATACAACGAACGCCAAGTGCCAGAAGCTATTCGCCGAGAGGCTGACGCAGCCGCTCACCGATTCAAAGGCTGGGAACCTTACCGAGTCCCTGAAGACTACGAAGGCTTCAAGCAAACGATTGTTACCGCCATTGCCCGAGAATATCCAATTGTCATGGCATGGCATGTTGCAAATAGCTCGATGCGTCTACAAAACGGTTATGCCGTTCAAGGCCGCGGTCCTGGTAACCATGCCTCATTCTTCCACGCTGGTAAGTGGGTAGGTGGGCGAGATCTAGTACACCCCGACCTGTGCAATTCTTGGGGACCCTCCAAGGATGCAATGTATGGTCCACAGGGCAGTGGTTGGGGAGAAGGCGGATTTGGTCTGATGACTATGGAATCCGCTTTCCAATGCCGCAAGTATCACGACTTTTACGTAATCACTGGGGCTGTAGAAGACCCCGAAAACTCAAACCTGTAAGGAATTCTCGATGTTGAAGAATGCTTTGATCTATTCTCTGTCCTTTTTGGGCGGACTGGGAACTATTCCCGTACAAGACGGCGAGCCAATTGCCGCCACGTTTTATGACGTATCCTTGTCGGCTTTGATTGGCCGAGTTGACGATCTGGAAGATCGTGTTGATGCTTTGGACGCACGTTGCCAATGTGGCCTGGAAGCACCAGCCACTACGGTTCAATCTGTACCGGCTGGTCAAGTTGTGGCTGGCGTAGCTCAGTCTGACTACGACCAAGCAGTTGCTAGTTTGCGACCTGGTGAAACTCTAACGGCTATCAACGGAATTCCTGTTCCTCCAGTAAGCTACGGTGGTGTAACTGGATATGCAGCTCCTGTTGCTAAGCCTACATACCGTCCAGCTCAAACCTACCAGGCTCCTGTTCGTCAGGTAGCCCAACCACGGAGAGTATTCCGCGGTGTATTTGGTGGCCGAGCTCGCACATGTGGGCCTAATGGCTGCTACTAATGAAATCGTACATGATTCTCACGATTGTGATCCTTGTCTGTCTTATCCTCTTGGTGCAATCCTGTAACTACAGATCTACACCGATCATTGATTTCTTTGAGCAGTGGAGACATGATAGACAGGAGCAACGTGAGGATCGTGAACCCTGGTGGGAACGATTTCGTGACCGTCAGCAAGATGAATCAAAAGATGAAGATACTGTAGATCCCGATCCATATCAGAGAAAACGGTTTTTCAAGAGATTTTGGAGGAGGCGATCTTATGTGTCTACTAGCTTCTGATTTGCTTGACTATTTTTCATGCGACACTGAGTCGCTCTGCTGTTCTGAGGCATACGTTCAAACAAAACTGGACGTTGCCTTGGAATTAGTTGATAAGTTAACAGGGCAGGATTACTGCCCATCTTCTGAATGTATTATCGTCCTGGGTACAGGCAAACAAGACTTGTTCCTTTTCCCAGTCACCGAGAAACCTCTGACGTCTCTAACGTCAGTGGAAATCCGAGAATGCAGCAATTCCTGCGACGATTGGGAAACAGTTGATACTGACTATATCGAAGTCTTCCCAAGATACATTAGGTACTGTAATGATTGTTTCCCAACCCGCGACGTACGAGTCTGCGGGACATTTGGTGAGACGATGCCTGCTGGCTACAAAGATATTGTCTTTACTTTAGCCCGGGAATACATTACTCCAGGTTCTTCTGGTCTTCGTCCAAGTCGATTGGTTCGTGAGGACTTTGAAGATACAAGTCAGTCATATCAACAAGACTACACTTTGTTGAATTTGCGAGGATCTACAGGGTTTACAGAACTCGATGAGAGGATCCAAGCGTATATCAATCCTTTTGCCCAGTTTGGTATCAGTTTTATTAGTGATGCCTCAGATGACGATTGTAACGGAGGAAGTGGACGATGGTGTTAAAAGTTTTTACGGTGCCTGCAGGTAAATCAGTGCGAGTAAAAGAAGGTCGATTGCTCTTCACAGAGGGACAACAAATTAACCTTCAGGATTTTACTTTGCCTGATCATTACACAGATGCCTCTCCTATTATATTGTCTGAGGAGGACGCAAGTGAAGAGAAGTCCGACACGGATGACGAGCATCCACCGGCTGAACCTAGTGAGGCGGTCGGAACGGGTAGTGATGGGACAGATAGTGCCGGGGACAACGGACACAGTACTCCACGCAAACGTGCAAGGAAGAGTCGGGGAACTTAGGTTCTTCTCTGAAAACTTCGACCACCCTAAAGGGATGGGAGAATCTTCAGCTTTCATGAGACGGATATTAATCACCGGACCCTCGATCCCAAGTAAGATTGAGAACGGTGATTTTGTTCGTATTGACTGGGGTACTTTACCTAACGTTCAAGTGCCTCAGGGAGCCCCTGATAATACTGGGCCTCAAATGTGGATCTCCACTCCTGGAGGGGATGTACTTCTAACTTGGGATGGAACCAAGTGGGTTAATGGGACTACTCAAATTACTGTTGGTGAGAGTGACTATACCTTAACCTATGATGGAACAGACTACACAATTACCAGTTTCCGGTATTGTAATGACTTTCCAGACGGTTTCGATTTCTACCGGTTCACCGGTCCTTCAATTTACTACAAGATCATTCGTTATGAGCACCAAAAGACCATCAGAGGTCTATGGCATCATACGACGATCCAGGCAGAATTGGCGGACATGGATGATCCAAACCCTAGAATCTAATGATAGATATTGAACTAACAGGGTTCACTGCACTTGTCATAGCAGCTAGGAAAATAAATGAACTTCCAACAGAGTTCATGGAACCAATCCAAGAGACAGTTGATGAAGTGTTTGTAGAGCGAATTAAAGAACGCCTACGGACAGATCCTCGACCACCTTGGAAAGACCACCTGTTTACCCAGAGCCTCTATAACGCTACTGAGTCAAAAGCCGGAAAAGACTATGTCGATTTTGGATACTTTGTTGACTATGGTATGCACATCGAACCTAAACCTAGACGAAAAAGAATTGGCCCACACGACGTGTCTTTTGCTACACTGAAGCGATGGGTTGCTTTTCGATTTGGTTTAAGTGGTGAGGAGCTGGAGAAGGTTACCCTTCGTATCTATCGGCGTATTACCAGTTATGGTAACCGAGCTTATCCGATCATTCTACCTGTTGTTTCCGAACATCGTCGGGAGTTTGCCGGCGTCTTTGCAGACAAAGTCAAACCTCTAATTAGAAGGATCTTTAAATCATGAGCTCAATACGTTTGAAAGAGGCAGTGATCAACAAGCTTAAGGCTAATGCCAGTCTAACTGCCCTGCTTCCCACTGGAACAGGAAAGACTCACATCGGTCAATATTTATCAGATGTGAAAGACAGGTTGCCTTATGTAAGTGTTCACGTCCAACGGTCTAATCCACGGAGCTCAACTGTAAATGTGATTCACAAAACAGTTGTCCGTATTACGACCTATGGGGCAGCCCACACTGGTGGTAGTCTGATGCCAGAACAACTTCTTGATTCAATAATCGAGGATATAACCGACACAAGCAATGACTTTTGGGATGTTTCCAATAGTTATATCAATAATGCTTGGACTGAGTTACTCGTTTCAGATATGGTAAACGAAAACGATTTTGAAGAACATTCCGATATTCATTCTCGGTCCTTAGATGTACAGTTAACTTGGAGAATCGCTTGCGATTCCGATACTTCTGTTGATATCGAGGCAGCCGAGCCAGTTTCTGATCCCCGCGATCCTGATGGGGATATTTGTTAGGAGTTTATGTAGTGGCTATCACTCCCGATAATCTGATCATCGGTACGTACACTGTGTGTATCGACGATACTGACATCGGCTCGACGACTGGCGGTTGTACCGTTCGGTACTCTCCTCAGTTCTTGTCGGTTTCAAGTGACCAGTACGCTGGTACCATGAAGTCGGTTCGTACTAGCGAACAATACTTCGTTACGTTTACCGCCCAGGAAGTTACTTTGGATCTGTTGCGAATTGCTTTGGGTTACCCCTCGGCTAATTTGGTCGGATCTGTTTTGACCCTTGGCTACAATGATGGTTGTGCTGCTAGTGAGCACACTATCGCAATCAAAGGACCTGGTCCGTCCTGTGGTTGTCGAACTTTTGAATTCTACCGTGCCGTTAGTAACTCGGAATCGGAGTACGTAATGAACTTCGCCGAAGAGGTACGATTGGCTATGGAATTCGAAATCATGAAAGACCCCAACAACTCCGATACGTTCGGAATTGTTACTGATGGTTGTACCTACGCTGGTACTGTCGCTTGTGCCTAATTGAAAGGTAATTGATAATGAGTCTTTGCAATAAAGCTATCGACTTGAGCAGCTGGACTGTCACCGTTACGGAAGTAACGCCTCCTCCTGCTGCCGTTGCTGATTTTCAAATCACCGACCCCAACAACCTGTTGAGCGAATCTGGTTTGATTAAAGCTATTCTGTCTGCTGCTGTAGGTGACTACCGCGTTGACAATAGCTTGGACTCGCGTCCTTGTGACTCGGGTGAATGTGGTTGTGCTTTCGGTCCTGCCGAAGGTGCGTTCTACTGGAATGACAAGAAGGTCCGATACACCTTCCCAGAAACAGGCCACACCATCGTTGAAGACGATCTGACCGTAGAAGCTCCATTCGAGTATATCTACTAAGTCTAATTCAGCGTAGGACTACTATTAAGATTAGGATTTTTGATTTTTATTCCATTTCAGGAAGACTTACAGAGTAGAAAATGACTACACCATACAAACATCACACTCGTGATCTGAAGCAGGCAGCCTTTCTTTGGGCTCAACTAACTGTAAACACTAGATTTGCCGGCCTTGAGCCAATCCCAGGGGAAGACAATATCTTTTACTTTGTCTTTGAAGTAACCCCTACGGATGATACTCGCGATGTTGAAGAGGAACTTAACTCTCTCATCTTCTCATATACCAATGGCGAGACTTGCGTTGAACCTTTGACCTACGACAAGAAAATGGGTCAACTGCGTGACCACCTGCGAAATCACTCGAAGCGAGGTAATAAGCATGTCTAAGGATTTGGGCCAAGATGCCCAGTCAACCAAGCAGGACGAATCTGCAATTGATCCTGCTAAACTAGCTGGTCTTCCTTATCCAGTCAAACTGACTATTGGTGAGTATGACTTCAAGCCTTTGGGAGTGCGAAAGCTAACCAGGCTGATTAGCGAAGGATTCAATCTCTTGCACCTTCTGAGTGCTATGGATACTTCCAGCGACCAAGACACAGTAGAAACTATCGCACAGTTTCTAACTAACGACCAAGTGTTTGAGTTTGTCAAGAAATTTGTCTACCAATCTATTGGGGAGAAGGAAGACAAGTTTGGCGACGATATTCAACTCTCTGATATCAGTGAAATTATTGTTGCTTGCCGGTTCACTTATGACGTGGCAGCAATCAAGAAAAATTTTACTCTGGCGGGGATCAAGGCTCCGCAAGCCCTGCTGGACTTTTTGAGTCCGGACCAACAGGACCAACCTACGGCTTAGGAGAATTCCTAGCCGATGCTATGCTTGAACTTGGATTTGGTGCAGATGAGTTTTTAGAGCTTTCTCTGTACCAGATCTTTGTGCTATACGAAAGAAAGATCAAGAACAATAGCAAACACTACGGATACCTCGCTGAGGCAGTCCGTGCCGGGAACCATGCTAATGAGCATGGTTTCAAAGAGTTTTTAACCAGCAAAGGTATTGAGATACATGGCTAACCTAGGTGAAGCTGTCTTTCGAGTAAAGGCTGTCGTACAAGGCTTCAATCGTCTTGCCCGAGTACCCGCGGCTCTGAAAGTAGTTCGACAATCAGCCCTCTCCACATACCAAAGCCTGATCAAAGTAAAATCAGCTTTGGCTAATTTCGGAGACGGTGCCAAGTTTGTTAACAAAGTCACCAAAAGCGTTAACCGTCTAAATCGAGCCTTGTTGTACACTGTGCGTATTCTGACTCGGATCTTACGACTCCGACAACAGATTGCCCGCCTACCTGGCCAACGAAACAGCAATACTGGTTCGCCGGCTGACCAACCTCAGACGAATACCGAAGTACGGCAACGTAAACGGGATATTGCTGGGGCAAACTATGTCAACGAGTTGCGAGCTCAAGCAGAGGATATTAAAAAGGCCTTTGATGACAGCTTTGGCAACATTGGAAAAGGTCTTGCTCGGACTGGTGTCGCTTTCCGTAGGTTCTTTCGAGGACAGTATGGAAAGGGATTCCGGTCATTGGGGAAGGCCTTTTCTCTTTTAGGCAAGGGCATTATCAATGGTGCAGCACAGATAGCATCAAGTCTTGTATCAGCCGGTCAACGCATTACCCAGTTTGGGTATTCATTACGACAATTTAGTTTCATCCTTCGGGATGCAGGTGTTCAGTTACTGGCCATTGGTGTGGCTATTACTGGACTCATAGCATTGTTTGCTAAAGCGAACGCAGAGTTCGAGCAAGCAATTGCAGATACTACCGCTGTAATCAATGGATTGCAAGATGGTAGTGATAGAACAATCGGAAAAATCAATGCACTATCAAATGAGATTCTCCGCTTAGCAGAAACAACCGTATTTACGGCAACTGAGATTGCTCAGGCAGCCCAAGTATTAGGTTTGGCGGGTTTCACGTTTGATGAAGTAAGTAACTCCCTCGAAGGCGTTGGCCAACTAGCAGCAGCTACAGGTGCATCTATTAAGGATGCTGCCGACCTAATGGCATCGATTATTCGTTCGTTTGGCCTAACGGCAGACAGTGCCAAAGAGGTTGCTGACGTTCTAACAGCTACCGTAACCAACGCAAACACAGATATTAATCGACTGAAAGAGTCTTTCAAGATTGTCTCTCCGGCAGCTGCAGCATTCGGTCAATCGATTCAAGAAACATCTGCAGCCTTGGGTGTCCTGGCTAACGCAGGTCTCAGGGGAAGTATCGCTGGAACTGGCTTGTCCAGAGTTCTCACCCAGTTGGTAGAAAATGCCGAATTGGCTGATGAGGTTCTTCGACGACTTGGTTCAAGCTTCGATGCTATTGACCCTCGGAGAAACAGCATCTCACAGATTGTGGAAGAGTTCGAACGTCTTGGGGTTGGAGCAACAACACTTGGTCAATTGTTTGATCAACGAGCCTTCCGATCACTGCAAGCTCTTATCAACCAAGGTTCACAGTCTTTACGTTTGCTTAATGTACAAATTGAAAACTCTGCTGGCCTTGCTCGAACAATTTCACAGATCAAACTTGACACCTTAGTGGGTGACATCAAAATCCTTAATAGTGCTTTTGAGAGTCTAAAGATCACTATTGGTGGATTGGTGAATGACGAGATCCGTATCTTTGTACAGACCTTCACACAGATAACTACGAAGATCACAAGCTTTATTAATAGCAACAATGAGCTTGTAGCTACGATTGCTAAGATCACCGCAGCTTTTGGGGCAACTTCAACGGCAGCAGGAGCGTTTCTGTTTTTACTGGGTAGCTTAGCAGCTGCCATCGTTCCCTTGGTTATTGCCTTTGGATCTACAATCTCAGCCATTGGTGTTATGGGATCTGTTGTTACTGCCGTAGCTACAGCTCTTAGCATTGAGTTCCTCCCAGCACTTTTGCTGATTGGGGCGACACTGACAGCTATCACTCTGCCCATTATTGCGATAACTGGGCTTCTGGCTGGATTTGCAGCAGCAATTACCACTGCCTTTGGTACTGGTGTAATCAATACTGTTAAGGAAAGTGCCGAAACGTTCAATCAAGTCTTGGACTCGATTGGTGTGATTCTTGGAAACACTGTCCTTCCAGCTATTGAAGAATTCCAGAAAACAGTTGAAGCTCAATTGGTTCCCGCGTTCAAAGAGTTCCTAACGGAGCTACAAGCTCTGTTTATTGAGCTTGGTTTTGAAAGTGAGCGAAACACTGATTCCTTTAAGGAATTTGGAGCTTTAGTTGGAGTTGTTTTAACAGAAGCTGTCAAACTGATGACTCAGTTTGTACGTGTTCTACGAATCAACAAAACGGCGATCATTGACTTTGTAAACACTGGTGTCGAAGTTCTATTCCGAATGGTTGCAGCTGTACACGGTTTGATCATTGCTCTGCAAGAGTTGACCCGTCAATGGAAGGCAGCAGCTATTGCAGCTCAGGCGGCCTTTGAAGCAGCTGCTTATGGTTACGTACCAGTAGATCGACTTCGTGAATTTGCCGCGGCACTAGAAGAGGTTGAGAATAGTTCCCAGGATACGTTGGCCTCTTTGGATGAGCTCTATGAACGTCTGAACAAAATGGACGTCAAGCAGTTCAAGAAATTCAGCGATTCTCTAGATGTTTCGTCCGACGTACAAACCCGCCTTAATAAGGTTATCGAACTTATCAATAAGATCCCTGATTTGACAGGTGTCCAAGCTGATGAGTTAGAAAATCTATTCGGTCGAGCAGGACTATCGGAAATTAAAGCTGAGATGCAGGTTTTGAATGACAGCCTTGCTGAACTAGCTAAGAAACGGATGGAACTACAAGAAGCCGGGCAATCTACAAGTGGTGTCGATGATCTGATTGAGAAGTATTCCGCTGCTTTTGATAAGCTAAAGACAGCTGCTAAAGGTGCGGAACAGACAATCGACGATCTGTTGAAACCTAAAGACGAGTTGATTGCCGAACGTCAAGGCCTACTTGATCAAGCAGAAGTCCTACAGGATGTTTATGCAGAGCTGCGTGATGCCCAAACCTTATTCCGTCGTGACGATGGTGAGGCATTCAAACAGTTTATTGCTAAGTACCAAGCAGAGCTAAATAAGGTTGGGATTAACTTGACTCCTGAGTCAAGCTTTGAGCAGATTAGGGAAGCGATTCCTGAGCTCAACACAGCAATTGAGGAAATTCTAAATCGATCTGGTTTCCTGAACAAGATTATTCCTCAAGCTGATGCAATTGCAGAATACTTTAGTAAGAACACTGTTGCCAGCGTTGAGGAAGGGTTGATCGCAATCGCTAAGATCTTCGCTGATGCTCGTACGGAAGCTGACAAGCTTGCTGAAAAAGCTGCAGAGGTTGATCAAGCTCTTCTGGATTTAGCCGAAGAAAACAGCCGCGGTAATCGCCTGACAGAGCTTCAGGAGCTCAGGGATAAAACCCAGGAACTTCTGGATACTGAACGTGAGCGATTGCAGGTAGCTAAGGATCAAAATGCAGAGCAGAAAGTTATTGAGGCTTTGGAGCAAGGCGTTGAGAAACGTGAAAACGACGTCAAAACTTTCGAAGATGCGATTGCTGAAGAGCGTAAACGACGTAATGATGATCTTGCCGATGACGAGCTTGCTCGTAGACGTGAGATTGTCAATGGTATTCTTGATGAAGATCAAAAGTACCTGGCGGAACGTCAGCTTCTAATTGAGGAAGCCGCAGCTCGGGAAAAGAAAGAGTTTGAGAAAGTTGCCGAAGCCTTGGAAGGTGAGACTGACCAGGTGATCAAGAATCGCCAGGCCCAAGTCAAAGCCGACCTTGATGCCATCCTTAATCAGGACCTGGCAGCCATTGATGCTGCATTCCAGGAAGCGAAGAATAAGGAAGCAGAAAAGGAAACCAAGGAAAAGAGCAAAAACCTAGAAATCGAGAACTCTATCACTGATCAGCTGATTAGACAATTACAGACGATTGGTCAAGCCAATGCTCTCCTAGAATTCCGTAATGTAATCCAGGCTCGTAATGAAGCCCGGGCTAAAAAGGAATTCAAAGAGCAGTTGAAGCTTGAAGATCGACTAAGATTGCTCCAGCAGCGTAAGGCTGCTGGTATCGGCGGCGTCAATGTAGACGAGCAAATCCGTAAACTGCAGGATGTCCTTGACCTCCAACGAGCAATTTCGGATAAACGTTTAAGTGATGCAGATCTGAATGTTCAGCGTACTAATGCAGGAGCCCAGGGCATTAATGTTTCTGGACTGCAGGCATCTTTACTGGATCCAGGGTTCGTAGCGAATCTAGGAGCTCAGTGGGGTGAATCTATCGCTGAGGCATTTAAGGCCAATCTTCAAGGATTCCAAATCCAGATGAATCAACCAATGCCTACAGCAAATACGCCTATTGCCCGAGCGGATCAAAGTGGTTCCTCGGTTAATGACAACCGAATCTTCAACATCACTGTTACCAGTGCGGATGAAATTACACCGTTTATCTAGGAGCTCTTTATGGCTGTAGCCACTATTGCTGGGCAGGATCTGCCACAGCAGTTCCAATACGATGATTTCTTTCCTACGCTCCGGTACACCACGACTGAAACTGCTCAAACCCACGTATACCAGGAGGGATGCGTTCCCTTCCGGTATGGTGGAGAAACAGTCAATTTTAAGTGTGAGGGGGTATGCCAGGCCGAAAAATGTCAGTTTTCTGACATTTATAACCGAGTTGCCCCTTATGACACTTTACCTTTGACGTTCATCGGGTATAATGGTGAAGAATGGACTGTTCGTATGGTTGCTCTGTCTTCCAAACAAATCGGACTAAACCTCTTCACCGTTTCTGGTGAGCTTTTAATTGTCTCGGTCACAAGTGACGGATGTAGTTAATGACATACGATTATTCAATGGCTCAGGAAGTTTGTGCTGATGCCATTACAACACCTGCGGAGTGGTCCAGCCAAATTGTGCTGGATACTCCGTATCTTTTGGCACCTAAGGACCAATCGGTTGTGTGCCTGGGAACGTCCAAGTTTGCCGCCACGGGTATTGTTCTCGTGTGGGGATCGGTAACTGACGCTACACACTACATTGTGATGTGGGCTGACAATCCGGAATTCTCGGGTCCTAGTGTTCGCCAAGAAAAAACAGCTAACACCTACCAATCTTTGACAGCAATCACTGACATTAGCTTAGGTCAGACTGTCTACTGGCAGGTAATCGCTATCGATGAAACGGGGGGTGGCATTTCTCGGAAATCTGACACCTATCAGGTAACCTATAACTGCCCCCAATCTTCAGACACTCTTGGTCAAAGCTCTTTGAACTTCGATATCCAAGGAAAGATTCTTGGACCAGACTTCGTTAAGTTCTGCGAGGAAGACGTCTATTCTCTGGAGCTCAGTTACATTGAGCAAGACGCAGCGGGGCGAGATCTTTGTTTGATTCTTTCCAAGACTTGGGAAATCGAAGCCGAAGTCACAACGGAATCTACCGTTCAAGAAAATTTCCCAAAACCAAACATGGTAACTGCTTCCTTCTGTAGGAAGGATGACGCCGGGTTAACGGCGGATGAGGAAGCTGAGCCATACCTGGCAAATTTGAAGTGTACAATTACCTTTGAGAATCAATTAACAGCGGCAACGTTTGATGTCACGATTGAAAAGCAGGTATTTGTAGGTTCTCACGATGATGCCTATGTTTGCATTCCATATTTTGATTCGGTGATTCCAGCTAGAACAGGCACCACTCCCGGCAGTGAGTCTTGTTGTATCTACAAGATTCAGGACGGGGAATTCGTACCTGTGCTGGATGAGAACGGGGAAATCCGGCGAGAGACGGTCTACAACATCTTTGAAACTGACGCAGAGTACAACTGGCATGTTTGCCACAGGGTAAACGAGTGTGAGTTTTACGTAGCCAATCCTCAGACTACAGAGTATAGCGACCCATGTCTCGATCCAGCGAACGATCCACCTATTGTTGATCCGTGTGAAGGCTCTTGCCAGTGGACGTGGTACGATTCGTATGGTCAGTGGACTCTTACTGACAACGATTGTTTTAAGAGAACCACTACAACCTCTACTACGTCTGAAGGGCAAGTTGTACCAGAGCCTGTGGATTGCGGCTGCCCTACAACCACAACTAGCACAAGCTCTACATCAACAGCCGCAGGCGATACAGCTACTATTGACTGTGAGACCGGTGACCACTTTGCTGAGATGTGTTGGGCTACTGACGGTATTACCTTCTACACTAACCACATGTACGATTATGTGGATGAGGAAGATGATACTGGAGAGGCTTGGATCAAAACAGCCACAGACTCAAACAGCACCTCAAACAGCCTAACAACCTCGGAGCTAATTGACCACTCAGATACTACCGAGGAGCAAGAGTTTATTCTCGGTTGGAAGTCCACAGTAGGTAGTGGGGGAGGAACTGCTTCCTTTTATGTTAAGGGTCCTGCCTCTGCTCTTGGAGTTGAGATCGAGGTATACCTTAATGGCGTTAGTCAGGAAGTTATTGATCCAGTTCCCTCTAGCTGGACACAGAAAAGCTATGCTACTGTAGAAGGCGGTGCATTGGTAGAGGTAGTTTTACGGCGGTCTGCTGGGTCCACGGATGACGTTCCCTCAGACACGTACTTCATTGACGACATTGAGATGACTAATGTCAACGGTGAGCTTTTCTACTGTGAGTGTGTTGAGCCTGATTTCTGCGGACCTTATGACGAGTTTACTATAGAGACAGGATGTACTACTGGTTACGTAATTCCTCAGCCAGATAACTGTAGTACCACCTCATCAACATGCGATTGCGAAACGTGCACAGACTCAGAATGTTTATGGAGAGCCTTATACCAGATTGGTGGCTGCGGGACAAAGAGTTGGGTACTGATAGCAGACTGCACAGGTACAACCAGCAGTTGTGATGGATACAGTGCTGTTATTCCAAGTGCTAACTGCTTAACAGAGGGGCCTACTTGTAGCGATCATCAAGACGGATACACTACTGATTTCACCTATTACAGTCAATGCTGTTGTGAGGAGCCAGAGCAGGACCCTGACACCGTTGAGTGTGGAGTAGAGATCGCCACTACTTGTGTACGGGATGCTGGCACTGAGCCTCATGTTCCATGTGCACAGGTGGAGCCGTGTGTATTCATCTGGAATCCTGCATCCGAGGCATGGGTAAGAATCTGCGGACTGTGTACCGGCAGTTTTTGTGACTGTCGTAGACCTTCAGAGATACCTGATGATCCTTATGCTTACTGCCTAGTAGTCAGTACAGAATGTGAACGCTCCATACCTTATGACGAGGGCGAGTTTTCCGAATGTGACTTATGGTGTGCGTCAAGTACAACCACTGTTGCTGGAGAAGACTGTTCCAAGCGGTGTGATTGGCTGGCAAATGGTGGACCTTACAATGGTTGGACGCTACTTGTAGATCCTTGTCCTGACGAATGTCCTTGCAGTCACCCCGGCACATATCCTCGGCCCGGCACCCACAAGTTCACTGACTGCGGGAGCCTTGGTCCAGATATCACAACATCGACTACCACGACTACCTCCACAACTACTGCTCCACTGGGTCAGTGCTGTGTGACCGGCTTTGTTACTTGCTGGTATGTTAATGAATCTACTTGCAGTGAGATGGATACTGGCAGTGGTTATACGTGGGATGGTGCTTCAGATTGCACAGGCTTTGAGCCTTGTGGAAGCTGGACTACTACCACTACGTCCACTACAACCGCACCTTTGGGAGCATGTTGTCACGGATTCGAAGGTGGTGCCTGTGAGCCAGATGTAAGTGAGACTTATTGTACTGATAGCCTGTATGGAACGTGGTATGAAGGGCTTACCTGTGCTGAGGCTAACTGCACTGGCGGTGGACCTACAACAAGTACAACTACTGTTGCCTTACCTTAGGATTAGATAATGAAAGTAACGATTGGAATGGCGACCTATGACGACTTCGACGGAGTCTGGGGTACGCTACAGCACATGCGAATGTGTTTCATGGACAACCCGCAGGATTTTGAAGTGGAGTATATTGTCGTTGACAACAACCCTTCAAAGGAAGAGGGTAAAGACCTGAAGAATTGGATTTCAGGTCTTCCTGATGTTCACTATGTTCCTCTGGCCAAACAGAGTGCCTTCAAGGCAAAGAACATGGTGTTTGAGCAAGCAACTGGAGAGATTGTGGTAGTCATGGACTGCCACGTCTCTGTCAGTTTCTCTGGATTGCTGGATGCTATAAAGTATCTGTCAAACCCAGAATGCTCTGATCTTGTACAAGGTCCTCTTGTCTACGATCCGGGTGTTCGCGGAGAAACTCACTTCCAAGGCATCTGGTCAAACGAGATGTACGGACGATGGGCACAGGCTTATCGCTTCCCTGACGGGGAGACGGACGTTGCCTGTGTTCGCATTCCCACACCACAGGGAGAGCCACAGCAATGGCGATTGTGGAACATATTTCACGACTGCCAAACCCAGCCGCCCCTGGAGGAACTAGATGGGAGAATTATTCCCAAGGATATTAGTCCCGCAAACCTGCATGATTTTGGTCTTGTAAAGACTGACTCGGTTGCAGAAGTCTTTGAGATTCCCTCTATGGGGATGGGCTTATTTGCATGTCGTAAAGAGCACTGGGAAGGCTTCAATCCCCATGTGGATGGTTTCGGCGGCGAAGAGTTCTATATGCACGAGAAATTCAGGCAGGCTGGTAAGCGGGCTGTCTGTCTTTCGTCCTTCAAGTGGTTTCATCGATTCCGTGGCAAGACTAGCAAGACTCCATTTCCCAACACTCAGTACAATCGTGTACGAAACTACATGATCGAGTGGCAGGAACTGGGACTTGACACTACCACTATGCGTCACCACTTTATCAATGAGCGAAAGCTTCCTTTGATTCAGTGGAACACTATTGCCCAAGACCCAATCAACGTCAACAAGCCTCTCGGGGCTACGGAGACTGTAGGTAAGTGCCACCGCACACCTCAAGAGGGTCCGCCTCCAAGTACCAAGCTCTCTGAGCTAATTCCTTGGATGGAGAAAAAGCCTAGGTACCTCAGAGATCATTTTGGTGCTATCAAACGATACACCGAGATGAGCAAGAGTGTTACGGAGTTCTCAAACATTCGAGAGAGTACTTTGGCTTTTGCTGGCTCGCTGCCCGAGGATGCTGAGTTCCTACACAGCTTCCAGACAGAGCTTGACCCAAGCTACAACGTGATTCTCAAGAACGATCCTAACTGGAAATTCAAGCTTGAGTTCGCAGGTATGGAGGGTCACAACTTTGAGTCTGGAGAGGCGGTAGAAACCGAGATCGAACAATGTGACCTTTTGTACTTGGATGTTCGCTCCGACGCTGGATATCTGTCAGCCTGTTTGAACAAGCATGGCGATAAGGTAAACAAGTTCATCTTCATTCATGGTACTCAAGATTATGGCGAACGAGGACCTAAAGTAGGTGATAATCATCTACCTGGTGTACGTCACGCTATCGAACCTTGGATTAGGAAAACAGACTGGTTTATTGTTGATCATGTGCCACAACAGGGCGGAATGACTGTACTGTCTAAAGTACCAGAATTAAAACCACAGGAACCAATTCGTCCTTGGACACCAGGTTATGGACCGGGCACTGAATTGAAAAAGTACCTGGAGTTTTTTGGTATGAAGCCAGGAGCTAACTGTTCCTGCAATAAGTTTGCAGCTCACATGGATCGAATGGGTCCTAACTGGTGTGAAGAGAACATCGAGGTAATCCGGGAGCAGCTCAAGAATAATGCCGAGAAAATGAAAAAGCAAAAAGCTTTCTGGCTTGCTGATCAATCTGGACAGATTACTAGAATGATCAAAAAGTGTATTAAGCGAGCTCGCAAGACTATTGCCAAAGAGGAAGCCTGGTACTATGAGTAAAGTCGTTTGCTTATGCCCCACCTATGGGCGTCACCCATCGATGATTCAAAATACCTTGGCAATGTTCCTAGCTCAGGACTACCAGGACAAGTATTTGCTAATTCTCGATGACCAGGGTAACTACCCCGAGCAAAAAGGCGATAACTGGGCGTTACTCAGCACTTCCACTAGATTCCCAAGTCTCGGTGAGAAGTACATGCACATGTTGAAGGTAATGCCAACTGCTTGGAATTACTTTGCTCTTTGGGACGACGACGATCTCTATCTTCCTTGGCATTTGAGCCAGGGAGTAGAGGCGGCCAGTAAGAATAAAGACGGTTGGTCAAAATGTGGTAAGATTTGGACCACCTATGACAAACCAGACGGTACTTACTGGTTGGAAGAGAACACTAAAGGACGTTTCCATGGAACCTTGGTTGTTTCCAGAGGAGCTATGGGTCATGTAGGATATTGGTCAACCGCCAGTAGCTTCGATCTGCAGTTTATCTCCGATCTAACCAAACACCAGGAACCAGAGCTTACCTGTCCTTCATACCTGTACCGCTGGCAAGACACACATGCCAGGCATTCCAGTTCTGTGGAGTATAGCAAGCATCAACCACAGTACCGAAAGCCTGTAAGTGTGATCGCCCCAGTTTTTGATGACCTGACCTACGAACTATACACCAAACTTATTCAGGAACCAAGATGTCCGAACTGAAAACAGAAGAATACAAACTACAAACATTGATTGGTGCCCGGGATGTTGTCCTAGGTGAAGGCGAAGTTAAAGATGAGCTGGGTGAAGTGGATCGTTACGAGTACACTAATGATCCTAACGAGCGGCCAAAGCTAAAGTTTTTCAAGGGTAATACCTACAAATTCGTTATGCTTTATTGGGACAAAGATGCTGAATTTGTTGGACGATCCTCTCTGGCAGAAGTGCGTCTAATTCCAAAGGACAAGGAACCTTGGAAGGGACATCGCCGGCTCGATGATGCTACTGGAGAATCCTTCAAATACAAGGACGCTCCCCCGATTGAGTTCAACTATCATCTGTTAGAGGATCCTCTACCGATGAAGAAAAAGCATGATCATGCCGTTTTGGTACTGATTGAGTCACTTCCTACAACACACACTACATTGGATGATGTGGCAAGATTTAAAGGTGTTGACGTTGCCGCGGTAGCCATCATTGACTCAAAGAGCCCCTACACAGAAGCTCGACAATCCGAACTACTTGGTTATGCCGAGCAGCACGGGATGCAAGTTTTTAAAGTCAAGGACATTGGTCATGGCCGCTTGCTACTCCACAGCTTAAAAGAGCTGTTCAATCAAGGGTATAAAGAGGTCACTGTCTTGGATGCCAATATGGAAGTGGCTGTGAATTTGCCACAATACATTCGCCAGGTACGGAAAGCGGCAGACAGTAATATTGGAATTATCCAAGGATGGACGGGTAATCTAAAGACCGATAAAGATTACGCAGATGTAGTAAAGGTAACCTTTACTGAGGATCTAAGAGCTTACAGCCTGTCTGCACAAGTATACCGAACCATTGAACAAGATCTTGATAAGTTCCGTGATTTGTTTCTCAAAGGTCCTTACAACCGCCGACCACACCGAACTATCCAAGATTGGTTACGCACCAAAGCACTACAAAATTTCCGCACCTCAGATGATGGAGTTGAACCATCTGGCGATTCTCTTACCCGTCGTGGACGAGCCTTGCCTAACTTGGATTCTAGTTTAGAGTCAGCTCTTATTGTACTAACAGACAATAAAGGATGGCTACGCATTTGCCCAGATGTATCGCGTGTGAAATTGCTGGACGACCGAACAAATCCCCAAGAGTACCTCACTTTGAAGTACGAGCAGTTCGAGCTCCATACTTTCCCAAGCGATGGACGAAGAAAGAATTTCCAGATCACCACTTAGTATCACGATATTGATCATGCTCGCCATTGCATACGGTGTTATCAACGTTGGTAACCCAGACCAGATATTTGCAGTTCTTTTTGGAAATTAGCATGACCGTTATCAAGTTTGCCTGGTATCCCTTTAATACTAAGGGACATACCCAACAACAAACCTATAGTCATATTCGACGAGGATTGGATGTCTTGTCCAACTTGGCGAATGTTCGATTCGTGTACTCAAGTCAACCTGAGTTTACTATTTCCGGATATCCTTCTGGTAAGTGGGCGGCAGCAACCTATCAAAACCATATTTGGTTTGACACTACCAGAAAGATATCAGCGGATTGGTGGACTTTCAATGCAATGCCCCACGAGTTTTGCCACTTGTGGGGAAATCCTAAATTCTGTGCTTGGGGACATGCGGCATCAACATCATACAATTGCTTGATGCACCCAAATGCCAGCCGGCAGAAGTTCATGTGCCCCAACGAAGCTAAGAGATTTATACAGAAGTATGGACCTCTTGGACGACAATATTGGCCACTACCTCCACTAAAGAAAATAGGAGACCGTATTCGCCAGAATAAACCTTTGATGGATAAGTGGGAATCGGAGAGAATCAAATGGGCGACCAAGAGAGACTCTACGGTAGGTCCAATGCACCAAGAGTATAACGAGAAAGCAAAGGCAGCTCACAAACAATTCCTGAAGTACTGGACTTTATGGTTGGACGCAGTTCGCGAATACAAGTCGATGTATAAGCGATGGCTCCCCGTATTAAGAATGATGGAAGGACTATCAGCATTGAACTACACAAGAGCTGAATATGGAGTTCCGCCAACACCTGAGGACAGCAACCCCATTGTTTGTTGGATGGACGACTCTCCCTATTATGCCTCTACTTTGGATATGGAACATGACGAACACCAACGGATTATACAGCTAAAGCACAGTTTGAATCCTGAGGATCTTCGGCCATGCGAATTCGAGTAAGAGGAAAAGCGTATATTTTAAAGTTCGTCAAGGACCTTCATCATGAAAATGAGAAGGTTAAGGGAGTTTGTGATAAACCTACGAAAAAATATCCACGTAAGATCCAAATAGACAAGGACCTCAAAGGTGAAGAAAAACTTGAGGTAATATGCCATGAAATTCTACACGCCTGCTTTTGGGATCTAGACGAGGAAGCAATTGATGATGCCGGCAAAGTGCTGGCCGAAATTCTCTACAAACTCGGATATAGGAACAAGAATGAGTAAAGAGAACCCAAACGGTTTTACAGATAAAGAGATCAACTCTTGTATTTATCGTAGCAAAAAAGATCCATCACGCTATAGGCCTAATGGAAAAGGCTGTACTTGTGGTGGATCTCGCTACAGAGAATACGTCTATGACTGTGCACTATATCAGCTTCGATGTGCTACACACGCACCACCAAATGACAAGGATCTTCGCATTTGTGATTCATGTGAGGACTGTACCCCAAAAGGGAGTCTGCCTAAATGAGCTGGTTATCCTTCATCTTTATTGGACCCTTCCGATGTTTGAAAGCTCAATGGAGAGCAATGCAGTCGGGATATGAACGAGCAACTGTTCCTGAACAAGCCAGCCGCCTGGCAAAATGCTCAGCATGTGATCTACGTGTAGAAGACCGATGTGGTGAATGTTGGTGCTACCTTCCGGAAAAGACTACTTTGAAAAGCGAATCCTGCCCAGACAACCGTTGGTAAAAACATGAAGATTGTATTTGTTTCAGACAGCCCAAAGATCCCCACCGGCTTCGGTCATCAGGCCCAGCTGCTTGGGGATTATTTTGTTTCCCAAGGACACCAATGTCATTACCTTACCTATAATCTTGGTAATTGTGGGCGAGAGGGATACGATATTACCCTACTAAATGATATCAATGACTCATTCGAGGTTGAATCGGAGATTCGAAACCTACAACCAGATGCAGTAATTGTGTTGGCTGGTAGCTGGACAACGGTTAAGTTGTTTGAAATGAATGAAGTAATGCACAATTGCCCTGTGTACTATTGGTGGGCGTTTGAGGGAGTTTCAACTGATAACTACAGCCAATATGCAAATACCTATGGAAAGTCTCTTCGACCCAATTCCGTGATCCACATGAGCAAGTTTGCCGCGGATCTTTGGAAGGATATCTTTCCAACAAACCGGGTTGCCTATCACATGGCTGATCCTGAGTTTGCCTTCACTAAGTATGACCACAACGAAGTAGCTGAGCTGCGTGAAAAGTGGTCTGACAAATTAAAGGTAGATCTTCGTCCGGAAGACTATATTTTTGTGAATGTAAATGCCAACTACTGGCGGAAACATTGGGATCTAGCTCTTCAAGCTCTCGCTGGTTTAGGTTACGATAATGTTCGTTACCTTGGAAGATGTCATGATCGAGTCACTCCAGACTCGTTTAATGTTTCTCGGGCGGTTAAGACTTTTGGAGTAGAAGACAAGTTTACTTTGATTCCTCAGAGTCTCCCTAAAGAGGATTTGATTGAGCTCTACAAATTAAGTGATGCAACCTTAAATCTTACCGCAGGGGAAGGGTTTGGTGTTTCCTATTTGGAGTCTCGATTGATAGGACTACCTCAGGTAGTACCAGCACTTGGAGTCTTCATGGAGATTGATCCACAAGGAACGTTTGTTCCAATCGATCATCTATCCTATCGGCACAACTCCTACTACCAGATCGTCAGTGTCGAGGAAACTCTTAATCGTATGTACACTATGGTTCAGCATCTACAAAGAACCAGAACCCCTTTATGGAACGACAGACGTTTTCGCATTGAGAGCGTGGGTCCTAAATGGTTAAGCTTCATCGAGAAAGATGTAAATGGCTTTGTAAAAGGGTCAGTACAGTCAATCAGGACACTAGATAACTCTGTTGCACCGGCGAATCAGATTCTTGAATTAGGAAAAGGCATTGTTTGTTACGATACCGGTCCTTTAACTGAGGCTCTGAAAGTACAAGACTACTCAGTAACTCAAACCAAACAACTAGGCTCAGTTACAGGAGAAGTTCTGGTACTTACTGATTTTCGCAGTAAGCCAAGTGACGAGCGTCGGAGGATCCTAAAGCAAGCCAGTAGATTCTCTTGGGTAGTTTTGGTTTACAACAATGTTCAAGATTGGGATGATCCAGCCGAACCACTTCAGACAACATTTAACATGTTTGTCCCACGATACGATCTTCAAAAATATGCCGACGTTAAAGTCTTCTGTAAAGACTTTCGTAATCCGAGGTACGACCTATGAGCCTAACTGAGCTTGAAGACAATTTGATAAAAGCAAGTGCAACCTTGTCACTAAGTTCCGACTATAGTGCAACTGTAGTACTTGCTAATCAAGGTGGACAGTTCTATGCAGGATGTTATGATACCTGTGTTCCCCTGGTCTACCAATTTCCGACAACACAAACGTATGGATCGGATATTACTGGAACACCAGACGCCGATTTATACAGTACCACTCCGAGCTGGATCGCCGGTTTGATTGGTACCTATGACGAGTACCAAGATACTACCACTGATCAGCTGACAGTTCAACTGTCCTCTTACTATTTCAGATTGAATCAGATTCCTCTGACTACTGAGATATTTAGTAGTTCGATCCCAGATCTGATTGACACAATCCTAGATACATATCTTGGTGTTCCTTCGGCATTGGTTACCAACAATCTTACCAGCACATTTACTTTGTCTACTCGCGTAGACGGAGAGTCTGCTTGGGAAGAATTAAAACAGCTTGCCCAGGCAGCTGGTGGAACAATGTATGTACAGGCGGGAGGCAACATTGAGTTTGGTGATTGGAAGGATCAAAATAGTTCTGTAGACCATGTAATTCCACCTGAGTGGACGATCTATGTCAGCAAGAAATCTGTTGGTCCTCAGAATACATACTTGATCAATGGCACTGGAGCAAATACTGCAGTAGCCTCCTCAGGGTACAAGGTACTGACGGACTCTAGAACTGCGGACAACACAAACGGTTTTGGGTCCGTACCTGGAAACTATAACACCCGTGTAATTTCTGGTATTGGAAATAAGACACCGGAGATTCAAGTCGCAAACATCTCAGCGAACGAAAAAGATCTTTTGAACGTTGAGTTAGTTTCTGATGACATCAATCTGTATACTCAAACAGTGTTGGGAGACGGTCTTACTAGAATCAAAGCTCGTAAGAAAGATGGAACCTTTGTTTCCGACGAGCTGATCAATCTTGGTTTGACTGGGCAGATTCGACCAACTAAAGAGGCAACACCAGAATGGTTGAAGGCCTACGAAAATGCCATTAACCAGGTACACAACCGTATAGCCACTGGGCAAGCACACCAGGAAGCGGTTAACGACAGGGCCAAGAAAATGGAGGCCAACACTGTCAAGCGTATTAGTGAGATGGTCAATCCTCCAGCTGCACCTCCGAAGGTAGAGCAGAAGATCGAGGAAGAAAATAAGCTTGCTCGCAAATTTGAGATCAAGAAAGTTGCTAAACCACCTATTGTACCTCTCGGTAATCTTATTGGTGGTCCTGCTGGTGGAGCAGGTCAGAAAAACATAAGGCAGCTTCCATTGCAGCGTCCAATACTAAATCCTGGTTCAAATCCAACGACGGCGGTAACGGCCAGCTTGAAGGATAACAACCAAACAGGTGAATGTGGGTGGACAGTTGAAACTATTTCAAACAAGTATGCAGACTCACCTGAGAAGCTAACTCGGATTCTTAAAAGGCGTTACCAGGAGTTGTTTCTTGATAATGCCACCATGTCCTTGACAGTGCCATATATTGCTGACATACGTCTGAATGACGTGATAACGTTCACCACTATGGGAACCAGCGAGATCGAGCGACGAGAAGTAACTGCTTTGGTGGTCGGGATTCAAGTGGACTACTCAGCACCGCATGACCTGACTATGAATTTGACAGTGCAGGATTTTTCATGTTTGGACGGAACACGAGATCTCATTAGTGGTAACTTGATTGCTGCCAGAAATGGTGGATATCAATCAGTAGATCCCTACTTCACTATTGGTAATGCCAGTAGTACTGAGTTCGTGAACTTCCAGGATCTTACACTTACGATTGCTCAATCAGGTGCAGGCACTCCCCAATGCACGTATAATCACGCAGATGCCAGTGTTGGTGATGAATACATTTTTGATTGCTACGTTCAGAAGATTTACCCAATCACGGGTATCCATCCTCTCGGAAGTGGTGCTGGTATTATTCAGCCCATTACCTACACCAATAGTCAGACTGGCTCGCAGGGTATCCTGAATACAGGAACTCGAACGTACTTCAGTGAGACCTGGACATGTACAGGGTCAAGTTTTACTATCCAATTTTCGTTGGGAGTTTGTGCGGATCCTGTAGGCTTCGTTGTTGATGGTTGGCGACTAAGGAAGATATGTAATATTTAGGAAATCTTAGTTCGCCTATTTTAGGTTAAATTACAAGGATAACAAATATTTGTGCGTATTTTACCTCTTACTCCCGTACATTTAAATAGGAAGGGACTTTTTTACCAATTCTCTCAACTAGTAAAGGGATAATGTGAACTACCTAGATAAATCTGAAATAATAAAATCCGCAAAGCAATTTAAAACAAAGATGGCTTGGAGAAAGTCTAGCAGGGAAGCTGATCTCCAGTATCAAAAAGCTTGGAGAAAGGGTTGGTTAGACGAAGCGTGTGCACACATGGTGTCAACCAGAAAATCATGGACCTTCAAAAGGGCTAAAACAATCGCTGTTAAATACAAAAATAGGCAGGAGTTCCGCCTTAACGAGGCAGCTTGTTATATGTGGCTACATCGTAAAGGATTGCTAGACAAGGCGTGCTCACATATGCCTAAAGACCGAAAGGTGAAGAAAGTAAGTAAGTCTGAGGTCTTGAAAGCCGCCAAAACTTGTGTGGGCCGAAAAGAGTTTGCCACTAAGTACCCAACAGAGTACAGGAAGGCGAGACTAAATGGATGGTTGGATGAGGCGTGCTCACATATGGACCCTATCTGCCCATCGGTTTATAGTTTTACTAAGTTTAAGGAGGCTTGCGACCGAGGAGATGGACTCGGAGAGATATATGTAGCATTCTTTGAAGATAGTCAAACTGGTGAGAAATTTGGGAAAATCGGAATTACTTCTCGCACTGTAGGTAAACGGTACTCCAACGGTAGATCCAGAGCTAACTACGATATCGTAGAATATTTTTCTTGGCGAGGTGACCCTAAATTAGTATGGGATACAGAAAATCACATCAAGCAGAATTTGGAACCATATAAGCCCAGTAGATTTTTTGCGGGGTGCAGCACAGAATGCTTTATAACAGGCTCGTTAAGAGAGAGATTGAGACATACTTTTTGGGAAATGCAAAGCTAAGAAAGATCACGTCGATATGATAAAATCACTGAAAAAGATGTACAAAGAATATGGACATCGAATACTTCCTTATGTAGAACTGCTTCTAATGACCGACCGAGAGGTAGAGAATAAGCAGGACTACTATTTGGATGAGTACCAGCAGATGGGCTGGCTAAAGTATGAAGGGACTGGCCCATTTCTAGTGACTGAGATAAAGGATCCTGAGGAATTATTCCCAATAGGATTAATGGCTCGTCAAGGTAAGAGGCCAGCAGGCAATCGTAAGAAAGACTCAGTTCTTGACTGGTTTGTAGAAAATTGGGATGTGATACCCAGTGACTTTTATATTAGCGGCTCCAACGAGTACTCCCCAAAGTACCGCAAGTTTGCTAAGCAAGCTCGAATGGCTCTCCCTGAAGATGATCTACTTCGCTTGTACAAATGGGTTCAAGATAACCAGGAGGACTTAAAGCCGTATGAGATTTACCAACTGCTTAGCATTGTCCATATTCGAGAACTAGAACGATGGCGACTAGTTGGAATTCCCACCAAAAAGAAAGATCCATCAGAAGGGTTAGCGGATAGAGAATGGGAGTAGAAGATTTACTTAATCGGATGAACCTACCCAGGAATCACTGGGATGCCCGCCTATCAGAAATTCCTGATAAGGCGAGCCACAAAGAACAGATTGTTGACTACGTGGAGAATATAACGTATAATGTTAGCAATGGTCGTGGTTTATATCTGAGTTTCAAGCAATCAACAGGCAAGTCAGCCATTGCTGCTATCTGCCTTAAGGCGGCCTTGAGTAAAGGACACAGCGGATTATGGTTGGCCTGTGACCAAGTTCCCAAGTACATTATTGAAGACTATGAGTTTGACGATGACATGACTGTTGTCCAAAGGGCGGAAACGGTCCCTCTTCTGGTACTTGATGAATTTGTTTTGTCAGTGAAAAGCGAGAAAGGTAGGAAAGTTGCACGAGTAGGCGAGCGAGAACGGATGATAGAGATGATGGTTCGCAGGCGAATAGATGCCAAAAAAGCCACCATCATCACATCCAACATCGGACCAAAGACATTCGAGGAAGTGTATCCTTCATTCTTTCGAGTGTTAACAGAGTCCGTAGATTTTGTTACGACAGACAGCTCCCATCTATTTAGACCACATAAATGATATTGCACCAATCATCAAAAAGGTTACTGAGCCTATGCCTAAGTAAGCAAAGCTTCTCGCCGTTACTTGATAACAACATCACTTTCAGTCACATCCAGGAATTTGACAGAGCCGGCTACACTGTTGTTGAGTTTATCCAAAACTTCAACAATACTTACTCGCAGTGGCCAAACAAAGACACTATCCTGGACGAGTTGGATGTAGATCTTCCTGACGTCGAAAGTGAGGACTTTGCGGTTGATTCCTATACCAAGTATCTGAATCAGCAACGAATTGCTAAGATCGGCGAAGAGGCAATCAATCTACTTGCAGACGACCCACAGGCAGCCGTTGCCAAATTTATGTCGGTGGGCTCAGTAGTCAATCCAGGAAAAGGTATTGTTTCATTTAAGTCCTCGGCAAAAGAAAGGTACTTAGAATATCGAGAAGAAAAGAGACAGGGCGAACTTGGCATCCCCACAGTTTGGGAAACGATCAACGAGCTTTGTGGAGGATGGACAAAAGCTGGTGTTCACGTATGGTCGGCGGAACCCAACGTAGGTAAAACCTGGATTAGTTGTATATCCGCAGCCCTTGGTTTTGAACAAGGACATAAAGTTCTTATGGTGAGCCTGGAGGACTCCAACAAGGTAGTTCAGGAGCGAACCGAGAGCTTAATCTACGAAGTAAGCTATGGTCGCTTGAGGCATCACAAGCTTAGGTTGATGGAAGAGATCAAATTCAAGAACCGTTTGGAGCAGATCGAGAATGCTAAAGGTGATATTTTCTTTGCACCCTCAGATGTTCGATCAGTTGGCGATATCCTGCTCCTGACTGAAAGTTATCAACCTGATTTAGTGATCGTTGATGCAGGTTACCGACTACAGGTTGGCCAGTCAGACGAATGGCAGAAGATCAAAATGATCACTGAACAGCTACAAAATGCTGCCCGGGTAACCAATTTGCCGTGGGTTGTAACGACTCAGCAGTCAACCACTGTCAAGAAAACACTCAGTAACGCAGATGCGGGAAATCAGACCAGGTATGGTAAGGATTGGCGAGTTGCTGCGACTAATATGTTCCTTCTACAGGCATCGGAGGATCAACGCAACATGAACCTGGCTACCGTACGAATCACAAAGATGAAAGATGCCACCAATCCCACCAGGGATACGACATTCGAGATCCACTGGGATCATGAAAACAAAAAGTTCTACGAGCGTTCGCAGGACGAAGAAATCAGTGTTGAGGGACTTGAATACTAATGGAACGACATTTAGACACTGGTAGGGTAGAAACCTACCAACACATTCAACGGGTACAGGAGCTACTAAACACATCTGCGTTCACGTTGATTAAGCGTGGGGAAGTACATGATGCCAGTAAACTAGCGTCCCCAGAGGTTGAGGGTTTCACGGAACATGGTCCTAAGCTAAAAGAGCTTACCTTTGATTCAGAAGAATATAAGGAATCTCTGAAAGCCTTAGATACTGCCAGGGAACATCACTACGCGAAGAATCGCCACCACCCAGAGCATTTCAAAAATGGTATTGAAGACATGAATTTGTTTGACGTCCTTGAAATGTTTTGCGACTGGAAGGCAGCCAGTGAAAGACAACACGACGGCAACATTCGTAAGTCCATCGATGTTTGTGCTGATCGTTTTGGAATCTCACCGCAGTTAGTCAAGATTTTGGAGAATACTGCAGATGTCATCTCGTAACTTAAGGATTGGTAGTACGGAAAGTGATCTAATTTTGGCTTTTTTCTTTACTTTGCTTGGCGTCTTTTTACTTGTCTCGGGACTACTTTACTGGACATCCCCCAATATCCATAAGCAAAAGCTCGAAGATTTGCAACAGGAGGCAGTAGATCTTGGTTATGCCGAGCGATACGTTGGAGAAGATAACTATGCCCACTGGCGATGGGTAACCAAAGAGCCTGCAGACTTGGTTGGTTTAAGCGATTAACGTGCTATCACCAAACACACACAAGGAAAGACGAGAATGACAAACGACGAGATACGCGAGATCGTAGAGAAATGTACCTACAAACCCGGCTGGACTATACTAGTGAAAGAATCAGGAGATCGACTGTTCATTCAGATTTCTGTTTCAGAGGAAAGTGACGCTTCTCTAGATAGTGCTTCCCGTGATGGCACCAGAGTTCCTTGGAAAAGTGGTAAACGATTCCTTTCTCAACACATGTGCCGGCAAGAAATAGTGGGAGTTATTTTCGGGTTGATTAAGCAGGCAGAACTTCACGAGGTTCACGAGTGGTTCCGATACAAGAACGCAAGTATTTTCAACCCACATTTGGATCCAGATGTATTGGCTGAGGTTGCCAGAAGGAAATCCTCATTCAACGTTCGCGAGAACGCAATGTCAATGGAGGAAGTATGTCCTGGAACATAAGCCAAGACTTGACAAACCTGGGAATTATTCACAAAGAATATTCCAAGGGGTACATTTGTCATTGTCCGTTTGCTCCCTGGACTCACGCCAAAGGCACGGATAACAGCAAATCGTTGGTTATCTGGCCAGACATTGATTTTTTTCAGTGCTACGCTTGTGGTATGAAGGGCTCCTACCACAAGTTTTTATCGGAATATCATCGTTTAAGTAATGACCCTGAAGCAGCACTTCTGCTTAAGGTCTGGAATGAAGATACCTACCGACTAAAAATGGAGCTACGAAAGGTCGTTGAAACAAAAACTCGGAAAGTGAAAGAGTATTTTGATGACGACTTACTGCAGACGTTCCCTGATTTTCGAGGAACGCCTGCAGAGGAATACTTGGAGCAAGATCGTGGATACGATCTGTCCGTATGTGATACATTCGGACTACGGTGGGATCCGCGGCAGAAACGAGTAATCTTTCCTGTAAGGGATAAACATGGGCTTTTGGGCATGATCGGGCGGTCAATTGAAGATAACCCGGCACAAAAGCACCTAAAGTATTTCTGTGATACAGCCACATTCCTTGGGGGCGAAGATCACTTCAGTGACAACCCCAAACTAATTGTAGTAGAAGGCTTCACAGATATGCTAAACATCTACCCATGGGCGAACGAGGAAGGCTATGATACATGTTGTACATGGACGGCTAACATCTCAAGCTCACAGGTAGACCTCATCGCAGGTAGTGGTAAGGTACCGTACTGCTACTTCGACCAAGATAAAGCGGGAGAGCATGGATGGACTGAACTTCGGTCTATGTATCCATCTCGCTTAATCTTTCGTGTTTACTGGTCCTTTCTGAACTCAAAGGGCCAAGTAAAAGATTCAGGCGAGTTCACAAAAGACGAATTTAGAAAGACACTCTGAATGTTTACTAAAGGCTCAAAGCTTTTTAACGATCACCAAGAACAAGTCGAGAAGCAAAGCAACACTCCATGGAACTTCAAAATGAAGTACGAGGAGAAGAACCGAGAGATCGTTCTGCTGGAAGCTTTGGAAGACGTACCAACGGAATTCATTCACAAGATTCGCGTTGGTAACCGAACCCATCCAGTAGTTTGCCTGGGTGACAACTGTCCCGCTTGCCAAGCCTTTGCGGCTGGTAAAAAGGATGCTCGTCAGGCACCTTGTGCATTCTTCTCGATTTTGGATCTGAATCCATTCACTCGAAATGGTCAGGAAGTTCCTGGTGACCGAAAGATTTTGGCAGCAACCAGTAAGAGCTACGAACTTATTGTTTCCGAGATGAACGATGAGGCTGATGGCAACTTTGTCATGGCTCGTGTACTAGTCTCCAGAGGAAAGGCTGGAACTCCAAGTCCACCAATCACTGGCGACAAGTATCGGTTCAAAGGACACTACACCAAGGAAGAACTGTTGGAGAAGGGATTCACCGAAGACCAACTCAAGCCGTTTACCTTGGAAGAGGTGGCTTCAACTATTGAGACAGATCCCGAAAAGATTGCCGAATTGGCTGAACAAGCCTGGGGCATCAAATCTGGCTCGGCTCCTGAAGATTCCGTCGAAAATCAATCTGGTGATGACGTAAGTTATGACCTTGACTAAATCAAACTGGTAGTGTAAAATGGGGGATCAGGTTTCTGGTCCCTTATTTTCACCTCTTTGGAGATTTCGATGCTAGTTATTATTTTGATAGTTATCCTTTGGGTAATTTTGGTGGCTGTATCAGCCCATTACGATAATTTTCCTGCAGCTGCTGTTGGAACTATTGTATGTATTTTCACTGGTCTCTTTTTTGCCAATGAGGGTACACCTTGGACTGACCCTAATTCACGGGTCATTGAATGTGTGGTGCAAGAGACTGAATCAGGGCGTCTATACGTGGAATATGACGAGGAGATGGATCTTCTCAATGAGTTCAACGTAGACCCTGATAAATATCGCACAATCGAACCTGGATCAATTGTCTACATTGAGTTAGCTGAACCAATCACGAACACATGGAACATAACACATGGCTTCACTAAGATCCACCTTACCAACCCCAACGGTGAGCAGGCAGCGTCTGATCCAGGCGATAAAGTCCAGTAAGCTTTGTTGTTTCGATATCGAGCACGAAGAAACAGAATCGTGGTTGGATGAAGAGTTTGATATTCATGGGTGCGGTTTTGCCACCATTGAAGATGGTAAGATCATAAATGAGTATTACACTGACCGGGAAGACATTCAAGCAATCATAGATGCCGCCTTTGATGGGGAGGTTGAATGTATTGCTCACAACAGTCAGTTTGACCTTAAGATCCTCAAGCGGGCCGGCTACACGTATAGCGACCCACTAATCCGCGATACCATCGTTCTCCTCAATCTCTATGATGAGAACATGATGTCTTATGGTTTGAAGGACTTGGTTCCATCAATCTACAACAAAGAGATGGTGGATTATAAAACTGCCTCCGCGGGTGGTCTCGATACTGAAGAATTCTATCAGTATGGAAAAGACGACGTCTACTGGGAACTGCGACTGTACTTGGACTTCAGACCGAAAGTAAAAGCTAAGGGGTGCTGGGATCTGTACCTAGTGCTCATGAAGTCGATACTGGTGTTTTCAGATATCATGTACACTGGTATGAAGTGGGACATCGAACGAGCTCGAAAGCTCTACCTTGATTTGCTAAGTCGGTCAATCAAACTAGAGAAAGAGATTCACCGTAAGATCGGTAAGATCAATATTTCTAGTGACGACCAACTACGCAATAGGTTCTTCCGAGATTTGGGGTACGACAGCACCGGATTGAACCTGACGGATAAAGGAAAGATTCAGCTTAACGACGAGTCTATGACCAAGCTGTCAAAGAAATACAAAGTCTGTAAGCTGATCCTTGAATACCGAAAGATCAAAAAGCTGATAGGTACGTATGTCCAACCCCTAACGCACGAGGCTGCTACATCCTTTGATGGTAGGGTGCATGGATCCTACTCGGTCCACTCAGATTCTGGGAGAACCCGGTGCAGCGATCACAACCTGCAGAATGTTCCCACAGAGTACAAGGATGAACGGTTCGAGTCACTCTATGGGGTTAACGTACGAGAGTGTTTTATTGCTGAGGAAGGCCGCGGTCTGATCGTTGCCGACCACTCGCAGTTGGAGCTCCGCACTGCAGCTCACGAAACTCAGGATCCTAGTTTTTTAGAAGCCTATCTATCCTACAAGTGCCCGTGTGGTGCCGAAGGTAAGAGTAAGAAACTTCTGAGAACCTGTCCGAAGTGTGGTGCAGAGGAAAATGAGAAGGAAGGCTTTTGGCATGGACTTGACCTCCACACAGACACCGCTAATGCTATCGAAATGCTTAATGGAGATCGACAGGCAGCCAAGACCTGTAATTTCCTGTTGATCTACAATGGTAGTGCTGGAAGATTACACTTTTCGCAGAAGCACATTCCTATGGATGTCTGTGAGCGAATTAAGGACGAATACCTCCGTAAAAGACCTGGTGTAACCAGAAATATTAAACGGGTGGAAAAACTCTACCAAAACAATATGCCTGTAATGGGGCTACTCGGACGTCAAAGGCGAATTCCTCCAGAGGAAAAGGCGAGATACTACAAAGGCGGGTTAAACAAGCTGAATAACTTCCCTATGCAATGGGCAGGTGCTCTCATTATTCAGATGGGGCAGATCAAATTCAGAAACCTGATGAAGAAAAAAGGATGGTGGTTAACCAAGGTATTCTTAGTTAATTCCATTCATGACGAAATTGTAGTTGAATGTGACCTCGATATTATTGAGGAAGTAGCTATTGACCTTCGGGATTGTATGGAACAGTGCATTCAACTTCGTGTGCCCTTAAGGGCTGACCCAAAAATTGTTGCCAATTGGGCGGACGGAAAATGACAGAAATTTTAATTGGGATCGCGATTGTCCTCTATACAATTTACGGAGGCTTGTTTCAAGAGGCTGCAGCTCGTTATGCTTTAGAGCAGGGTACTCTACGAGAAGAGGATACAGGAATGCTACTATTCATAAGAATTGTTATGTTTGTGATTTGGCCTGTAGTACTATTCTTAAGTCTTTTGGAACTTGCCTTTAAAAAATAGAAAGTGTTGAATGTCAAAACCGGAAAATGCGGAAGAACTCGATGCAATTTCGCTGCTTCGTAAGGTGAAACCCCGTACGGAAAATCATGCGGAATATGTTCTAGCGATGCAGGAAGAGACTATCACTCTGTGTTCAGGACCTGGAGGTACTGGAAAAACTGCTTTGGCAGTCTACCAGGCCTGCATGGCACTGGCAAACCGAAAGGTGAAGCACATTATCTTGACTCGCCCCTTGGTACAGGTGGATGAAGATACTGGAGCTTTGCCTGGCGATCTAAACGAGAAGCTACATCCTTACATGATTCCTCTACGAACGGAGCTTGAGTCAATCCTGACTCCCAAGACAGTTCGTTATTTGATGAGTAAAGGGATTATTGAGTTCGCACCACTAGCATACATGAGGGGACGAACTTTCAATGACTCTTTTGTAATCTTGGATGAGGCTCAGAATGCCACATACGGACAACTTAAGATGTTCTTGAGCCGTATTGGCCTCAATTCAAAGATGGTAGTTAATGGTGACACAGACCAGAATGATATTGCAGAAGGCTCAGGATTCGTTTCTGTTATTGAGCGGCTTTATGGTTGTCCTGGTGTGGCAGCCTGCGAGATGACAGAAGACGACAATATGAGACATGCAATTGTCAAACAGGTTTTACGACGACTCTAAACACTAGCCCCAGGAAATGGGGCTTTCTTCATTTAAGGACATACCAATGCAAGCAAGCGAAAAAGATCTAGTCTTTGTTTTTGGCCCAGAATCCAGTGGAACTCGCCTAATGACGAGGATCTTTCTACGAAATGGTTATTGGGGTAGTGATGGGCATCAACAACCACATGTTACATCGATCCCGATCAACGAAGAGAAGATCGTAATCCGCAGAAGTGTGCCTCACGGTAATGACTGGAATGCTTTTGCCGACCAATACGAGAAAGCCTTGGATCTTCAATATGATCCCTGGGTAGTGGTTACGGTACGCTCTTGTATGTTTGCAGCACCCAGTGCGGTAAAGGCGGAACATGTAAAAGACACAGGTGAAGCCTACAAAGAACAAGCACGAGCTCTTTCCTTCATCTATCCCGTGATTCGGCATGACAGAGTACTAACTGTTACCTACGAATCATTGATTACCGATCCACAGGGAGTGGCTGACGGTTTGGGATTAGAGTCTATTCCATTGGAAGTCCGAAATGAAAACAAAAAGCACTACCTATAAGTGTGTTCCTTACTACAGTGGACCCCAGTGCGAAAAATGCTACAAAGTGGATGACACCGTTCGGGTGTTAAGCAATAACAAGAGAACACTTCAGTTTTTATGTTCGAATTGTCTACCAACACTTCTACATAAGAGCCAGGAAATCTTTGAAATTAGTGATCTGTCAAAATGAGCTACTACGAAGGTCTATATTGGACCGAGCAAAAAAATGTTGATATGCGGTTCATCAAGAAAGAGCTGCGTGTTACTGGATCCGACTTTGTCGGAGATAAGATAGTTGATTGTTGGGAGCTCCAGGACAATATGATTGGGCTTCCAGTATACTGGGCACGTAGGCAAGGTCTACAGGGGCGTAACCTTGCCTCCTGCCCAATTGTAGCCTGGCCAAACTTGGAACACGAGTATCGCGACCAACAATGGGAGGCAGTCCAGCAGTGCATGGCCGGCATGGAAAACCATGGATCGCACCTACTGTGGGCTCATACTGGATTTGGTAAGACTTTCATTGGTATTCATGTTGCCGAGAGGCTGTCTACAAATGCACTGGTGATTGTAAATCAATCCAGCTTGATCGATCAGTGGGGGGATACCGCTGAGAAGCTCTTCGGTGTTGATTGGGGGATTATCCAGGGGGATATTGAAAAGTGGGACTGGCAGAAGCCTGTAGCCGTAGCGACGATGCAGAGCCTCGGACCCAAGCTAGGAAGCCTACCTCCAGGATTTCTTGAGCACTTCGGATTGACAATATTTGATGAAGGTCACCACAGTCCCTGTGACACTATTCAAAATATTCTTAAGAAAATCCCCTCAATGTACCGATTGGGAGTAAGTGCTACCTGGAGACGACGCGACAAACTGGATAGAGTTTGGCAGGTTCACATGGGTCCTGTTGGCCAGAAGTTTAAAGACAAGAATCAAGAAAAGAACCGATATGTCTCGTTTCTTCCAGTCAACCTGAAGATTGATGAAGATGAGGTAAAACATCGGGGGAAAGTCAATCACTCGAAATATCTGACAGTACTTGCCGAGAACGAAGAGTACAATTGGTTGCTTTGTAGCCATATTGCCAAGATGGTGGAAGCCGGGCGAAAGGTTCTTGTAATCAGCCACCGGACTCGACAACTTGAACTATTGGAAATAGCCCTTGATTCCCGTGGGCTAAACTCTATAATGTACTCAGGTAAAACCAAGAAAAGCGATAAAGACAAGTTACGCGATTACCCAATTATTCTGTCAACAGAACGAAAGTTTGCCGAGGGTGTAGATCTCCCAGAGCTAGACACGCTGGTCTGTTGTACCCCCTTTGGCGATATTGAGCAGGTCGCCGGTAGGATAACCCGCAAAAACAAAGACAAGCGGGCTCCCTACGTTCTATACCCTATTGTGCAAACTGATTATCTCATTGCCATTAGCTGGAAGATACGAAAGCAGTTTGCCGGTCTCGGCTTCAAAGAAAGGAAGTTATGAAAGAAATCCCAAGTAAATTGTCCGTAGAACGAGTTTACACCAAAACGAGCTACGGTAAGGTCCTGGACACCTTTGAGGATGATTCGGAGAAAGTGGAAGTCTTTACATTCCAAGATGTACCAACAGCGTCCGTGAGCGTAAAGGCAGGCCTAACCAAAAATCTGGGTGACTTCAATAGTATTCGTATTGACGTCATGGTAACCGTTCCTTCCTACTTAGAAGAAATCGATGCAGCTACTGCGGTCGCCAATGCTAAGGTAGAGGCAGCCTTGGAACCCACGTTGGCTGAGTTTGAACAGATTCTGAAAGACCGAGGACTTATTTAATGAGCTTGGACGATCTCCGAAAAGATCTTGGAACAGCCTATGGTGACACTGTTCGCCTAGACCAATCCAGTGAAGGATTCCGGTTTTCTTCGGGAGTTGTAGCCTATGATCAAGCTCTCGGAGGAGGCTTCAAAGCCGGATTGAATCATCTGATTGTTGGTTGGGAATCTAGTGCTAAAACCACCTTGGCTCTCAAAACCGCGGCAGAGGTTCAGAAGATTAACCGGCAGACTGGAAAGTTCGATGCCAGTTATTCCGATCCCTGTAAAGTAGCCTTTGTTGACCTTGAAAACACTTTCGACGAAGAGTGGGCTCGGGCGAACGGTGTTCTTTGTGGACGAAACCATGAGGATCACTTCATTGTGATTCAGCCGTCCTTTGGTGAGCAGTTAATTGACATTGTCAAGAACATCATTCTAGGCCGGCGAGTATCTCTAATCATTGGCGACTCGTGGGAACCAGTGATGAGTAAAAAGCAGACCGAAATTTCGGCAGAAGAATCTGCTGGACTAGGGGGACGAGCCAGAGTCTTGAATGAAGGCTATCGTCAGTGGACCCAAGCTGGTATTGATGCCAAGCAGAAAGATACTCCATGGCTTAACACAACCCTTATCGGATTGAATCAGTTTCGCCATAAGATCACAATGATGGGCGACCCAAGAACTATTCCGGGAGGCAATGGTCAGATCTTCTATTCGTCTACGATTACCTACATGAACAGAGGTAACCTACAGAAGGATGGAACAAAGAACTTTGGTATGGGAACCTTTGGCGGTCTACTTCATAAGAATAAGACTGCCAGACCAAAAGCAGTGTTTAGCTTCGACATGGCTACACAGCCTGTTGATGGACATCCTGCCGGATATGTTGACAATCAAAAGACTTTGTGGAACATCGTAAAAAGCCAGGCAAACTGGTGCTACAAGGATGGGAAGGTTTGGAATATCTTGGGTGAGGAATACCGAGTTCAGGATGACTTCAAGGACCGTATGAACGACCCAGCCTTTTATGCGTACGTTCGCTCAATGGTCTATTCTCTCATTACTGGAGGACCAGATGACGAAGAAAGGGAAGCTGGGACCGAGTAGAGATCGAAAGACCGATGCCAACAGGCGGGAACAAAAACAAGCACAGGATCTTGGGGGGACGAGAGTCCCCCTTTCTGGTGCTCTTCCTGCTCAGAAAGGTGACATTCGAGTAAAAGACTTCCTTCTCGATAGTAAGTACACCTGCAGGTATTCGTTGACAATTTCTGCTACACAACTAGCCAAGATTAACAGAGAAGCCCGGGAAGCCGGCAAACGACCAGGACTACTTCTGCAGTTGGAAAGTCCGCCTTTTGGAACACCAGGAACCTGGGTGATGATGCCTCAGGTAGATTTTGAGGAACTGATTAATGAGCGATGAACAAGTGCTGGTTGTACCAACGCAGTTTGTCAACGAAGTTTTGGATGACGCAGTAAAAGTCACCAACGATAAGGATCGGGCTGTTGGAATCGTAAATCAACTGCTCAATAGCGGTATGACTACCTTCATGCCCCGAGAGTTTGCCGAAAAAGCCCCTGAGTTCAAACAACTAATCCCATACATTGTTTTAGTACATGATAACCAGTACTTCCGGTACCAACGGGGTAAAGGTGGTGGTGAACAGAGGCTTCACAAAAAATACAGCCTTGGGTTTGGCGGCCACATCAACCAAAGTGACTATGACGGAAGCTTCCGAGACACATTCTACAATGGACTACAACGAGAATTGTGGGAAGAGCTTCAGATCAGCATAGGAGACGTCAGGAATTATCGAATCACTCCAGCAATTGATGTGATCAACGATAACTCCGACGAAGTCGGTGAAGTACACCTGGGATTGGTATTCGCCGTAGTGTGCACGAATCCCGAATTGAAAACACATGAGGCAGATCTTGGTGATGCCGGCTGGGACAGTGTTGAAAACATTATGGCTAACAAAGACAAGTACGAAAGTTGGTCACAGATTCTAATCGAGAGGGGACTGTAATGGCATTTGGTGATGTCTATAAGCAAAAGGAAAAGCAGAAGCGTAAGTTGGCTCCTGTAACAGCTGCAGAGATTAAACGTGTTTTGACTACCCAGGAAGATCCAGGTGACAAGTTTCGCCGAGACAACCTGTGGCTGTCTGGTATCTACTACAACACAGCAACCCAGTTTGTTTTGGACTACTGGGATCCAAAACCATGGAACCAAACCTGGACCAGTATGCTTCACACCACGATTGGTAATGTGGTTCATGAGTATGTTCAGGAAAAGCTTCATGCTGCAGGCGTACTATTTCCACAGTACGATACTCCCAAGTACAAAGAAATTCGAATCTTCGATCCTTTGTACAGGTTCTCAGGTAGATTAGACGGATTGTTGGCCAAAGACTTCATGAAGGCCTTGGGAGCAACAACACCGAAGGAACTGCCAGAGGATCCAGGTGAGCTTCTCCATCTGGAAATCAAGACGATGGGTTCTGACAAGTTTCAACAAACCAAAACTGCGTCTGATCTCATGCCGGGCTACAAGTCGCAGGCGTCTATCACCCAGAAGATCATCGACAAAGAGGGAACACTATTCCTGTTGATTGACAAAGGTTCGTTGAACATGCGAACACTCTGGTATCCGGGTGAAGAGATGTATTGGAATGCAGCAACAGCTCTCTCAACCACAGTATTCCAGGCAATCGAGAACGAGACACTTCCACTTGAAGACGGGCAGACTGAAGAACAACTGCTCGGGATGTCCTTCAAAGATTGGTTGGCTGAGAAGCGTGAGAATAAACCAGTGTGGGAAAATTGGAATGGATGATTTTAGGTACTTTTCTCTAATAGAAAACCAGGACGAATGTCTTACAGTCGGCGAGATGAGCAAGGGCTGGCATTTTTGTTTGGACTTCGATGGATTGTTGATTGGACCTGGTATGACAGAGATGAGCTACTGCACCTGCAATCCAGAACCAGTGTTGGAAAAATGCGAGCATCTTCCCGATACTTACAAGATTCTTCTCGAAGGTAAGTTGATTGGGACCTTAAATCCTAATAATGACGACGCTATACTGGAGTGGAAGGAACCAGTTTCCTTTACCTTTATAAATCGAGTCTACCAGCAGTGGGAGAAAATTCGTGCCAAGTAAAGCAGAGGCTGCCTTAACCGAAGCGGCTAAGAACCACTTTGGCGAAGGTTACCTTATTGAACAAGTCAAATTCAAAGACCTGGTGGACGAGCTAAACTACAACTCACATCGGCGTTGGGTTTTTGACTACCTGATAAAAGGAACCAACATCCTTATCGAAGTTCAAGGCTCTGGCTATGGTCATGGTGGTAGTGCAAAGAGCCATGCCAATGATATCGTTAAGTATCGTTCCGCGGTTACTGCAGGCTATGTAGTTCTTCTACTCAACGCCAAGGAAACCTTGGATCGTCCTGACCTGGCGATTGAATACATTGAGGAGGCAGTAGCAGCCCATGAAAAAAATTAACCAGTACCTCCAGAAAGCACTAGATCCCCAAAACAAGGTAATGTTGTACAACAATGTTGATCTTGTGGTAGTGGGGATCGATTCGATGGATGGTATCGACTACAACGTCTTTGGTCTTGTGACCTATGACAACGATGGTGAAGTTTTGGATGTCAAGTTACTCACTGGTCAGGCGGCCATGGTAATCTACTTCCAGCTGGACCGTCTTTTAGGGTATGACACTTTTGCGACTCTGGAGGAAGAATCGGATGACGACGATGAACTTGAATGAACTAGTAACCTTACCTGAAGATAGTGAGCACCGACCTGATGCTATTCGGGAAGCCTTGGTGAAGCTGCGTCAGGTTAAAGACCTAACCAATGTGGCGTTGGGTCACCTTCTCTATGAGGTCCGGGAGAAGGAATATTACAAGCAGTGGACCTACGAGGAAGACGGAGAAACTAAAAATTTCACCAGTGTGGAACAGTATGCGTTTATTGAACACAACTACGACCGCACGTCTACTTCTACCTTCATTCGTATTTACGAGACATTTGTTCTAAAACTCGGCCAGCCTGAAGAACGTATCAATAGTGTTGGCTGGGGTAAGCTGAAAATGCTTCTACCCCGGGTGGACCAGGACAATGTTGATGAGATGCTTGACATTGCCGAACAGAACACCCAGACTAAGTTGAAGGAAATTATCCACGACGCTGACGAAGAATCGGCAAAACCGAAGAGCTCCTCTGACGAAGAGGACGTAAAGTGGGTGAAACACAAGTTCGCTTTGACTGAAGGACAGCACCAATTACTGGAAAAAACGTTCACTATCATCGAGAAAGTCCATGGTATTGAGTCAGATTCCGGAAAATTGGAGTTTTTATGTGCAACGATGTTGACAAGTGACAATGTTGAAGAGTACAATCAGAGTCTCAAAGCAAACATTGGCTTTATCGAACGGGCGTTCGGTGTCAAACTCCAGATTGTAGAGGAATGATATGATTACGGTAGGAGCGGCTGACAACAACATTGTTGTGGAACCCACCAAGTTTCCTGATGGAACCTGTCAGGCTTGGAAGATCCCAAATATTATGGATATTTATCCATACGTCAGGTGGAGTTTCGATTTTCCCTTGGATGAGGGAGAGCTTCCCTTCATCTATCAGTTAGGACAGCTACTAAGTTTCCATCATGGGTACGCTGTCCTAGATGTACCGTTTCTACCGTATTCCCGCCAGGACAAGGCAGTCAGTAATCAAGCAACGTTTGGTTTGCACACCTTTCTGACCTGCTTATACGCTGTGGGATACCGTACAATCTACACCCAAGATGTTCACAATCCCAGCTTCCCTTATGGAGAGTATGGACTGGTTCTTATTGACGTACCACCGGTTATTCCTACTGAGGAATTTGAACCCACTGCCTTTTGCTTCCCTGATAAGACTGCAGCCATTCGCTACAGTCACTTGGTGGACAAACCAAAGGTAGTGCTTGGAAAGATGCGAGATCCTTCCACCGGAGCGATCTTGAACCTAACAGTGGAGTCTGAGACCGCTAGTCCTCAAGATGGGCATTGGACAAAAAGAATTCTGATTGTTGACGATATTTGTGACGGCGGACGAACATTCATTGAATCTGCAAAACTCCTACACAGAGTTTACAATGTTTGGGAAGTAGGACTGTACGTTACCCACGGTATTTTCTCCAAAGGTTTGGAGCCTTTGCGGGAAGCTGGAATCACCAAAATTTACACTCGCTTTGGAGAAGTCAAATGACACGATTTGAATACAGTGACCTTCGCATCAACCCAATCATTCTGGCAGATGCCTACAAGATATCTCACCCACCACAATACCCGGAAAACACGGAGTACGTAAATGCCAACATTACTCCTCGTACCAGCCGGATTCCAGGTGTGAACCATGTTGTGAACTTTGGTCTACAGTATTTCATGCTGAAGTACTTGGTAGTTGAGTTCAACACGAATTTCTTTGATCGTCCAAAGGCCCGGGTTCTGGCAGAGCTCAAAGAATACTTCGACGAGTACTTTGGACCAGGTGCTGTGGACGTCTCACGTTATGGTGAACTCCATGACCTGGGGTACCTCCCACTTCGTATCAAGGCTCTTCCCGAAGGCGTATTGTGTCCAATTGGTGTTCCACTGGCTACTATTGAGAATACTGATCCAAACTTTGGCTGGTTAACCAATGCGATTGAAACCGTATGTCAGAATACTATTTGGAACCCAATCACAGCGGCTACCATTGCTCGTCGTTTCTGGGAGCTGATGAGTGACTATGCTGAGCGTACTGGCAACCCTGATTTTGTTCCCTTCCAAGGGCACAACTTCTCGATGCGTGGTATGAGCAGTGTGGAATCTTCGATTACCACTGACATGGGTCACCTGTTGTTCTTCAAAGGCAGTGACACTCTACCAGGTAAGGCCGCGGTTCGGCACTGGTACAAGGCTCCCCGGGATACGTCTGTTTCCGTGCCAGCGACTGAACATGCCGTGATGTGTGCTGGTGGTAAGGTAAACGAGCTCCACACTGTAGATCGACTGATCTCGGAGCTTTATCCAGAAGGTTTCATCAGTATTGTCATCGATACGTGGGACCTTTGGAAAGTGCTGCTTGAGATTGCCCCTCACCTGAAGGACAAGATCATGAAGCGAGACGGGAAAGTCGTCTTCCGACCTGATTCTGGCGATCCAGTACTAATCCTGTGCGGATATCGTACTATGGATTACGATGGAACCTGCGAGGAAGCTCGACGAGAGTTGAAGAAAGACCAGGATCTTTACCTGTCTTTGATTCACTATCGGGCAGACGCTATGAAGTGTTCCGATGGCTACGTGACATTGGAAGGACGAGAAATCAAAGAGCCTGAGATTAAGGGAGTTGTCCGCCTACTGGCTGAAGAGTTTGGTACTACCTTCAATTCCAAAGGTTTCAAAGAGCTGGATCCACATGTTGGTTGTATTTACGGCGATGCAATCACTTATGATCGAGCCACAGAAATCTTCGAACGACTGATGGAACGTGATTTCGCCACGACCAACGTTGTGCTTGGTATTGGAAGTTTCACTTATCAGTACAATACTCGCGATACTTTCGGATTAGCATGTAAGGCAACCTGGGCTCAGGTAGACGGAGTAGAACACGAGTTGTTCAAAGATCCAGTCACTGACAGTGGAACCAAAAAGTCTGCTTGTGGCTTGCTTCGAGTGAATGGTACCAATGGAAACTACACTCTTCAGCAATCCTGTACCCGGGACGAAGAGGAGGGCGGTGAACTGAAGGTAGTGTTCCTGGACGGCGAAGTCTTCATGCAGGACTGGCTGGATATTCAAGACCGAGCTCAAACAATCCTTATTGACAAAGTAGGAGTATAGTATGTGGGAATGGTTTGCAAACCAGCTTCAGAACAACCAGTTTATGTCTGGTGGTATCGTAATGGCCTTGCTAACCAGTTTCCTCTATCAGATTCGATCCTATCCCGCATACGTGTGGGATAGGTTTTCTTATTACACGACCATCACTCTCCGCTTTGAGAGTGGCTCCCCTGACTACGTGCCGGCGTGTAAATACTTGATGGAGAAACACGGTAATAGCAGTTTTGGAACATTCTTTGACATTGAGGATGCCGACTTTAAGGAAAAAGTCCCTGGCGGATTCCGATGGGGATTCACACGTTGGTGTTACGTGAGTTATTATCACAACCGACGTGAGATGCAAATGGCCAAGAAAGGCGATCCTCCAGTAGTCTATAGTATTCACATCGATATCTTTGGCTGGCGTCGTAATGCCGTCAAGCAGGAGGTACAGGACTACATTAACAAAGCCCGGAGTGTTACTCCATTGAAGGCCAAGTTCAACGACAATGAAAGAAAAACCCTGAAGACTCGTCGTCTGGAAGACTTGGCCATTGACTTCTCAGACGAGCTCAAAGCAGACTTAGATTGGTTTGTTAACAACAGGGAATGGTATGAGCACCGAGGTATTCCTTATCGACGTGGTTATCTCTTTTATGGTCCTCCTGGAACTGGTAAGAGCTCTTTGGGTTTGGCGATTGCCAATTACCTACAACGAGATCTGTACGTATTTACCCAGTACGTATGGAACGTTGATAACGCATTGCAGTTGGGTGACTGCGTGGTTGTCTTTGAGGACTTCGATTGTCAGAAGGCAACCCAAAAGCGTAAAACCTCTAATAAAGAGGAAGACCCGTTTAATGCGGAAGATCAAGACGAAATCGATGAAGTTCCTCTGTCAGCGATGACCAGTACTCTACTAAACCTAATCGATGGACCAACGGCAGGGGAAGGTAGTATTTTGATCTTCACCTCGAATCACCCAGATAACTTGGACCCAGCCTTCAAGCGACCTGGTCGTATGGATCGCCAATTCGAAGTTGGGTACTTGAACAACAAGACGTTCCAGCGATTGGTAAAGATCTACTATGATCTTGAAACCGATCTCCCAGTTCCTGGGCAACTAACACCTGCCGAGGCTCAAGAGATCCACATTCAATACCCTACAAGCTTCGAGGACTTCTATGAGCAGCTCCAAAGGAAAGCAGCATCTGTACTTCAAAGAGGAAGACTTGTGGGTCAAGGAATTCCTACAGGAACTGGCGGACTTCAAGGGGACATCGATAAGCCAGGAGGCAATCGAGATCCTAAAGCAATCACTCTTGAAAATGAAGTATGATTGTGAGGCGGCCAAAAAGATCATTGACAACTATCCTACAAAGGACACAAAGATATGCTAACCTATGATGACCTGGTGATCATCTATAATATCGCCAAGACCTTGGGATACACTGCCGTCCTGGAGCCCGAAGAATCCAGTAAGCCGAGGCAGCTCCTAATTGTAGACAAGGGAAGAGTGGCATTCTTTGTGCCAGCTGGTGAGGGTTATTCAGGACACTCAGGCCACAAAGGATTCCTGGAGGAATTGATGAAAGCCCATGCCGCGGTTGTCCAAAGTCTTCGAGAAGAATTTTCAGAAGAAAACTAATTTCTTCAGAAAAAAAAAAGAAAAAAAAAACTTGATCTATCTTTCAGTCAAGCAGCTCTCTCCTGTTTGAGATTGGACCTACCAGTATTTAGCGATGCTGGTAGGTTTTTTTATGCCCGCAGTCTGCTAAAACTTTCGAAAACTGTGGACCAGGTCCTGTGTAAGCATAAAAAAAGACAGGAAGCATAGCTCCTGTCCAAAATTTGGTACCTAGAATCAACGTTCTCTCAGATTTCGCCTTCGGAGTCGCCTGACTCAGAGGAGGCCTCATAGAGGCTCTCAGGGCCTACAACGATGAGGTTTGCGAGGATAGAGAAAGTTATGAACATCGGAATCATGAAACAACAGGACGGCGTTAGCCGATCCCAGAGGTTTTGTCCTTCAAAAAGCATCAGGATACTAGCAAAGTTCAGAAACCCAACTACCAGGGAAAGAGTTGGGATTGAGGGCCAGTAGAGGATCTTATCCATGGTTGGGTCTGATCCATTTTCTTTGACGAAAATATCCCAGTAGCTAAGTCGGGAGAACCACCCGATCTCCAGGCCTGTAAGGATACCTGCCAGGACAGGCACAACTTCCAAGTAAATCCAAGGACTGAGCTCGGGAGAAAACTCCAAAGCACGGGGCATCAAGCAACAAAAAGAAAGGCTGAGAACGACTGAGAATAATTCCCAAGTCGTAAACAGCCTACCCGGTCGCAAGAATGCCAGGCCTTGAGTATAAGACACTGACATAATCTTTGACATGATAAATCTCCAGAATTTGAGGGGCTCCCTTATAAGGGGTACTCCTCGTCGGTGATATTCTCCAGTTTGTGGATCTCAATCGCCTCTTCTCGCGTCACTGGACAGTTTCGCCGGCAGCAATCTTTGGCGTCCATCCAATGATAGTAATCAGTTGCGTTTGTGACTGCAATGATGTTAATCGGACCAAATCGAATTGTCAATCCATCATCGGATTCACTGGCGGAAATAAGCTGTTGTTTTTCCTCCTCCGTAACCCAGAGAACGATATCGTAGTCTGAATCTGGCTTTGGGCGTCCGTACACGCGAGATCCCGTGGCGAACGCTTTTAGACAGGTACTGTGTTTGGTAACTTTATGTAGGATGTTCTTTTCGTTCATTCTACCACCTGGGGAGCAATTGGTTGGAGGTTGTGCCGACGAACGAATTCTTCGCGTTTCTTTTGTAGCTGGTAGTGCTCCAGGCCACTACGCTTCCACCACTTGTTTCGCAGGCGGCGAGCATCTGGGCTGGCGGGCACGAGCTCACTCGCGAACGAACGCACGCGGGGAGTCTTTGGCCGAGGAGGTTCGGCGGTCAGGTTCTTCAGGTCGGACATGTGAGTCTCCTAAAAGGGGAAAATAACAGAAAGTTTGAATGGTAACATTGACGATGTTATCTTTGACAGTCGCTGTTACTTCGCCACATTTTACAGTGAATTCCACAGAGAAGCAAGACAAAAAAGATTTTTCAGTTTTCCTATTGCAATTGTCAGACGGGTTGGTAAAATCTACAGCATCGCAACCGAAAACACGGAGAAACGCAATGTTCGCAAAAACAACAAGTCACAATGGCATTCAATTAACCTTGGTTGGAACCTGGCAAGAACTGGCCGCCTACTACGAAGGCGACGATGGAAACTACTGGGTGTATGCAGGTCGAGGTTTCTCGAACTGTGGTCCTCAGATCCGCAATGCCCGCGGAACAGCCCTGGACGGGCGAAAGATTACTGAACTTCCAAATTTGTCAGGGGATCAAAAATGAAACCGAAGCTTCCCCGAAAGCGTAAAAAAGCGTACATTAAACACCATGGACGCCTGGCATACTATGCCACCCAGATTGTTAATGAAATTTTGCTCGAAGAAAACCCTTGCCTAAGAAACACCAAGTTTGCCGAGTTTGCTCGGCATCCTAATGGTCAGATCGTTTGGAAAGAGAACAACCCCGTAATTACCTTTTATTGGTAGGAAACAACTTGGATGAACTCATAAAACTCTAGTTGACAACCAGAGTTTACTGGGTAAAATCAAGGTTCCAAACCTAACAGGAGTTAATCATGAACACTGATCATTTACCAAAACTGGCTGACGGAACTTTGGCGTACCCAGGGATGGTTGTTTTTGAGCACAGTCCGCATAGTATCCACAAAGTCTATGATCTTGGACCAATCCACTCAATTGAGGGAAGCCCAGACGAGGGATACTGGATATCGTTTGTAAATCGAATCAACCTGGATACAGGCGACCCAGGAAATCTGGAGCCCCTACCAACTCGCTTGTATTCTACTCGCGAGAATGCACTGGCAGCTCAGGAGAAGTTTGAGAAAGATCAGGAGAGTTAATTATGCAAGATCGCGGACGCGACTGGGCATGGGAGGCTGGTGAGGACCGAGAGGAAATCTGTGCTCGGTGCCACATCACTCCCGTGACTCCTTATGACGAAACACACGAATACTGCCTATCCTGCATGGAGGAGGTGATTGAGAATCGCCAATACCGCGGGAGAATCCCCCAGGAGGTTTTGGATGGACTATATCCTTCGCTTGCTGAAGATGAATAGAGTACCTGACGTTGAGGATCCCCTACTGAGGGATCTTATCAACCAGTGGGTGCACTATAAAAACCTAACCGTGACAGCCGAAAGCCGGCTGCGTAACATTGAATCCAGGATTGAAAGATACATAGGAAAACAAGATTAGCTGTTGACAGGTCTTCAGGGTCTGTTAGAATCACTAACATAGGAGAAACAATTATGACAACTCGCACTGACATTCACCGCCCCTCGGTGATTCAACCTGAAGACTACCAGTTCATCGCTATTTTGCACAAGAAAATCGAGGACATGGGTGACGTTTACCTCCTGCAGGAGCAACGAGCCCGTTTCCGCGAGCACCTGGAAAAAACTGGTGGAAAGTTTGCTGACCACCAGGAAGGCGGAAAATGCCACGTCTGTGGCAACAGCCTGATCTACTCGCTGGTGTTCTACCATGCCGACACCAACACCTACATCAAAGTAGGTAACGATTGTGCCGACAAATTGGACATGGGTGATCCTGCTCTGTTTGCTAAGGTAACCAAAGCTGCTGGCGACTGGCGTAAGGCCAAGGCTGGCAAGGCCAAAGCTGAGGGCCTACTGGCTGAGCGTGACAAGCTGGCTGCCTGGGAGATCTACAACAGTGGATCCCCTGTCAACATGCTGTACGAAGAGGCTACCATCCACAACATGGTATCCAAGCTGGTTCGGTTCGGTAGCCTAAGCCAGGGTCAATGGGACTTCATGGACACCTTGTTCGAGAAGATTGACAACCGGGAAAAGGTTAAGGCAGAACGAGAAGCTGAAAAGGCTGCAGCTCTTCCTTGCCCAACTGGACGTCATACGATTGAAGCAACGGTTCTGAAGACGGCTGTCAATGACACCGCCTGGGGACACAGTTTCAAGATGACCATTAAGACCACTGATGGCTACCTGGTGCACTGCTCGATTCCTTCTGACCTGCAGCTGTTTGAAGCTGAGGTTAATGGCGAACAAGTACAAACTGTTTTGAAGCGTGGAGATGTCATCAGGATCTCCGTTACCCTCACACCATCCCAGGGCGATCCAAAGTTTGGTTTTGGAAATCGCCCAACTAAGGCAGAGATCGTTTCTCTGAATACTGAAGTTGACCGATGATCAATTACGAAATTGCATACTACTATGGTGGGGCAATCACATTTGTTCTCACACTAGTTTTGTGTAACATTCACTACGTAGTTACACCTATTGACCCTTACGGGCGTGAGGCTCCGCTGTCTTTTCAACAAGTGTCATTTTTAGCCCTCTCGCTAGCAGTGGCAGCATTTTGGCCGGCTGTATTAGTAGTGCTCTTGATCGGTGCAGTGATTTATGTGCTGTGCCTTCCCCTGGAATACTTGCGAGCTAGGGTCAACGAGAATAGGAGAAGCAATCATGAGTTGTAGTCCAGACTTCATACACACTTCCTACTACATTATCGGTATCGTCTTGGCTATATTGTGGTTGATTGGTTGCCACATCCACTACATCACAAAAGGGCCTTATCGTGATGAATGGGGAGATCCAGCCCCGTTACCACTTTTCCAGATAGGCTGGTGGATCTTAGCAGCCTTGATTGTTATTGGTTGGCCCGCTGTACTCGTAGTCGCTATTGGCATTGCCTTGCTGTTCGGCTACGCAGGACTCCTAGAAACACTCCGAAAGAAATATCAAGGTGAATAATGGAACTTACTGATATCCTGTATTTTGGGATTGGTTGTTTTACATCTGTCCTGATCATACTACTGGGAAACCTATGGTTTCTGTTTTTTGAAAAGAACACACAGTTCAGCAATGAACCACTGGATGTGGTTCTGTTTGAAGTGATTCTCTGTGGGTTTGGTCTTACAGCAATTATGCTTTGGCCAGCTATACTTGGCGTAGTTATCTTTTCTGGCGTGTGTTTTGGTTTGGGCGTTATGATTTATACTTTGAAGCAAAGGCTACAATGAAGTCGCGGCTTTTTATCCCCAACAAGATTAACGTAGGATTCAGAGAGAGGCCGAATACGTACACTGGAAAGCTTGCCTACGTTATTTACTACGATAACGCAGGAAAACTTCGGAAAGAGACGTCGTGGAACTCATGGCGAGACAAGAACATCCCCAACATTGAGTTTGACAATATTCCCCTGGAGGGCTTTGTTCTCAATAAAGGTGTAGGTGGAGTTCGGCAATCTTATGGTTGGAATGCCCGAAATGAGTACATTCGAATCTATGATCCACGAGATTTTGAATTTGAGATTTCGGTGGCGAACCTACTTTACATCCTGCAGCACAACAATTGCAACCGCGGTAAGGGTTTGGAGGGACAGTTCGTCTATAGCTGGGATGGTACCGAGCTCCTATTGTTACCAGTGACTACCAAAGAGTTCAAAGAGAGCTATGTGTTCTCAAAGACAGTAGGAAACAGTATTCCGTTGAGGGATCTCCAGGAAGGCTCTACCTACTTGCACAGAGATGGACATGAGCTAGTGTACATTGGCCGGCGATTGCTTGCATATCCGTTTCTCAATCGACATCGTCTGAAGAGAAAGTCCTACTATTGCAACGTTACGGCTGATAAGCACTATCACATGGGGATCGATCCGGAGTCGCGGCAGTTCCAAGCTATTAAGAGCAAGTCGGACTTGGTTAGCCTTGTAACCTCGGAAAAACGTGATGACTATGCTGGCTTTGTTGACTCGTTTATTGATCTCTCAGGCGACATGACGATTGCTAGACTGGAAGAAATCCCAGTTGAGCTGTCTAGTGTTGAGTGGAACAATAAAAACATCTTTGTGAAGCACGAGGGTGAAATCTACGGTCCCTTCATTCCAAACCTTCATGGAGGTTCATTTACATCTGCCTACAAGATTTTCCCAGATCTTCGGCACAGCTCAAGGTTAGTAGAGTGGGGACCACCGATCCCTGGGTATATCTGTCACAAGTGTGTTAAATTCGATGTGATCCCACAGAATCCTTTCGAGATTGTGGCAGTTCTAGACAATGGACACAAGTTTTCCTATGAAATACAAAACTGGAGACCGTTATGAGTAATGACAAATTGGCCCTGGATCTTCTCAAGACAATCCAAGCTCAAAAAGCTGAAATCAGCTCGATTCAAAGGGCTAACTGGCAAACCAGTTGCTCTTACAAAATCAATGGCCACACTGTGAACCTACAGGTTGTCACCGACGTCAGTAAGCTGGTTCGTGTAGCTGCCGATGTTATTTTTGCCAAAGAGTTTCATCACAAATCTTGTCGAGAGCTTGGGCTAGATATAACCGACACGATTATTGATGGCTACTCGGCGGATCAGTGGCTAGAGGATTGCAAGACTCGCCTGGCACGTCTGCAGCTTAGTCAGAAAAAGGCTCGCCTTCAGCAGATGGAGGACAAAGTTAATACCTTGATCAGTCCCGAGAAGCGGGCTGCACTTGAACTTCAGGCAATTGCGAAAGAGCTCGGATGAAGAAACCAGTAAAACCAAAAAAGCCTCGTAAGCCTGCCAAGCCTGCAGAGCCTCAAAAACCAGATCGAATCATCGAAGTAGATACTGAAGTGTATCTAAATCTCTCTGGTGAAGGCTTAACGCTTCAAGAGATAGTGGAACAAGTTCGGTCAAAATATCCAAATTCCAAGATGACTGACATTCGTATCCAGGAAGGTTACTATGACGAAGGCTGCGAGGTATATGTAAAACGGCGGGTAGAGAATGAAAGTTTCGAGATCCAGACGGAGACTTACAAACGGCAGCTGAGGCAGTACAAAAAGAACCTCGTAGTCTACAAAGAGAAAATGAGGCTCTTCAAGAAAAACTTGGAGGAGTGGACAGCACAGATGGAAGCATACAACAAAGCTTACGATGAATGGCGTAAGTGGGATCTAAACCGACAACTCAAAGAACTACAAGGAAAATAGCATGGTACTTAACGTATTTAAAGGCTCCGACAATCTGGCCTCTGCTGGACAAGAGGCTATCAGAAGAATCAACGAAAAATTCGGTACAGATTGGGAGGGAAAATCGGAGAATCTCTACTATTGCGATAATGGTAAAACTTATTATGCAAATGAGCTTCCTAGTGGACATCGTGTCTGCACTCAAGAGTACTTTCTTGAACTACTACAACAGCCGGCTATTACTGAATTTCCTGATCTCACAGATTATCTTGAGGGCTGTACAGCATACAGTGTAACCAATCACTACGAGCTGATAGCCGGCGAGTGGGTTTCAACCAAGGTAACCATTACTAAGGACCAATAGTTATGGCGTCGAATATTTGGATTCCTGGACCAGTGGAAGACACTGGGTTCGGGGAACGAATAAAGAATCTGTATGTAAAGCTGTACAATATCGACATGCTCGATAAACAGTGGGCATACGGCATTACAGGACGAACCCCACTTAATAGGGCGAGAGCAGCTGATCGCGTATCTTACGCTAAGTTCTACTACGAGCTGATGGAGCACTACCAACAGAAATTGTGGGAAGAGCGAACCCAGATTCAGCGGGAAATGAAAATCGTCAAGGAAGAACATTTACGATGCCAGGTTGACCCAACTGACTGCGGTCGTTATGATTCCACCATTGAAGTTGCAGCCGCTGAGGAGGTCCTTCAGGCACTCTGTAAGGCCCGTGACTCAGGAACTGGGGAAAACATTGCAGATGTACACTATCGAGTCAATGAGTTTTTGGAAGACTACGGCAAAAAGGAAGATCCAGATGACCTGTAAACATCAGCAGCCACGGTATGACTTTAAAAATGGGGATTGCCAAGCCCATTGCTCCTGTGGTAAGGTAACAACCAGTTGGCACCGAAGCCAGGACAAAGCACAAATCGCCTATTGGCAGAACTACAATTATCAACGACGACAAGAAAGGTTTAAAAATGAAAGTGAAAACGGGTTACAGTAATGAAACTAGCCTTGAGACGGCTGTTGAAGATCAGATCAACGACACATTTTCAGAAGGGCAGCTCGAACAACTGCGGGCTACCCAATCAAACCTGGTTCAGTCTTACGCTCGGCTCCTAGAGGAGCTGGAACGCCAGGGAATCTTGAGCGTCGGTAAAATTGGAGAGATTGTCGCTGGGTATGACTTAGACTGGAAAAAAATAAGTGAATAATACTACCTACCAACTTGAAAAACCAGTGCCTGGCTACATTCACAAGACGTTGGCCGGCAAGCCGGTAGTAAAATACCTCAAGAACAATTTCCTTGGCTATCAGGTGTACGTAAAAGCCTCAGAAAGGGACACCCCAAGTACTGTGCTATTCCTGAGGAACGGTATCTACTGTGGAAAGCTTGAAATTACGGTATGGCAGCAGATGGACTGTGTGGGGGATGTGAGTATTGCTGAGGGAGGGCATCCTTGGGATGCTGAAAGTTTTTTGGAATTGCGGGATTGACACGACTTCCCTATCTGCTAAACTTATGGGACAGGAGGACAAAACAATGTCTTACGCAGAACGACTGACTGACTTTCAGAAATTGACCCTGCAGACTGGTACTTTGCACCACAAGCGGGTGACCGAACGCCGCGGCGGAATCGTTTACGTTTACTACAACATCTGGGCTCAGGGAAAGTTTGGAAAATCCTACTTGACAGAGATCGGCCCATACAAGTACAATCCACTTGGGGCAGAACAAACTCGGAAAGCCACCCTTCAGGCCGCCCGGGAAGAAATGACCGAAGCTTTTAACGAGCTGAAGAAATTTCAAAAAGAGGTCTTGACACATGAGACCATCAAAGTTTAGAATCACTGGCATAGCAGCCATAATACTGCTGACAATCATTTTCATTATCTTAGCATCGATTTAGGAGAAACAATCATGGCTACTATCACTCAAGATCAAGCCAAGCGTCTGATCCACGATCAAGGACAGAAAGTCTTTGGCGTTACGTTCATCAAGAACAATGGCGATGAGCGTCGGATGAACTGCCGTCTGAACGTCAAGAGCCACCTCAAGGGAGGTGAGCTGAGCTACGATCCTGCCAAGTACAACCTGCTGCCTGTTTTTGACATGCAGAAGGGCGACTACCGGTCGATCAACTTCAGTACCATCAAGGAACTCCGAGCCAACGGAGAGATTTTCGAGGTGATTGGATGAAATACATCCTAATTATCCATGGAGAGGTACAGGATGTTCCTGTACGAGCCAGCGACAATCTGGACGATCTGAAGTCCTGGATTAAAAACGCTGATATCCACAGTACGGCTGAGTACGCTCAGGCGATCAAGCAGCTGGAAGGTGACCACGATCAGGCCCTTATGGGTGCCTCAATCGCTGACATCAGCTCAGGACGCCTGAACATCGTGCACAACGAATTGTTTTACCAGGAATCAGACCTGGAACTTGACAACCCTGAAATTTTCTGAGAATTTGTCGAACAACCTATTGACCAGCTTCGTAGAACTGGTACAATCAACGCATCAAACAACCCCTTTTACTCGGAGATGACGATGAGTAACAAAAACCTATACACCGGACTTCACGCCAACGGTCGCCAATTCTGGATCCAGCACGCAGATGACAACTTTCTGCAGGGTCCCCGTCCAAAGGGCGACAAACGCAAAACCTACCAACAGTGGCTCAACAGTGAGGACCACGATGGAGAAACCTTCGCCGTCAAGCAGGCTCGCCTGACGGAACTCAAAGCTGACCGCAAAAAGCGGAAACAAGAAAACAAATAGGGTGGTGTGCTCGCGAACACAGATTAGGCCATTACTGGTCGGGTAGTCGGTGGGAATAATTCCCATCCCCTATTGTTTAGTTGTCCGCCACACTGGGTTGGGAATACCTGGCCGATACGGTGGTGCTGGAATACTGGCCGCGGCGGATAACTTTTTTGCTCCCTTAGTTTACTGGAAGAATTCCCGACTTTCTATCGGGAGGAGGCGGGTTCGAATCCCCCAGGGAGTACTTGTTTTGTCAACGATTCTATTTAGAGGAGACTGAAATGTCACGAACAGGACCAAATGGTGCAAAACAAGTGGGAACTAGCGTTGTTCTCAACAAAGGCATTAACAACCGCAAGTCGGAAGGTGGTCGCTACGGCTACCTGAAGGAACAACGTCGCCAGCAAGCCGAGCAACGTGCTGCTGAGTGTGCAAAGGAAGGCCGAGCTGGTAAGGTTACTGGCATCCGTTCCGCAGTACGCTACGGCGAAATGACTCCAGAGGAAGCCTTGAATCTTCCTCTCACGAGCCAAAAACTCATCAACTGGCTGAAGAACCGAAAGGCATCGTAACATGAAAATCGATCAATCAAAGAGCTACCGTACGATAGGGAGCAAAAGAAATGTCCGGTTGTACGCATACAACAACAATGGTTGGTGGCATGGTGCCTATGAAACCAGCGAAGGTAACTGGAATCTTTCTGCTTGGAATGAGAGGGGTATTCATCAAGGCGGTATTTTTCAGTCAGCCGCGGAAGGTCTAAATCTTGAGGAAGCCCCGGAAGTACGAGAATTAACAAGGTGGACAAACATCTACGAGAACGGACAATTAGGTGCACTTCATAAGAGCCTGTCTGACTGTTTGAATGTTGCTTCCTCAAACGTGTTTGCAATCGCCGAAGTCAAGATCAAAGTCGAACGCGGAGAGAATATTCCAAAGACGTGAGCGGGGAAGCCGGGATGCTATTGAGGATCAAAAGACACTAGGCTTGACAGCCGGGAGAGACCGGCAAATGGGTCGAGTAATCCTAAAAGGCGTGACGCCTTGGACGGGTAAGGTAAAGCGGTTCGAATCCGTCCGGCCCACTTTTACGAGTGCGTGGGACACCAATATTAAAAACCATTAACCAAGAGGGAGGGCAGGGGCGGTCGCTGTTCCCGTCATGCAAGGATAACAGTATTTTCTCTTTCGCAGCCTTTATAGCTCAGTTGGTAGAGCATCTGACTTGTAATCAGACGGTCGTGGGTTCGAATCCTACTAAAGGCTCTTGGGTAGTATGGTGGAATGTAAACCAGGTTGATGACGACTGCGACGGCAGTGGGATCTGGTTGCGTAGGTCCTATTAACGCTAATATCGATACCGGGTCGTGTAAGTATCATAGGGTTGAGGCTTACCACACTAACCGTGGAGGTTGGAGATGTCTCAAGTGAGACTACTGCCCTTTTAATATAGGAGAAAGAAATGGGAGTAATTCTTTGTAGTGTGCAGTCATGCCAGAACATCATGCGTGACTACCAGTTTTCGGATTATAACATTTGCAAAGATTGTCGTCGTAGATTTGAGGAAGCTTACTCTCATACCGACAGACCGTTATCCCAAGCCGAGCTCAAGATGCTCCTGGACAACTTTGTTGATACTGATTACACCTACCACTCACAAACACACGATAATTCGGAAGAGATAGAATCTCTTTTCAACAGTTGTCACCATACCTACGGCTGGTGCCGAGACGAGGATTAGAATGTACATTTCCGAACTACACGACTACAGCCAGGATGACAGTGAAACCTGCAAAAAGTTTCTCACAGAACAACGTCGAGAAGCAATCAAAAAAGAGGTTTCTCAAATTATCGATGATGAGTATGACAAGTTGGTGGAACATTGCGGAAGTTTGATCACTGAACATGCAGCAACTCGTGCCACCAGCTACATTGAAGCCCTTCTCCGCGGAGACAAAGATGCAGCCAAAAAGTTGTTAGGGGGCAATGACTCTGACCGGTATCGAACCGGAGGATCTGACGGTGGGCAACCGTGGGCTTCAATGATTCATGGTGAGTTATTTGAAACATACCAAATTAGAATGCGTCGTATGATCGTGGAAGCTTATCCAGAGATCATTACCGATGCTCGAATCAAGGATCTGGAATCAGTTGTGGAAGGTCTACAACTACAGATCAAAGAACAGAACCAAAAGATTGATAGTTTACAAAACGGTTACTAGGAGAACTTATGAAACATCTGGGATTGATTGCGTTTGCCTGTTTTTGTTTGGTGCTGGTGGCTGCTATTATCAGTCACACCTCTGTGCTCCTAAAGCAGCAGGAGATCGAGCGAACAAAGATTGAACAGAGGGAAGAAACTATCCGGAACGAGGAAGACAACCAGTTCTGGCAAAAGATTGTTCCCTGGGGCGAATATGAGGATGAAAAGGAAGAATAATGATATTTGATATTTACCTAGCCTTTATCGGAGTGGTTTTTATCGGTTTTCTTGTTTCGGTTCTTCTCTGGTACCTCTACGGAGAGGAGACAGAGGAGTGGAAACGATTCTTTGAAGTAGATGATGATTTCCCTCTGGTTGTCGCCATACCTCTGTTGGGGTTAGTAATTGGGATAGCCTGGCCTATAGTCGTATTTCTTGCAGCTCTTAAGGGTATCGAGAGTGTTGTATCAAAGATACTTCCAAAGTGGCGAGAAGAGATCCGGGCAAAAAAGGCAGCTGCCCAGGTGGGATTCACTGAAGAGACCATGGCCGAGTTTGAAGAATTCCTACGACAGAAAAGGGAACAGTAATGATTCAGATCATTTTCTTTATTGCATACTTTCTGTTTGGGTTCTTCTGCCTTGGCTGCTTGGCAGTGTGGAGATTTGTAGACAGTAAACCAGGTCAGCACGAATGCACAATGGAACAGTCGGTTCATTATGGTTTTTTCGGTTTACTCTTTGTTGCCGTTTGGCCACTTGCTCTAGGTATAATGTTCTACTATTTCCTGGAAGAGCATGGGAACACCATTAGGAAGACTATCAGAGAAAAGGTAGGTTTGAAATGATTTGGATTGTCTTATACCTGTTGGTATCTTTCGTCATTTACTGCGGTGTCTTCCTGTATTGGTTGCTCCTGGCTCCGGTAGAGAAGAAAATGTCTGAAGATGAGTTGATGGCATCTATTTTCCTGCCGCTATTGTGGCCTTTGTTTAGCCTTGTACCTTGTGCCGCTTTGTGGTTATTTGCAAACGAGAAATATCATGAAAGAATTAGCAAGCGGGACGACGAGAGTATACCAACCGATTCCGAATTTTGATTTGGCTTGTCAATCAGCCTGGCGACAGGCCACAGCCCACGTTGTCAAGGAAGATGGGAATAGCCACATTCCTGGCTGGGAGAGGACAAATTCCTGGGTCCAGGTAGAATTCGACCGATTAACCTTCACCGACGTTTACGTCTACTACTTTACCTGGAGAGCCCTGAAAAATGACGAAGACAAGGAATATTTTTAATGTAGGGGTTGACGAGGTCGAGGATGAGGCGTATCTTAGTGTTGTCGAGTTTGATTGGCTGGTTTACTTCACCTACGCTGAACAGTTTGAATACGAAGGCGTAGCAGTGTTCCAGAACTCAGACGGACTTTGGCACTGGGACATCAGTCACCGAAAGTGCTACGAGCCTGAGTCGAAACCAACCAGAATAACTCCCCGCAAGTTTGCCGATCTTCCCCTTGAGGTTCGGCAGGAAATGTTCAACATCTATCAGAGAGAAACAAACCATGAGTGACGTACAAATTTACGAGCGAGCCTACAATCACTTCCTGACAGTCACTGAGGCTGACCTGGTGGACAATACACCAGAAGAGCTCGTAGAGCAGTGGGCGACTGAACATGAGTGCCTGGACAAAAAGGACGTAGTTGAAGACGCCCAGGATAGTGCGTTCAAATTTACTGGGCTAGAATTCAGGGGAAACTGATGACATCTTTGAAAATTGGTCTTGAAACCATTCTTGACGAGAAGAATTTACTGTCTCATTGGGTTCTGGAAGCAGTTACCCAATACCCTCAGATTGTTGAGGAATTCCGAGAATCTCAGGAAGTCGAGGTTCAGGTTCTCATCAATGGCCGGCCAGCAGATGTGAATGAGTTTGCTCAGCACTGGCAAAAATGCGTGAATGACTCTTTGAACCACCGAGCTGCAGAGATCGTTCGAGAAAAATTGGGTGATTTGAGTGAATTGGTTTCCGACTTCTCACGAGACGTAACTAATTTCATTGAATTTGGAATTGTGCCGGAGGTTGAAACTGATGAGCATTGAAATTGAAAACCTTCCTCCACTACCTGAAGAGATCACAGGCAAAGTTCGTGTAGTGTATGACAAGCCAAAAAAAGGTCAGTGGTATCTAAATGTACACTGGAAAAAAGCTGAGGGCAACTTTAGCCTCGCCAGGTATCCTGTAATCGTCGAAGTGACTCCACTAACCATATCGGATTTGAAAAACCGTCTTCCTGTTTTGGCCTACAGTGAAGATAAGGAAGAGTTTTTCAACGGGGAGCTCGTGCAGGTAGTGCTGGACCTGTGCAGTCCAACTTTCCTCGTGGAAACCAAAGGCGGAACACGAATACCTACCAAAACAATTTACAAGGCGTAAGAATGTCACTTGAAAACACAACTACCTGGTACAAAGCCAAAAATGAGTTGGGCGGTCCAACAATCACCCCGGTTGAGGTGAGTCACGAAACAAAGCACTTCGTTACCATTAACGGGGAACGTCGGGCGAAAAAAACCTCTTCGTTTATCTACGAGGGATACTTTCCATCCTGGCAGGAAGCATACGAAGGTTTGCATCTTCATCTGACCAGAAAAGTTGAAGCCGCGGAACGAGCCTACGAACGAAAACTTTCAGAACTTCGAGCATTGGAGAAACAACGTAATGGGTAAAGGGACAGACCGATTTATTGTCGTCACCATTATTTTGATGATTTTGGCAGTTTTGGTGTTGCCGGCCTTTGAAGCCTACGGTACAATGGATCACATCACGGCAACGGTGACCAAAACCGAACGAGTTACCTCCGGAGATTCAAGCTACTACTTGATCTACACCGAAGGCGAGACGTTCAAAAACACCGACAACATTTTGCTAGGAAAGTTTGATTCTTCTGATTTATACGGTAAGATTCATCCTGGCAAGTACGACTTAAAGGTAGTTGGCTGGCGAATCAAATGGCTTAGCACTTACCGAAACGTTATTTCAGCAACCCCTGTAGGAGATTGATCGATGGGAAAACTTAACCAAGTCCTGGCTGTCCTCAAAGGCAAGAAAACTCGTGCCGAGAAGACCCTGACCGAACTTCATCATGCATCACAGCGAACCGACAACTTCGTTGGTTTGAGTCGAACGTACACTCCGAAAGATGACGAGGGTGATCGCCTGCCGGCAGAAAACAAGAAAGTCGTGAGTCGCGTACGGGACATCCTGACGTCTGCTCAGGCTCCACTGCAAGACTACTTTGACGTGGTAGCTACCCAGGAATGGGGAAATCAAACTGCAACGGCTGATGTCGAGATAGACGGTAAGACTGTGATTGCAGATGCCCCGGTCACCTACCTGCTTTTCCTGGAGAAGCAATTGGTCAACCTACGTACCTTCGTTGACAAGCTCCCAGAGCTCAGCGATTCCGTAGACTGGACCTGGGACAGCAACCAGGAACTGTACGTGTCAGCTCCTGTGGAAACCATTCGTAGCAAGAAAGTACCAAAGGTGCAAGTACTCTACGAAGCAACCGACAAACATCCAGCACAGGTTCAGGCCTACAATGAGGATGTCCTGGTTGGTTACTGGAAGAGCGTTAACTTTGCCGCGGCATTGTCGCCGGCTGAGAAGCGTGAGATCCAGGCTCGACTGACCAAACTGGTTGAGGCAGTGAAGAAAGCTCGCGAACAGGCCAACAGCCTGGACGTACAAGAACAACACGTTTCAGAGGCAGTCTTTGACTACCTGTGGGGCGAATAGGATACAAGCAAACAGGCTTAGTAGTAAGCTCAGCTTGAACCGTCCACCCTGTTAGACGTTGGTTCGAATCCAACCCTCCCGACTTTTAACGGGAGGTATCCCAGTGGCCGAGGAGGCAGGAGGACAATTTAGTCTTAGGTTATTGCTTGAGACTTAGACAACGAATTGCGATTGTAATCGATTCCGTGGGACCTTTATGCGGGTTTTATGCCGGTTCGAGTCCGGCCCTCCCAGCTCGGGGCAAACAATATCCTGGGAGGTTGTCCAAAGGCTAAGACGAAACCCTGTCAGACTAAACCTTACGGTTAAACGTTGTACAATTGCGAGGGAAAACAAATAGACTTTTAATCTATCCGCTCCTGTCGTCGGCTATGCGATGGGAGCATTTTAAAGTCGCCTCGTCCAGTGGTAGGACACCTCAATTGAGGGAACGCTGGTTCGATTCCAGCGGTGACTTCTCCAGGTAGAACGCGGACAGTAGTGTGGTAAGCTACAAAAATTAGCGGGGGACTTTGGCGTCCCTGAGTGGAATATTACCATCCCATCGTAGGTGAAACTCCTACCTACCTGACCTTTTACTTTCGTTTCATTAGGAGAAACAGATGTCGGAAGACAAGACACGCGAAGACAACGTTCAGACTTCGTTCAACATCATCTCAGAGGCTGCAGATTTCATGGGCAATGCTGCTCTGAACAAAATGCCCCCCAACAGCTACGAGGATATCACCCAGAGCTTGGTTGCTTCAGCAATCTTCTGTGGGGAAAAGCTGGAAGCTGGCGTCCGATCCATCCCCAACTACCAGGACGATCAAAGTATCGTTGATGGTTTGGACCAGCTGGCTGCTGACTTGCAAGATCTTCGTTCCTTCCAAGAGACCTTTGAAAATGAGTAAGACACTCCAAGATACCGAGATTGTAAGTAATCTCCAGCTGATCGTTGATCTTTGCCCAGCTTTGTTGGAAATGGTTAAGGCAGGAGTCCTGCTCAACGAATTCCAAGGGAAAGATTCTTCGGAAATGCTGGATTTCTACGATCTGAGCATCACAAAACTCAAGTACTACTGCGGACTGGTAATCTCCGAAGCAGCTAAGTTTATGCCACCAGATGTTCTGGAGGCAAATGCCAATGAGATGCGGACGATGCAGGAGAATCTTTCAGAAATGGAAGAACAATGGGGAAAAGAAACACTACTGACATGGGAGAAACCGAATGTCTAATCGTGACCTGATCCAAGAACGTATTGAAGAGCTGGTCGAGTCGATTCCTTCGATCTACCTAGCATTGGATTCTGAGATTGTCGATTTCTCGGCGGTAGTTCCTCAAGTGGAAAAGAAACTTGTGGAATGCTTAATTGACTACCACGATGCAGCTATCCTGATGGCACAGGAAGCAGCCAAAACTGATTCGTATGCACGGCAACTCGGACAACACATTCAGGATCAACGAGATGAGCTCCTACAAGTCTACACTCGTGACTACGCTTCAGTTACTGTTGGACTCAGCCGAGAGCCTGGTACTTCGCAATCAGGATGCTGTGGCGGATCCAAAGGCTCTAATGACGGATGTTGTCAGAACTAGGAATGAAGTCTGCCGATACGAGGCTGACGATGCAAACCATGACACCTGCCTTCAGGCTGTCATTAAGCTGTCCAGGAACATCGGAGACGAGTTCTCCGACCCTCACTTGAATGAGATTGCGGATAACCTTGAGAGGACGTTACAGAGGCCCTGAGGAGCTCTGACGCACCCACAAGAAAATCCAAAAATCCCTTATTTTTCACTTTCCCTCACTTCGGAAATACGATATGTTTGATAAAGCTAGTATTGAAGCAATTGAATTGCTAAAACGGATCCAATCAGGCCAGGAACATTTGAAGCATGGTGCCGCTCTGGTCATGACTTCAGACAACGATGGACACAAGGTTCGCACCCTGACACACCTGCAAACCATCAGCGAAGCAATTGACAATTGCCTGAAAGACATTTGCCAGGACATCTATTCGACACTGGATGATTCCCAGCAGGGCTCCCTTGACTCCATTGCCGAAGGGTTTGGAGCTGCCAATTTCTTCAAGGGAGAATAATTTTCCTGAGAAGAAAACTTTTTCCAGAAAACAATAATTTTCCCACATGGGGAAAAAATTAATTTCTAGGAAAAAAAAGTTTTCTAAGAGAAAAAAAAAATCCTAGAGAAAATAATTTTCCCCAGGAGAAAAAAAATCCTAGAGAAAAAAAAATTCTCAGGAAGAAAAAAAATAAAAAAAAACCCTCTGGGAATTATTCCCAGGGGTTCTTTAAAACATTCGGAGAAACGAGAAATGAAACCGCCTAGATTGTGGCTCACTTTGTTACTGAGTCTAATCTTCGGTCTAATAGCGGGGTCCTGCATTCTATGATTGCCTGGATAACCGTAAAAGACCAAAACCGATGGGTTGGCCTGTACGTACAGCATACGAACTTCGCCGACCTGGGAATGTTCATGGACTTCCTGATACACTACCAGGACTTTGAAACCCTCATTTCAGTTGGTCCTCTGGAGTCGATACAGGAAAACCATGACCCAAACATTCCCCACAAAGTAATAGCAGTTCCAGCGAATCTGCTAGAGGTTGGGCGAACATCCTGCTTTGAGTCTGACTCACTGGGGGAACAGAATAAGATAGCCTATGCGATATCTGCAGACATGCTGATCACCGCAGATACAAAAGACTGGACTGCAGTTGGGCTGACAGAGCATGGCCGAGAAGTCTTGGACATGTGGAATGAAGATGAACAACTTGATTGACTTCTCTGAATGAGAGGCTAGGACTTTGAGCTCCCGGAGTTTCGTTTCTCCGCTCCCGGAGCCTGAGGGGGGTCCTAGCCTCTTTCTATTTATAGACTGAACCTGGAAATTTGTGGCCGGCTGGCTGAATTGGGGAAACTGAAGCTGAACCGGGCCGCGGCGGCAGTGTATTATATACTGAACCTTGAATTTGTTAATCTATGGTATTATTCCAGAATTTGACGCCGGCCCGTATTAACCGCCTACACGTACGTGTGCACGCGAAAAAAATCAAAATCTCCTCCCCCTCCTCCCTCTGGTCGGATCGCCCGCCCGCGGGCAATCTCCCTGGTTTCCCAGGGAGCCCGGGTTTCCCTATTCTCCCAGGATATCCGCGGTTTCCCCTGGCGTGTAGTCGTTTTGGTAGTAGTGCAGGATTCTCTTAAGATTATTTGCAACGTTTCGGGCTCCTATTAATTCGGCGACAGCTTCACAGAAAGAATCAAAGTCAGATTGAGAAAATAATTTTCGATACATTGTAGGTTTCCAGGTTAGGAGGTTGTTCGTTTGTCGTGCTTTAATAATATCGACAACTAGCCCGCCCGTCAACAGTCAATTCTATAGAATTGACAATTTTCAAAAAATAACCTGGGAGCCCGGTTGTCCTGGGATCCTGGGAGCCCGGTTGTCCTGGGAGCCCGGTTGTCCTGGGATCCTGGGAGCCCGGTTGTCCTGGGAGCCCGGTTGTCCTGGGAGCCTGGGATCCTGGGATCCTGGGAGCTCGGTTTACCTGGGAGCCTCCCAGGTTATTTTTCCATAATTGCAATTGACAACCGCCCGGACGGTCGATAGTATTGATTGCAGCAACCGGGCGAATTAATCAACCGGGCTATTTTTCAAACTTTCGAGGAGTCAGAAGTATGTTGAACTTGCGTGATAATGTTGCCGGCATTCAAGGGCACTCCCAGGGAGAACTATTCCCAGTGCTTTCCTATACTATAGGAGAATCCCGCTTCGCCTCATATTGTGGCTTTGTTTCCCAGGATGACGATAGCCGAACAACCGCCCGGGCTATGAAACTAGCCGCGGACCTAACCGCCCTGGCTTTTAGTCAATTGGGATCGGGCGGGTTTTCGGTAGCTCCCTGGGATTGTCGAGAAACGGGCTATCTCGTTTCCATGATTGGAGGCGATATCCTCCAACGTCAAACCATGGTAAACTACCGCGGAGAAACTATTGACGTCGGATTCTCGGTCGCCGATGTTTTCCGATTCACCTGGGATAACCTGGACTGGTTGCAGGACGGGCGAACGGGCGAACGTTTCCTGGGAGGCTGGATTGACTCCAATCAGCTGTATCTAGATAGATCTATTTGGATCCCGGAATTATCCGAGGCTATCCGGGTGGGAAGATATAACCGTCAATTGGCGATATGGGATATCAGCAACCGTTCCGAGATCCGTATCTAACGGGCGGTTAACCTGGGAGCCCGGTATTCTATCGGGCTCCTATTCTTTCGCATTATTATCCTGGGAGGATCCCAGGTTAGGAGAAAGCTAATAATGTATTCAAAGCTAATAGAATTGGCGGGCGAGACCGGGCGGGAATGGTATTCCCGGGCGGAAGATGAGCTCCGGACGGTTGCTGATTTAAACGGGTGGGATCCCGTTAACCTCGCTGGCGTGATTGCCACGACTAGCCCGAAAGTATCGGTAAAGCGTAATATCCGCATAGCATTTGAAGTCATGGGCAATTCCAATTATCTTGACGCCATGGACAATGTGATCATTGCCACAGAACACTACATTTTGACGGGCGAAATACGCGGGAGAAAAACCTCCGCTTTCCAGCAAGCTTTACTTGGTAACGGGCGGGCTATCGTGCTCGATAGCTGGATGGGAAAAATATTCAAGGTACCCCAGGAAAAACTATTTCGAGCGGACAACTACGGGCGGATAACCCGGGCTATCAAACGACTAGCCCGCGTGCACGGGTTAACCTACGCTCAAACACAAGCTTGTCTTTGGGTAGGCTATCAAGTTAAGCTTGAACGGGCGGTAGGTTTCTTTCCAATCATGCATGAATATCGAAATTGGCAAGCGTACGGTTACCGGTTCCCATTGGGACCTATAGCCGACAGAACGGGCTCCCTGGTCTCATAACCTGGGAGCGTATAACCTGGGATCCCGGGCGGTTGTTCTATCGGGCTCCCAGGTTATTTTTTGAATTAGTATTGACGGGCGGACGGGCGGTCGATATATTGAAAAGCAGAACAACCAACTAACCGCCTAGGAGCCCAACCATGGCCAAGCAAACAACCGAAACCAGCATTGTAAACGTTCGAAAAAATCAGGTTATACACTACCATGGGCGGCGACTATTAGTCGTGAAAATTGAGACCGAGTGCAATCACCCAGACCCAACCGTTATTCAGCTGGAAACGAGCGACCTAGGAGACGTAAACCCGCGGTATCCCTCAACTATTCCAGCTCATTGGCGGGAGGATTATGTTATCCAGGGTAACCCGCTGAGAATGCTAACCGTTGAGTGCTAGGATTGAAACTAACCCGCCTGGGATCCCGGGCGGGCTATTTTGCTCCTAACCTCCTAACCTGGGAGAATAATTCCCAGGGATCCCAGGACGGGCGAACGGGCGAACAACTACTAGGAGAATATCCCAGGGGGATTAGAATAGAATAGCCTCCCAGGTTATGTTATAGTGGGATCCCTTATAACCTCCTAGGCTCCTAGGCTCCTAGGCTCCTAGGCTCCTAGGCTCCTATTTTTTAGACTGCTTTCTCTCTCGCTGCCTGTGTACCCAGCAAAATACCAAGTGTCAACCTAAAATTACCTATCCCCCTATCGGTAGGGGCTCCCAGGAGATATAACATTATGTTGAGGATACCGTTGCAGCTAACTTGTGTTCGCCCGGATCGGGATAACCCGGCATCTCCTAACCTGGGAGAACGGGTTACCCTCGTGCGAGTGGAGCCCGGGTTATACTTCCCTGGGATCGCCTATGTTTGTCCCTCCTATGTAGTTGTTCGCCGGGCGGGTGGTAAGATGGTAATTGCCCACACTAGCCGATTCTCGCCCAACATTACCCCGCCAACCGAAACTGTACACGGATTTTAGGAGCCCTGGGATTATGCAATTGCCTTCTAACTTTGATAGCCTGGTTTTCCATGGTGGCCAATTAGGTCATCTCAATAGCTGGTTTGTCTATCATGCTGACGGGTGGACAATATACCTGCCACCCGATACTACCGGGCTAGGCTCCCAGCAACTAACCGGTCAGGATTTTATTGGCAAGCTAGGTTTCCTAACCCGGGCGGATTCCTTCCATACTTCCAGGCGAGTAACCCGGGCGGATTGCAGGACGATAGAATAAAAATTTGTCCAGGATGGGAATAATTCTCAAGGGATCCCGGGCGAATAACCGATTATCCTCCTAGGAGGAAACAACCTATGTTTGATCGAGAATATTGGCAGGGGCTGCTTGCTACGCTTACTATCGTCCTGGGAGCGGATTATTTAACCGAGACCGCCCGCCTGTTACTATATTGGGCAATTCAGCAAATAACCGGGAATCCTAGTTGACACTAGCCCGCCCGGGCGGTAAGATAACCGACAGAACAACCGAACAACCTCCTAGGAGATTAAAGCTATGGGAATCCGACAATCGCATCGTAGAATCACAAAAGCAGATATACTCGACGCAAACAACCGCGGATACGGTTGGGTTATCCGGGTGGGCGGGCGAGAATACGCGTGCGACAAACTAACCTGGTTTCAAGGTACCGTATACGGTTATGAGTGGAACGGTGAGAACTATTCCCAGGTTATCAAAGCAGAACGGGCGAAAGTATACGTTTGTCGTGGGATCCCAGGTGACCTAAAGATTCTACAGGTAACCGATCAGATTCTAGAGGAGTGTGACAAGCTACGGGCGAGCCTATCCCGCCCGGTTGCTACCCGTGCCCGCCAACTAGCCGAGCGGGTATCCTGGGATCACCCAATTGGTTATGTCAAACTGTACAATCAGGCGATTGCCTACCGATCTCAGCTATGGCGACATGGGGCCACAGGTTAGCCCGTAAGGGATCCCGATAGAATCCCGCCCGGGATAGCCCGGGCGGTTAGGAGCTCATGAGAATCGATCCCAGGCGGCTAGAATCGCCTAGGAGGACAGGGACCGAGACCGCGACCCCCGGGGGTATGTCCGGTTTCACCCCTGGGCAGGGTCTACACTAACCGTTCTCTCTTTTTTTCCTTATTTTTTCTTGTGCTTTCTTGCGTTCTCTATTTTTTTTTCCTGTGTTTTTTTTTTCTTGTAGTTTTCCAGGGCTTTCAAGGCTTTCCTACGATTCCAGGCTTTCCTGTGGATCACTACCTTCCAGGTCAATCTTCACTCTCTGGAATCTCGGAGGAGCAGCAACGGGCATGACTCCCACGTATTCATAGACGGCTACGTCTCCTAGGTCTCGAACTAGACGGTAGTCATCGATCTCATAGTACAAGTCTTCTCCTAGGTACCAGGATTCATTACCGCGGTAGAGCATGAGGTAACTGGGCAACTCACCTCCACATTGCCGGGCAACCTCAACCATCTCCGCCTCAAACGGGCCTTTAAAATATACTCGGGTCATTTGGTAACCTCGTCGTAGTCGTACCGAAGCATCTTTTCACCCGTAACACAGCTCACGGCTATCTTGCGTACGGTGTCCTTGCGGTAGATGGTGTTCTCGATGCCAAAGTAGTCCTCTTTGTCAGCAAGGATAATACAGAAGTCATCCAGCATTTTCTTGGCGGATTCGTAGGTATCCTCGGGAGCATAGACCACACGGGCAGTTTTGTTGTCAAAGGTAACACTTACGGCAAATTCCCTCATACGACCATGTCCTCATCCAAATGGGTACGGATTGAGCCATTCCAGTATGTTGCACAAATGTTACTTACGTTATCCAGTGAAATAGCTACGTGACGAATCCTGATCCAGGTCGAGTCACCATAGAATGCCGTCCAAATATCGGCAAACATTTCCTTGGCAGCTTCGGCGGTGTCTTCTCGGCACAGGAAGGTCTTGTGTGTACCGTCTTTGAAGTAAACAGTAAGTCCGTAGTTCATCCCATCCTCCGGTTTTTCTTAAAAGTCTGTCGTTGGTCGTCTGTTAGACGCATGTAGGTGTCTAGCTGCTTACGTACTAATTCAGCCCGCTTCCTCAAAACTTCAATGTATTCCCGCATGATGCCGGCCTGGAGATTCATCAGGTCGCAGGTTTCCCGGGGAGCTCGGTCCTCAAACCAGCGAATTGTTCCCTCAAGAATACGAAGTTCTTTAGTCTCATCGGCGGCCTTTGACAGGAGCTTCGCCTCCAAAGATTTCAGGTGACTCGGCCAAATGTCAATACTCGTGTGCACTAGAACATCCCCTCAGCCTGCAAGGCAAACAGATCTGCCTCAATGAGCTCTAGCCTCATTTGCAGAAGCTGGCGGGCACAGGCAACGTGGTACGCCTGGTTTAAGAGTAACTTGGAATGTTTATCGTCACCAGTACTCTCGTAATAATCAGCCAGTTCCTTACAGTGCGTCTCGTCCAAACTATACCGATTGATGTCATCCAGTATTTTCTTACGGATAAACTGCAAAGTTTCCAGGCTTTGCCTTGGTTTGGGTGATTCCTTAAGAGCAAGACTCTCAATATCTTTAAAGGCGATAGTCTCCCCCTCCAAGGAAATCGAGCCTACCGAACCCAAAGGACTGTTTAATATTGTGTTGATGTTCGCCATAAGCTCTTCAGCCTCCCGATCATTATCATAGACAAACTCGTGCCAGGTGTTGTCTTTCAAGGCAATACACAGTATGCTGCTCATGATCGCTCTCCATGTGCCCACAAAACGAAGGCGTGGTTACTGGCCGGCTGGCAATCGTCGTAGTAAATGCCACAGTGGCCGGCGTCCAGCAAAGCCTTCTCGGTCGCCACAACGTGCTCAGGTCTTACTTTGAGCTCAGTTGAAATGTAAATCCACGCTTGACTGGTGCCTCGCCCGCGGCGAACAGCCACCTTCCCATAGGCTCCACCAAGCGTTTCAACCACCAGGCGTTTGTAGTCGGTCATATCATGTCCTTAAAGTCGGATGACATAGGAGGAGTATTGGTGTTAAGCGGCTCACGAAGTTCTACAAGAACAATGTGATCCAGGTTGTAGATCACATCATTATACTTCAAAACTCGCTGGGAGCTACTCATAAGTGCATCAAAATGAATAAAAAGAGCTTCGGCTTTTTCCTCAGTATCATTCTGGATGATAATTGACTCGCCGTTAACAAAACTAACAAATATGTCAGTCTTCATATTAATCCTCGAAAAGTGCGATAAATATGATGATGAGCACAACAAGTCCAATAAGTCCTGACATACTAATACCCCATATCCATTTCCTGGGCGTCTGCCACCAGTTTGTCCAAAGCAATGCTACGGAGCTGAGACGATAGATTGGCTCGGTAGTCCAACAAGTCTTCCAACCGGTGCTCCTGTACACACAGGATATCGGTATTAGTAGTAGTCATGATCGACTTCTGTACGTTGGCAATCTGAATATCAACTTGCTCCAGCTCTGACTGCAGCCTTTGTTCCTTCGATATCATCCAAAAGCTCCGCGGTAAAACAGGCGGTGAATCTTCTCTTCATTCTCCTCGTTACAGTCCTCCATGTCAACGGAGTCAATAACCGCCTGAATAGCGGCGTTCCATGTTTCAATGCACAGTGTGCCCTCACTAAGACCCATTTCAGGTAAAGGATGTAGCTCTGAGCTCCAGCCAGACTTCTCAGTCCAGAATTGTTGAAGCGGGTGTTTTGTATTTTCACTCATCACTCAGTTTCCGTCTTGGGTTGTGCCGCTGTTGCGGCGGTTTCTGATCCGAGCTGGAGAAAATCCTGATATTCGGGTGTTATTTCCAACTGAGTTGGGAATAACTAATACTGTTATGCGGACTCCCGCTCTCGCTTGATTTCCAGAATTGCCGACCTGACTGCATCCTCTGCATTCGGCCCTTTGCAATGCGTCATCGGCCAGCCGCCGGAACGGAACCTGTAACTATGCTGACCACCCATATCTGGACTGTGCATCTGCATTTGGCCGAAGAAGAACTCCAGCATGTCGGCTGCTTCATCCACATCGCCATCGTGACACTCGTCGTAATTGCGAAGCCGCATAACAATGCCGTGCAACGGAGCGGCGTCAGCGTCGTTTGATTTATTCATAGCTTTCCTTTCGCCGCCCGCTGACGGCTGACGTTATGCGGTCAAACTTGGAACAACAAAATCCATATCATCTAAAATGCAAGCCCAGTCTTCTACGATACCGCCGCAGTCCTGCTCAGCCAGTTCAATAAACGCATTGCCGGGCTTGTCCAAATACCAAACAACCTTGGTAACAGAAACTTCCTCTAGCCCACTGACGTAAACATAGTCACCGACACGAAATTGGACAGGGGAACTGAATGTCTTGTGAAATTCGAAATCTTGCCCATCAATCTTGCATGTCAAAATCATTTCGTAATTAAACGCATAACAATCGGCTGAACCCGAGTCGGATTCAAATTCAAGATCGTTAATTTGCTCAAAGTACAATTCAACGTCTACGCCCATTATTTACTCCTCAGTTTCCGTCGTGCCTTGTGCCGCTGTTGCGGCGGTTTCTGAAAGCAATGCCCGTTTACGCCACGATGCCGTTAGGGGAAGCATCAAACCTGCTCCGATCATCAACCCGTGATGGAATCGTGGTCCTTCTACAATCAAAAGCATTGCACCTACGAAAACCAGTCCAATACTGGCCACGAATGTTTCAGTTGTTTCTTTTTTCAGTTCTTCCGTTTCACTCACTGCAACTCCCTTCTGACCCGTTCGATCAGGTCGGCGTAGTGTTCGTTGATTTCTTCAATGCTAGAGAACCCAAGCGTTGACATTGCGATATCCCGCTGCCTACAGTCTTGTAAAATCTCCACAACTTCCTCGCACAACTGGCGACGACGTTGGGCATCCTCATCGGTCGGGACAACTCGCTTGCAACTCTTGCAGACCGTGATGACCTTTGCAGTGCCGTTTTTGAATGCTTCGAAAGTCCGTTCCGCACTCGCCATGATTCGTCCGTGGCCCGCTCTTGTAAGGCATCGATGCCAAGGACCGGCTACATCGCCGCAGGTTTTGCATTTCTTAGTCATTTGTTCCCCTCGCCTGACTGATTCAGAATCGCCAACAATCCGCACCATACCATGTTGACGAACGATTGATCGTCGTGGTTGACCAAGTACGAGACGTACCATCCGATAGTGCAGAACAACATCAACACGGCCAAGTATGGTCGCAGGATTAACAGCTTCCTCATCCGTTCCCCTCCGCTTTCTCGATTGCTGCCGTTAGTTGGTTTTTGACTGATTCCAAGTCAGTCCCGTCAATGTCTGACCATTCAGCCATGTTTTCGAAATAGTTCCTTGCCGCTTTGCACGCCGCCAACAGGTCGGGAGAGGCAAACAAAAGACTGGCAATCTGCTTTCCGTATTCCGGGTCGGAATAGGCCAAGCGGGCTGCAACGATACGAGAATCAAGCTCATCAACTGGACCCTCCGCAATAATGAAATCACCATCATCAAACAGCTTCATTTCCCATTCGGGCGTGTGTTTCGCTTCACTCATCGGCTTCCCCTTTCTTCTCTAGTAAATGATCCCACGGCCCTGGCCTTGATGGTGCCCAATTGTCATCCGCCATGATTCTGGACGTCTTCCTGTGAATCAGCTCAATCAGAACTTCAATCGGCAGGCTTTCAATTGCTTTTTCGAAGGCGTACGGATCATCACGACGATTTGCCTCGAAGCAAATGTAGCGGGCATTCTCCATTGCTTCCTCGTAACGTGATTCCACTAGAGCTTTGCGTTTTTCGATTGACTCTCGTACGTCCGCTTTCGTCTTCTCGATTCGGGCTTCACTCATCGGCTGACTCCTGTCCTGTTTTCATTTCAATGATTCGGGTTCGTTCCTTCTGGATGCAGTCGTAGCAAACCGGAGAATCAAACAGGCCGCTGAGTTTTAACACCTTCCGTTCACCGCACTTCGTACACCACCCACTAATTCCTTGTTTAGTCGTCATCGGCTGACTCCTCTGTCCGCTCATCACTTCCACCTCCACACTTCACCTTCGTTACTCGTCTTCGTCTTCTTCGGACGCCGACCGCTCTGCAACTATTTCCGAAACAAAACCAATCGAGTTGTCATCGTCGTCGATCAACTCAATGTCATCGAATTTGATTTCAACGTGGTAATCAGGATAGTCTTGGCTAACCGATTCAATATCAGCACTCATCGTTGACGTACCGTTAATCAAAACTTCCGCACCGCTGGGAAACTTCGATAGCTTCTCCATTAATTCGTAAACTCGCATCTTTTACTCTCCATCTTTCAAGTTAAAGGTTTACCCGGTGTACTCCGCATACACAAGGTAGGGTTAACAACTAGGTCACTCTTGTTCCAGAATCAACTTGTACCCCGGTGGGAGCAACATAAGCTGAATTGTGTCATCTCTCCGAACAGTTTTGATAGTTTGCCCCACTTTGTTGCCGCTGTTAGGTTCCGGATGCAAACAAATCAAGTGTTTTGTATTGCTATCTTCCTCCACTGGAAGAACAACATTGCCTTGATACAAATACAAAACACCAGGATAAATGCGAATCGGAGCATAGGACTGCTCTGCGTAAGTGAAAAACTCTTTAGAAATCATCCGAGAATAATTCTCCATAAAATGAAACCAATTAAGCCGCCAAAAGCCATTCCAACTAGAACTGCGAAGACAACGAAAAAAATCAACAAGCTACAAGCCATTTCTAAAAGCCAGGAAGTTATGTCTCGATAGTCGTTACTAAGCATAAGAAAGCCACTTTTACTATGTTACTAGGATCTCAATCCGACTGTCTTTCAGAATGCGGCGAATGCCATTGTCGTAGTATTCCATGATAAACTGGTGATCTTCCCAGCCCACTAAAGTCCCTTTATACTTTCCAATCTGAGCCGGAATTGGAGTTTCGTCTGAAATAAACTTCAGGTCATCCAGAATGGCTTGTCTCCAAAAAGGCTTACGAGTCACAATAAATAACATCGTAGTTGAGGGACAGGAATCCATCCAAATCTTGACTACGTAGCCATGAATGTAGTGTTCACCTGGTTGTGCCTGGCGATAGTCCTCAATTTGATATCCCTTAGGGACTAAAACGGTAACTGAGGTTTCAACAGGCACACATTGAGATCTAGCGGTGGTTGGCATCTATCTTTGTTCCTAGTTCGTGTTCCGCCCACTCCAAAAGGGAGCAGGCAATTGAGTTTGTCCTGTCATTGTCCTCGATTGCCTGGGCTATGTCAAGACATATTCCAGAAAGTCTAGACTTTACCTCTTGAAATCTGGAATTTGCCCTCAGCCGCGGAATCCTCAGCATAGCCAGGCGGCTCAGAGCTGATATTTGATACTCTGTCATTTTAAAGTGATTGGAGCACATTAAAATAATCCGCCTTTTATTTTAAAGCTCAAGAGGTTTGAAGGAATCAACTATTGGTTTTGCAGGCACTTCGATAATGACAATTCGGTAAGACAAATGCTCTTTTTTAGCTGCTTCTACTTTGTTTTCCCATCCACCAAAATTCTCATCTAGGGCCTGTTCATCCCAAGTATCGTACAGCCAGGGTCCCTCAGATGGATCGTCTTGAACCCAGATCGTGTGAAGTTTCATAGATTATTCCTTAGTTTCCGGCACTGGTTTCGGTGTTCTGGTGCCATCTGCAAACGCTCTCTGTGTAGCGTTCTTCATGGTGACTAGATCGTCCAGAGTGATGTTATAATGCTTTTCGGTGTACCCCTCAATAGCACCTATTAGGTCTGACAGCTCAACAAGCAACATAACAGGATTTTGCTGACGTAAGGCATCTTGAAACTCCTCGAATTCCTCGCGGATCTTGGAGGCTTCTCCATGAATTCCAGGAACAATTTCACTTCTATGATAACCCATCACAACTCCTCAAATTTGAAAACCGTGGTTCTGCAATCCCAGTACCGTAAATCCAACTCAAATGCCTGTGGTGTCGAATGCCATACGAGCCTAATTCAACACCAAGTGGCCCAATGATGTCGATTGATGTTCCACTCGTCTTTAAGGTTTCTAGTTCTACACCATCCCAAACTAGTTCAAAGAACTCCATTGCATCTTCGACCATTTTCTCAAGAACACTATTTAAAGTATTTCCTACAATGATGAGTTCGGTCTTCATGAAGTTCTTCTGATGTAGAACATCGTGGGATTCCTGTCGGAAACATGGGGTAGTTGTCACGTATTTACCCCAAGGAAGGTAACCCTTACTCAGTTGGTAGAGAAAACCTTGCTCTCCAGAGCCGATCAAACACTTTCCATCCTCATGCTCCAGCTTTAGAGGTGTCACGTCTTCGGGACAAGTGATTTCCATGATCTGCTGGGTAACAGTCCAAGGAACTTGTACCTTGGTGAAGCCTTTGTCTCTCCACCAGTTCTCGCAATCATTAATTAGTTGGTAGTCGATCATGTGTTATGTCCTTCGGAACAAAACCTAACAAGCTGTTAAAAACCAAAAGGCCCAAAAATACTTTTGCGAGTACTCGTAGGTCTGAGAAGTAGAGGTCCAGTATTGCTAGAAGACAAACCACAAGGTAGACCCAGAACAAAATCCAAGAGACTCGTTTCATTAGTATTTTCTAACCTCCCATATCAGAGTGTTTCTACCAGGAGTATCACCAAGACAATAGCGGTACACGCTGAATTCCACAATGTGGTCGGGATAGTCCTCCAGAAGCTGCATTAGGTCGTGGTAGCTTCCCTCTGTACAATGGTTTCGTAGGGTGTGGACCACCTGTAGACCACTGCAGTACTGTTGATGTTTCATAGCGACACGCATTCGATCTTTGACCGTGCTATAACACAGATCGTAGTGTCCTACGGATTGCTGAAGTTCTCCCTGCAGAATTAAATCTTCGTCAGGTGCTGCTTCCCCAAAGTAGAATAATTCCCTGGAGGCTCCCTGGGAGACCATAGCAGAGACTCTTTCTGCTACGTCAGATCGGGCAACACCATACACCATGAATTTAGATTCTTGGATTTTATATCTAATGCCAACAAGTGGACAATCAATTTCATTGATATTTTCCCAGACTCGCAGGCGATTACCGAATTCGCCTTTTTGCCAACGTCGTAGGAAGTCAGATTTGGTCCGAACGTCTTTTTTCTTCATCTTGCAACCTATGTCTTTCACCCAGACTACACGCAAAGTCCATCAAAGAAAACACGGCAATTAGTAAAAGTGTGAAAGGCCAGAGGAACCCTCCAAGCATAAGTAGTATACCAGTGTCTGGTCCTATTTCTTTCTTATACCGTGCCAGGATATAAAACAAAATGGGATACCAGGCAAGAAATCCAATTAGTAATACCCATCCAATAATGATATCTACCATGATTGAGGACTTCCTGATTTTGGCTCAAGCGTGTAGTATTCAATCATCGAACTGTCAAAGGGAAGGTGCATTTCTCGTTCCCAGATCTCAATAGTTAGCATTCCTTTATGGATGTTCAAGATCTTTCTGGGAGACAAGCGAAATCCATCAGTAGGGCGTAGCTGAACATAGACAGCCTTATGTGAATGAAACAAACTAACTAACTGATTCAAACGAGCGGCGTTAAATTCAGCTTCCCTCCATGTAGAGTATTCACCCCAAGTAATGTTGCAGTCGCTCCAGACTTGGAATACAAATCCTTTCACTTCACTAGGTTCCGTTTCCGGTCCTTCCCCAAACTCATTCAAAGGCATGGGGTATACGTAAAACTCATTTATCTTTGGGTTGTCAGACATTCATAAAACACCTTGTAGTGGCGACCTATATACATCGTATGATAACCACGACGGTAGATCATAGTTTTTCTCATCTCGTGTGCGATTTGCATGTAGTGCCAAGATCTCCAGCCAGGGATAATCTTGTCATCTACTCGCTCAACAAAGTCAATAATGTCATCTACTTCTCCACGTATCTCCATGTAGTTAGGAGAAATCCTTTTCAGATGAACCTTAGGCAACTGATAGTCAGGCCATGGTGCATCGTAAAGCATGGACACGAGTAGAAGAAATACAATCAAAAGCGTACCCCATTTTTATACAGAAAGGCTTCGACATCTGTATCCTTTAGTTGTGCAATGTAAGACGCGGCTGCCTGTTTGCCGGCAGAGGCATCATAGATGTCCTTCATTCGCCTAGCAAGATACTCATACGTTCCGCTAACACCATAGTCGTCAAACTTAGTCAATACAATGTAGGCACAGTATGCCGACATCTCAATCATACTCGTGATGGAATCTGCCCGATCAACAAGTTTCTCAGAATTGCGGAGAAGGCATCCATTTTGATAAGCAGACCATTCGTCAAATAAATACAGAGGTCTGTCATTCCAACTACGAGCCTGGTTGACAACGTAAAGTTGGTAGATGTTTCCACGGAGTTGAGCAGGAATCTGCGGAGCAATTGACCGCAGATCAAAGTCTGGCTCATCAGTAATCAAAGCCTTGCCGTCATACAAGTAAAAGCAATTAACCTTACCTCGGTTCGCATACTTGTTGCGAAGCCTGGAGTTAAGTCCATGTGTGGTCTCATGAGCGTATGTAACAGGAGCGGAGTCACGGTATGGGTGATTCCTTGGCATACGTTCTTCCAAGTCCTTAATCAGTCGCATGGGGTGGCTGGCGGATCGCTCAGCAGGTACGTCAATTATCTCGTACATCAGTAGGATCCTCAATAAACATGTCCAGTTGGGCTTGCTTGGCATTTGACAGAGCTTCCCAGGCATCCAAACCCCGTTGGAAGATGGTGTCTAACTTGTCAATGTTATCACAAGCCTCCAATTCTTTCAAAGCAAGCTGAACTTCGTTGGCTGCAATACGAACTACATCTAATCCCATGGTTACTTTCCAAATTGATGGCGGTAGGTTGAAACAGGTCCTTGGCAGTATAGACAAAAAGCTGTTGCTACAGTACAGGCTTGTTCGGGTGTGTTATTCAGGTACATGGCTGCTAAGGCAAAATCACGCCCGCTCCCAATACAAGAATACTCAGGAACTACAAATACGGAAGTTGCTTCAAAGCATTCGAACAAATTGGTACCATGAGCTATTAGAAAATCTGATTTGCACTGGTAATTTGAATCGAGCTTCCGCATCCAGCGAACAAAATCTGTCATGTACTCAGAAATAGAGTACTCATTTACGTTGGTTCCTACTCCATGGCTCTCAGAATACTTGTGGAGCCATTGGAGATCCGATAACAGACCGGCTCCTCCGATAGTCATCTCACCGGAAGTGAAAATTTTCTTGGCTTGGAGGTTTGGTGGCGTTGTTTTTCGATTACCCCGGGTTACCTGGCTATCACACGAGAACAAAATACAGTCTGAATACTTGCGAGCAGCTACAATTGTCATATTTTTCTTCAGATTTCGTTGGGAGTTGTTAAAAAGTCCTGACTTTTTTGGTCATTCAGGAAAATATCCAGATTTGTGAGGCGAGCGACCCATAAAGGGCGGCTTGAATTCCAAGGTTGCTCGAACAAATGGGCGTTACCTAGACCTTTGTCGAATTTTTGACAATTTTCAGGCTTATCATCAACCAAAATCGTCCCAGGTTGGGATAAATACTCTTTGTAATGCCCGATGTTGTAGTTTCGTGAAGATTTTTCCATGAATCCATGGTCAATTAACCAGTGAACCTTCTGGGAAGCACATTTTGGATCCTGATTTGGGGATGTGGCGAAGATAATCTTGTATCCACTTTCTTCAATCCGGTTTATCACCCTATTTGCCCAAGGGTATGGCTTTAATTTACGCCAAAATGTGCCGTTCTCAGTCGGTCCAAACAGATCGTTGTCTGTCATTCCTAGTTGACGATGAAAATTCCAACAAGTCCAGTCATCATGGTGGATATTTAGTCCATGAAAGTCGATCAATCCTTGGACAAAGTTGCAAATGATGCCGTCTAGGTCCAAAAAACACACTTTATTCACTCAAAATCTCCTCTATTGCGGAGTGCCAACGTTGAAAAACGGCCCGAGCATACCCTGTATAAGGCCAAGAAATCAGCATTTCTAGCTCTTCCTTAATGCCTTCAAGCAACTTTCTGGAAGAATCACTCATCAGAATCGTCCTCAAATTGCTCAAGATCCTCTGTGGGCTCTTCATCCCAGACAAAACACTGCTTACACCATGGATTGTTTTCCTCATCAAAGACTGGTTCGCAGGTTTCTCGCCCGCAGCCTTCGCAAGTTTCACATTGCTCCACCAAATCCAAGTATTCTTCGTCCATTTTTTCCTCTGGGTAAATCTGTTCTCGTACTTCAGTCATTATTTGACTCAACCGAAGGTTGATTAGTACCAATGTATCATAATCCTGGCTCTCAAGCAAGTAGTTAAGGTGATCCAGGATTATCCTTTTCGATTTTGTCACACAATTGCCTCATACTTAGTAGTTGGGAGTGCATGTGGTTGTGGGCCTGCCTGAACTCTTCAGGAAGATCATGGTATCCCTCAGGCTCGTCAATGACTATATGATTCAAGGAAGCCAAAGTGTGGATCAACGAACTTTTGAAGCCGGAATATGCCTCTTCGGCTTCTGTTGGGTTACGCTCTGTCATTTTTTGTATTCCTTGTTTCGAGGTTTAGTGCTGCGAAACGCTGGGCATTCAGAGCACTTCTGATAGTAAAAGATTCCATCAGGTGTTATCAGTGGAAATCCGAATGTCACCCAATTATGTTTACACTTCGAGTGATTCAATATCGACTATCCCTTTATCTAGTTGCCCGGTTTCATACGCTAAAAACTTAGGAAACTTGTATTTTAACACAAGAGGCCCTGGGTATCCATCAACTCGTACGCAAAAACCCTCGTCAACTTTTTTGACGGGAAGAAATCCTGGATAGTAATCATTCAAACGTGTATCTGAACGGGAATCCATGAACATTTCAATCCATTCAAGGTTTGCCTCCGGACATGTAATAGTGGGCACAATAGACAGTCCGTTATGAGAGCAAAACTGAGTAACTTGGTCCCAAGATAAGTCAATCGCGAGACCGTTGTCTGTAATATGAACTACACGATAGACGAAAAATCCAGATTCACCAGGTTTGAACCCGTAATCAAAGCCCGCCTGGATCTCTTTTTTTCCATAGTACCCAACAATCTCACCGTAAACGATAAAGTCCTTAGGTATTTTACCAACGAGTTTCTTACGCCAGTACTCCCAAACATTTCCAGACTCATCGGAGTGCCATTTTGGTACTTTTCCGATATTTGGTAGGAAATCAACCTTTCGACTGCCAGCAATAAATTTGTATTCTTTCGATTCAACAGAAACACCAAAGAATGAGGCAATGCGGTCTCGAATCCGGGCAGCTTTACTCACCTTTACGTTACCGAATCTAGCGGAGGTTCCATGCAGTTTCTGGCTCACATAGTAGGTGCCAACCTCAGGCAAAAATTTCTTGTTTTTGTGGTAGTTGCTGGTGTCGAAATGCTTTGGAAAATGCTCTGTTGTCGCTCGAAGTACTTTAGTACCCTTACCTTTTCTGGATTTTCCTCCAAGACCTGACGAATTCTGAGGCACTTGGTACTTTTTAACTAGCTCATGTCCAGAAATGTAGTTAAATCGCGTTCCAATTGGAAGATCTTTAGCCTCTGGAAGAGAATCCGCTGGCAAAATAAGTGCAGATGAGATTACCCCCTTCATTTTTAAGGCCTTAACACGTCTAGTAGGCTCAAAATACCCCTTTTCCTCAGTGTTTTTGTTCAGATTGTTGTCTCGAAACAGGTTGTTTTCGTGACAAAATTTCTCTGAAATTTGTGATTCTGCAGTGAAAAACAAGCATTTTTCGCCAGGATTCATCGTTTTTGGGACTAATGCTGTGTATCCATAGAGATAAACTGCTCCCAGATTATCGAAGCCTTCGACGGTCTCAATAACCGGCAGTTCAATGATCTCGCAGCAATAATTCTCGTTGGTCAATGACGTTTTCATACAGACATGTTTCCTTTAATTTTTGGGTGACTTTTATATCCGACCAATTCTAGGTCTGAGAACTCAATGTTCAGGAATGTTTCGAGAGGGTCGTTATACTTTTTGGCGTTGATAAATAGTCCTGGAGGCTCATAGTGCTCCCGAGACAGCTGCTCAGTAATCAGTGGAATGTGATCATTGTAAATATGAGTGTCGCCTATGATATAGACAATACTATGTGGATCCAAACCAGTAGAAAAAGCAACCATGTTGAGAAGCAACGCATAGTGACTCAAGTTAATTGGCAGACCCAAGAAAACATCAGCAGATCGCTGGTACGTCTGCATCCTGAGTTGTCCAAACTTTGTAACGTAGAACTGAATCACCAAACCATGGCATGGCGGTAGCGTAAGGTCGGGCACACTACCTGGATTCCATGTAGACATGATGTGACGACGGCTCGTCGTATTTTCGGTCAGAGACCTTAGAACGCCACCCAGTTGGTCGTGGGTGATGCCAGGATATTGGTAGTCCGGAAAAGTACGCAGGTTCTTTCCATAGGAATGACCAATATCGCCAGATTCGTCGGCAAATGGCTTCCACCAGTGCTGAATATGCTTCGGCAAGTCTGAAACTTTTGTGCTTCCACTATAGAACCACTTCAGCTCATCGTAGACCGCCTTAAAACTGATGTACTTTGTCGTCAGAATAGGAAATTCTGTTGGGCGGGCAAGGTAAAACAGTCGTGTTCCAAATCGCCGGCGAGTGCCGGTACCAGTGCGGTCCTCTGAGTCTTCGCCATACTCAAGGATCCCATCAGCTAAGTGATAATAGTGATCATCTAAAGACATAGTTGCATTTCCTCTTCAACAATTCCTTCGCTGGGCCAATAGGAGATGTATACACCAACTCCCATTTCTGTGTTGTTCACTTCCACACATTCATTTTCGTCTAGCTTTCTCATAATTGGAAAACGGCTGCGGAAAAAATCAAGTCCGTGTTGTTCTTTCAGGTAATCCCAAGCCTCATATTCATTGAAGGCTACGATGAATATCTGATCGCGACCGGCAAAACCGGAAACCATAAAAAGATCCATAATTAACCTTGTAGGAAGTCCTTTGCAACTTTGTCAACTGCTGTATACAAATCAGACAATGATCCGTCGTTCACTATCTTGTAGTCGAAGCGATAGACATAATCGCGGGAATCATTCTCAAACGTCTTTCCAGGTCTCTCCAGGCGAACAATACAGATCTCATTCGCGGAGTATCTCTCATCTAAGTATTTGAGCTCACGGTCAAACCCCATATCTGAGATTGAAAATAACCTGTGACTATGTTTTGTCACATTCTCGTGCCACTGTTCGATCCAGTAGTTTTTCCCATGCCGGGGAATAGCTACCTTCTCGGAGTAGTTGATCAACATGTCTCGAAATGACAGTCCATTAAAAATGGGTTCGTCTTTACCAGCTTCCCGATAATAATCTGTCTGTTCTTTACTGAGCCCAAGAGTTTTTGCTACCGCCTCAACCAGAGGATCCGCAATCTTAGTTGGCATGAAACTATGGAGACCCATAAGGATCCGGCAACATTCATCTTTGCCTGATCTTGGAGGACCGTTGAAAATAATTGTCTTCATAAATACTCCGAACAAAAGTAAAGGCCACAGGGAAATCCCTGAGGCCTCATTGTAGCACTAGGTTAGTTTGACGTCAAGACTGCTTGTCTGGTTTTACCAAGAAACGAGGACGTTTCTTGATTTTCTGGATTTCAACAGTGGGGTGGGAAATCTCCATGAGATACTCGTCCTCACCCTGGCACTTCTCAACTAGGATAAGACCACACGCTGAGAAGAACAGTCGCTCCCACGGTCGGGTTTCATTGATTACTGCAGAAACTCTACAACTGACATGGGTGTGCCGGGCTTTCACTATTAATGAGTTAACCATGGCATACCCGTATCCCTTGCGATGTTTAGTTGAATGAACGGCAATACGGATGATCTGAATATCTTGAGTCCCAGGCTCCGAAGAGTAGATGCAATGACCTACAACTTCGTTGTCAACTTCAACAACTATGTGTTTGAAGTCTAGCTGGGTTATCTTGTCCAGAATATCAGGCGAGTACGCTGCTACCTTAGGCAATGAGTTCTCGATTGCTTTAATTGCGGCTTCATCACTAGCCTGGGCAAATCTCAAAAGAATCATAGATACCTCTTTACGCAGGGAATCGCATCAACTACTGTGAAGTCTTCACTATAATGCCGTGCTTCAAAAGTCTTGCATAGCCTCTTAAGCTCTGCCTGAAACTCAACTAGTTTTACGCAAGCATTCTTGAGACCTTTGATCCCTTGAAGCTTAAGTTTTTCCTCGTCAAGTTTCATACGACCTTTGAGTTCTCGAAGTTTGGAGTCAATAGACTTTTTATCGTCTCTTCGACCTTCCGCCTTGGCATCTTCTGACTGTTGTTTTAACAGGTCGATTTTATTCTGAAGTTCCGAAAATCGATATTGCCAGAACTCAATATCAAGATCAGGGAAATCACTCTGGATCTTGTATAGTTTCTTGGCATAATCGGTTACTTTTTCGTAGTGAACCAGAATCTCATCAATCAACTCAGTATCATCAACCAGTCTCTGGGCGAAAACTCTGGAGATTATGCAGTCCGCGTCCTTTAGTTTTGTCATCGATCACAAACTTTACTCTTGTATTGGAGATTCCGTAAATGGTCCCAAGTGTGTTACACTCTAACCACCACTTAAAGTCACCATAGAAGTCAAGCCAATCTTTATCAGAAATACCACCTCGGTATTCCTTTGGGATCTCAGCTACTTTGAAGGTGTCGAGGTCAATCGAAACCAGGTGGCGATAAGCCTTAATTTCCAATGGAGGTTGTAATTCATCAGGTGTATATCCATTTTCGTCTGGCACCATGATGCTGTTTGGTACTTTCTTCACTTTGCTGTTGGGATCATTCCAGTGAATAATTCTCAGTTTCTGAAAGTATTGTAAACAATCTGGTGGGATAGGTCCAGTAGGTCCATTGTAAAATGGCCAAGAAGGCAGAGTAAAGTTCTTGCGTACCTCAGGAGAAATCGGCTCCAGAGAGTAGAATTTACACATTCTAAGCATTTTGAGCTCCGCGGGTGTACTGTTTAAGTTCACCAGTAGAATTGGTTAAACGGTTGATTTGAGCCTTGGCTTCGCAACGGGAATCATTGGTCTTGATGATTTCTAAAGCCGTCTTAGCAATAGTGTCTCGATCAATAACTGATCTGATCTGATCTTCTAGTTCCCAGAGCAGTTCGTTGTAATGATTCAAAAGAGTCACCTGTTCAGACAACTCCTCCCAGTTACGAAGGTGACGCACAGCCTCTTTAAGATCTCCCAAATACTCAAGTTGGTTTTGGCTGAGACCTTTTCGTTTTCGGCGGATAGTAAGGATAGAGATCCTGTCTAGAATCTCGCCGACAGGCATAGGTACGGAAAGCATGGCTCGGTCTTTCTAGTTAGTCAAGGATGGAAGGTTTTCTTTTTCAGACAGGCGATGTCGGCACCAGGCACCACAGTCGTTACACACGTACTGCTTGTACCTACGAGTTCTAGTGTGCTTATACCCACGCTGCTGTACGTTTTCAGAACCACAGTTGGTACAACACATGTTTTCGAAGTGCAGACCCATGTTTGGGTGACCTTGGATGAACGGACGTAGTTTTACGTAAACGTCTTCCAGAAGCTGGACGTCCTGAATGTTGTAGTCTTTCATCAACTTCCAGGCAGACGGGTCACCTTGCATACAACGCTTCCACAAGTCAAAACCTGTGTGAGGTAGTTTTTTACCTACTTCTAGTACTTGTCCAAGATCGTTAAGACGATTGGAGTCAAACTTGAAGAAGGTTCTGGCAACCTTAAGAGTGTCAATTACCAAGTAAGGGCTCGGTGGAGCAATTCCATGAACAGCCATTCTAGCGTTAGTTCTAGGGATATCAAAAGCTTTTCCATTGTGGGCAATTACGATGTCTGCTTCGTCCAAGAGATTTCTTAATTCAAGAACAACAGCATAATCGTCTGAAGGATCGTCATCATACAGCTCATAGTCAGGAAGGCCGGCAAAGTATACTTTCTTTTCACCAAACCATTTCCAGGCTACTGACATAAGTTTGACATTCTCCAAAACCTCCAAAGCGTTTGCTTTCCAGACAGTCCATGAATGGATAGTCATAGGTCTTGTCTCAATATCAAACAAGAGAATCTTAGGCTTACTCATTAAAGATCTCGCTCGAAGTTGATACGTTGATAAATCATGATCGATGTCATCTGATGTTGGGTGAGTTCATCGATTTCTTCTGGAGTCTTTTCAGTCGAATGAACGTCCAATACCAACTGCTGGGTAGCAATGCAGTAATTCTGTTCATACATAACAACAAAGATTCCTCGTTTCTTGAGGTCCTCCACTTGAGTGTGTTTAACTGGAAAGTAGAGAGTCTGGTTTTCTACTTCAGTAAATTTTATTCCAGCTTCTGCTAAAGAATCTTTGATGCTGGAAAAAACATGATCACAGTCAATAAACTGCCTTTGTCTACGATTG